ACCAGCATTACTTATCTTACCTTTAAGTCCTTGAGCAGCAAGAATCAGTCCGACCATTCTGCCGATACCTGAACCTTCATCTGCGCCTTGTCCAGACTCTTCATCTTCAAAGTATTGATCAATCTCAGATCCATCTACAGCACGCCCAATACCATTAGCTCTTCTTTTGCCATCTTTGATAAGAGTAGATAATCCCTTAATTTGAGATTTTACTTCACCCTTCATCTTATATGGCTTTATAGGATCAGTATGATTACCAAGATTATAAAGATTCAGCATGATGTTTTCCATCATTCCCTGAATATTTGTCTTGTAATTCTTCTCCTGCTCAGCTGGATCTTCTAAGAATTTAGAATTCTTTCGCTCATTAGCAATCTGGTCTTTGAGTAAACCAATATTAGCATCTGTTACATCGATACCATATGCCTGCTTAAACAGATCATGTGATGCCTTTTCATCGAATGTTGCTTTATTATTCTTTGCGATAGCTGCTCTAGTCTTTGAATACTCCTGACCAATTCTCTTAGCTGCAGATTTATCTCCAAGAGATCCACCAATCTGCTTCATTAACTTATCAGCTTCTTCAAAGTTACCTTGATTCAGAAGTTTTCCAAGCTTTTCCTGAGTCTTAGGATCTACTATAGGCTCACCATTCTCAGTCATACTTCTATACAGAGAATTTGTAGCTTTCTTATTGGCAAATTTATTAGCAGCTTCTCCACCCTTAAGCATACCAAGAGCTTCTTGAAGCATATCGAGATCTTCAGTAGTTTCAGCGCTAGCTAAGAGTCTATCAAAGTTAGCATATTGTCTACCACCAATGATGTGCTCATTAGCTCTTTTGTTTAAACGCTCATCAGCAAATAAATTACGAGCTTCACCATCAGTATAGTTCTTATCATATACGCCATAACCTTTTTTGAGATTACGTCTCTGAATCTTTTTATTAGCTTTACCAAGAACAGCACCAGCAACAGTTACTGGGGCTTTGATAAGCTTTTCTGATCCACGAACAATCTTACCAACAATTCCTTTGCTGCCTCTAGCAGCTTTAGCTTTACCAACTAATAAATTCTTAAGCATTCCACCAATCTTACCAGCTAATGTAGTAAGATGACCCTTAACATTGTTTCCAAGGTTACGGAAGATACTATCAATATTCTTAATAATCTTCTCATGGATCTGTCCAGCGAGTCCCTTGTCTTCCTTACCATCACCAAATAAGAATTTCTGGAAGTTGCTAGATGTTGATAAGAATCCTAAGCCGGCACCAAACATAAGATTTGGAAGCATACCAAATGGACCAGCGATTGCCATGCCCATCATACCAGCGCCAATATTAGGTGCTATCTTCTTAATCTTTTCTTGGAGTTCCTTAGGAATTGCACCATCTTTACCCTTCTCAGCATTACCAAATAAGAATTCTTTAGCAGTTTCTGAAGAACGAATATATCCAGCAGCTGATCCAAGTAATGCACCCATTACAGGAGATCCCATGAATACTGTTCCTAATACACCACCAAGAGAAGCACCAGCAGCAACATCTTCTAACTGATGAGTTAAGAATTGTGCTATTGGTTTCTCGTAGTTACCCTTTTCATCTGGTTCTCCAAATAATGCTTTTCGAACAGATTCGGAGTTCTTAATTAATCCAATACCAGCACCTACAGCAGCACCAGCTAAAGGACCAACTAATGCACCAGTTAACAGAGATACTCCACCACCAGCAATTGCACCAACAAGCATATTTCCAGTATTATCTTTAGCTTCAGAGAATACTGTCTGGATCTTGTCCATTACAACTTTACGATCTTTTTCCTGATCTTCCTTAGAAGTTCCAAGACAAGCATTAATAAAGTTTACAACACCACTAGACAGTGTACTAGCAGCAGCACCAATATTACCAACAACACCCTGACCGATTCCACCTTTGAATCGATTTTCTTTGAAGTTATTTACAGCATCCTTGGCAGCTTGTGCTTTACCCTTAAGATCAAGATTATAAAGATTCTGTCTAGCCTTTTCTGCAACATCATTACCAACACCAACAGCATATTCAGCAAAAGTAATCTCTTGCTCTTTTCCTGTCTTCTTGTTGGTTCTAACGTATACTTCTTCACCATTAGCATCTAAACCAATTGTGTATGTGTAGTTCTGGATATTGCGACTAATCTTTTTCTTTAAACCTTTTACAATATTAGAAACACCTTTAATTGGACTAGATCCACGATCTTTTCCAACTTCACCACCATCTGCAAAAGCTCCAAAGAATTTAGAGATAGCTCGATTCTCTTTACGATACTGATCTCTTTTATTCACTCTACCATGATAGAATGGATTATATTCTGCAGGGATGATTAACTCTCCTTCAGAAACTGCAGCAATACCAGTACGTGTAATCTTTCGACCATTTGCAGCATTACCCTGGAATATTGAGTTAATGAAACTTTCACTAGTTCCAAACTCTTGAGCTCTGGCAGCAGCTTCATTAGCTTGCCGCTTAGCAGCTTTTGCTTCTTTACGTCTCTGCCAGTTATTCTCTCCAAAGAACATGCGACCGATATGATCACCAAGCTTTGTAGCAATATTACTCATACCAGCATCAAGCTGATTACGAATTGTTGAGAAGAATGTTCCTTGCTTTTCTCCATCTGGATCAAAGAAATCATGGATACCATCTAACACAGTATCAAGAATTCCACCTCTACCTTGACCACCCCAGAAGATACTAGTAATTCCATCTGTCATCTTATTGATAAGACCAGTGAGTGCAGATAATGGATTTTTTGCAAGTTCTTGCATTTTTCCAACAGTTTTACCAACGCCTCTACCAATAGCAGACTTTTCAAGTTTAACCTTCTTCTGTTTAATTTGCTCTTTAACTTGAGCAGCCTGAACTCTACCAAGATTTCCAGAAGTTAATTGTTTCTCTAATTCTGCTAACTCTATTTCTTCATCAGACATATCATCATATTCAAACTCTTTTCTAAGAGAATTACGATATGATGAATCATTCATATTACCAGCAGACATATTAGCATCTTTTTCTTGCTGCTTAATATCGATCTTCTGAATCTCATCCTTAATGGAATTAAGATCGATCTTATTTACATTATTAGTCTTTCCACCAATAAAGCTCATATTAGAAGCAAGAATAAGAGTATTGTAATAGATACCCTTAAGATACATATTAGCTTGCTCTTGATACTTGGCACCAGTAAAGTCTGAACCGTTATCTAGTGTACGATATATTCCACCGTTTGCCTCATGAGCCTGCATACGGTTACCCTGCGCAGTTCTCTCACGCATTGCAGCAACCCTTAGAGCATTTGCAGATCCCCTTCCAGATTGTTTTAGGGTTTTCAATATAATATTAGCAGCTTCTGCACTAATACCATGAGCTCTACGATAATTTGAATTCTTTAATTCAACTTCAATATTATCAAGAATCCATCCCTGAACAGCAGCATTATGGAAGAACATATCAACTTCATTTTCGATACGATCTTTGTCTTTATTCTGGCTCATAGATGCATTATATAATGCTTCTTTACGAATTCTACCACCGGCAGCTTCACCCATCCTCATCATATCGTAATCTTTACGACGTTTGACTTTGCCCAGATTAATGAATCTACCATTCTTATAATCATATCTTATTTCATCATTACCAGTAAGACCAGTCATCTGTCCGTAGATCTTAAACAGCATTGTAGGAATTACTTCTATCAATGACTGTCTAGCGATACCATCCCATTGAACTGGACCTTTCTCATAATTTGAAGTATTGATCTTAGTCTTAAATCCATCTTGTGGTAAAAAGAGTTTACTCAATAATTCAGCAATACCACCACGTTTTTTGGCTCCTCTTGCAAAGGATGCCATACCAACTTGCAGTGAATCAATTAATGCTGTATTCAATTCTGAAAATGCATCTTTAAGTGTACTTGGTAACAGTCCCTTCATTAACCATGTACCAAGTTCTCTACCGATTCCTCTAGGTGTAGTTCTAGTACTACTAATACCAGATCTTCTCATACCACTAGCTTCTTTAGCTCCAGATATAACTTCAGAGAATAAATGTCCAAACTCTTGCCAGTTTGCTTTAACCATATCGTAGTATTCTGCACCACCGCTGATATTACCGAACTTGTTTCCTCGTCCAGAATATCTACCAGTAGGTGCATAACTATGAGTATTCTTTTCAATCTGAGCTAATGTTGCTTCGATGTTCTGTAATGACTTTGAAGTATTGGTAAAGAATACTGAAGAATTCTGTATATGCTGTGTGATTGGTTCGCCCAATCTAGCAATACCTTCAACAGTATTATTCAAGTTGAGCAGTAAGGTATTAACGTTATTGAATCCAGCTTGATTCAAAGAGTATAATGCCTGTGTAGCTTTCGCATTCTGTCTAACGATATAATTAGCAGATTTAGAAATACTACTACCAACGCTCTTAGAAATAGAAGATCCAACACGATCAACCTGGCTAGCACTGATTCTGGAACTAGCTGCTTCAGCGATCATCTTCTGTGTAGCAGAAGCTTCACTTGCATCGTCATCGCCCCAGTCCTCATATGACATATTGGATTGTGCTTCTTCGTCATAAGTAGTATTATAGTTACCGCTAAGATTTTGATCTTTTCCGGTAGATATCATACTCAAAATAGGAGAGATTTTAGAGTTTGATTTTATATCACTCAATGCTCTGCTCTTTGCAGATCTTGTCTCTCGAATAATGTTAGTTATGACTGGATTATAGTCGGCTAATGTATCACCAACAGCATAACCAAATGCCTTTGCAGTAGCTTTTACTGCTCCAGGAATTTTTATTTTCTGAGCCATTAAGGTTGCCTCCTTTCAAATATTATATTTATGTTTTCCTTATAAACACTAAGAGACTAGGGATTTCTCCCTAGTCTCCAAATATTTAAAATTCACCCCAAGCAACTGGTATAACTTCATTTTCAAGCTCTGTAATTCTAGCATCCTGGACAGCATCATGTTTTGTTTCAGAATTATCAACTGTATATGCAACGGAACCCGGAGTCTCTTTGTCAGCATTAAGATTATTAATCTTCGTTTCATTACTTTCAGCTTTTGTATCAATATTCTGTACCGTAGAATTAAGATTATCTACAAGAGCTTCAGTATTTCTCATACTAGTATTGACATTATCAACCGTTGTATTAAGTTCACTAACCCTAGCATTGGTATTTGTGATATCGTTAGTAATCGTACCAACTTGTGACTGGAGATCACTAATAGCCTGCTGAGTTGCAGGATCTGTACCACCACTACCACCAGAAGATGCAGTATTGCTCTGATCAACGTATGTAATAGCAACTTGAGTTAAGCACTTAGAACTAGCATACCCAATTAAAACATCTGTTGGACTATTTGCTAATCCATATGGATACTTTGCTCCAGTATCAATAGATACAATGTAATACTGATTATTTTCTTTGGCATAATTCTTATACCAACCGGTACCATTTGAATACTGATGTAACTTACCATTGACGATTTGTACAGCATCACCAATATTAAGACGTGTAAGATTTCTCAATACATCAATATCACACCAGAAGTTCCAACAAGCAGCTCTACCAATATTCTTATATGTTTTAACAAGTCTGATTCTATTATTAAGAATTGTACTATCATAAACATAATATGTTCCAGATCGTACATTTTCTACATTATCAGATGAATAATACATATAGATTGGTGTATCATGTAGATCGTATCGATATCCAGGATCAGTATCTGTTTGTGGTTCTGGGATATCTGGATCTACTGGTTCGATTGGTGGTTCTGGATCAGGACCAGGTCCTGGTGGTTCAGGAGGATCAGGTGGAGTAGGTACATCAGGATCTCCCTCTTCTACCGTATTGAAAACTTTCGTAATAGTTCCAGTAAATGATCCCATACCAGTAATAACATATGTTTCCTCATCATAATTCTCATACTCTTCAACAGATAGAGTATAATCATAATCGATGTAACGAATCATTTTATTACCTTGGCATTTCAATACCATTGGTCCATGTACATAGTATCCCTTTTTTGTGATCGTATTATTGTTATATACTACTTCACATTCATCTATTGGTCTAGGAATAATACTGAATGTTAATCGTTCATTCTGTGTATAATTACCTATTCCCTTAACTATAACTGCACCTTTACCTACATTAAGATTTGATGTATATGACGTAGTATAATCAACACCCTCAACTAATGAAGATACAATTGTCGGCTTAATCTGTCCACCAGTGTACTTATAAGTGGTTGACTCTAATTTGATATTCTGTGTAGCAATATCAATAGGCTTGATAATAAAGGTCTTTACAACTTCTCCAGCATAGTTTCCAATACCAGTAACAATTGCTCTACCAGTTCCAGCATTAATATTATTAGTATACACCACAGTATAGTCTACATCTTGATGTAAGTTTGGAATATATACTGCTGGTTCATGTGCTGTTCCAGTATATACATAAGAATCAATTGCTAAACTTACAGTAAGCTCAGATATATCCTTATTTACAATATCGTAGTACACAATTGCCGTACCACTCATATTACCAAAACCTTTGATAGTAAGCTTAGCTTGTCCTAATTCTATATTATTAGAATATGTACAAGTGTATCCCATATCCGGTTTAAACTTTCCACTATCTAAAGATGGCGTTGGCTCTATTGGTAGACCAGTATACGAATAACTCTTTTTTGGTATTGTAATGACACAAGTGTTTACATTCTTTGGTGTAATACTAAATGTAAGTAATCTTGTACCACTATAATTATTGATACCTGTTACGGTTGCTGTTGCTACACCAACATCAATATTATCACTAAAAGATACAGAATAATCAGCATCTTTTACCAATCCTCCAGTAATAATATTAGGAATAATAGGCTCTGATGTATATGAATAAGAATTATACTGTACTGTGATAACTCTATTAGCGATACTAGCAGGATTGATAGTAAAGTTTTGAGATATAGATCCTGTATATGCACCAATACCATGTGCAGTTACAGTAGCTGTTCCTGCTTTTACATTATCAGTGTATTCTACAGTATAATCAGTATCCTGGGTTAAACCATAAATTGATACTAATGGTTCTTTCTTTCCACCATCATATGTATAGATAGTTTTGGATAATGCCATCTCCATACTAGATATATCGATTGGTTCGTCAACCCATCCAGCAATATTCTTATAAAAATGACTTACTTTACCCTTATTATTCAATCCACGAATCTCATCATCTACTGTATATCGCCATGCATCATATTTTGATGCTAATGATATCGGTTGTGAAGCATATGTGATATCCCACAAAGAATAATCCTGTATCTTAGAAATCTGTAGCGTTGGTACTGTTCCAATAAACCACGAATCTTCTGCTCTAATACCAGCTCTATATCCATATGATTCTATCTCTCTACAGAAAGCTAAGATAATATTGATTCTTGCTACAGTATCTATCTTGTCAGCTCTTCCGGATTTATCAGAAGTAGAATCAGATATATCAATATATATTGGTAAATCTAACGTATTATTTCCTAATAGATTCTTTATATATCTTGCTTCTTCTATCGCTTCTTCTTCTGATATAGCTTGTGATGTAAAATATATACCAATTTTAGTATTATTACGAAAAGATGAGTAGTGCCTTGAGAAACTACTATCAGTAATAATAGATCCATTGGAGTATCCGCGATATCCACAACGGATTACAACACCATCTATATCACTTGATGCGGAGAGATAGTCAGAGAAGCTATCATATTTTGATACTTCTAAAACTTTATAGCTCATAAATCCTCCTTACTATATTATATTTACACATTATATCAATGTTTTCCGACTTACAATAACAAAAAATAAAGCAGAAGGCAAAAAAATAAAAGGACAAGCTATTTCTAGCTTGCCCCTCTATTTATATTTTAGATATCAGTATACTTAACGATATGTCGAGTAATCTCCATCTGATCATAATGATACTCATGCAGATGATTGATATACAGCTTTACAATATCATCACATACATTGTACTTATAATACTTAGGAACAACATGCTCGTCAACAATGCTGAATATCTTTTCACAATAGATTGCCATATACACTGTACCATATCGATCCATATTCTTTTCAAATGGATAGAATGATAAGTTGTTGATCTTTCTCTTGCGATTCTTAGCAACGATATCACTATTAGTAACAATATCAACTGTATACTTGTAGATACCGTCACTTAATACTGCACTGTACTGGCTACCAGCTGATCGATAAGAGAATGATGTGAACTTGCTGTTATCTTCACTTATCTCTTTCTCAATAACAGCAGAAGCTTCTCTGATATCATCGAAGATTTTTTCATTCAATGCCTGACCATTGTTATAATTGTACTCCTTCTCGTTATCATAATTCTGGAATACAATGTAGCCAGCTCTTGCTAAACTATTGCGATATCCATCATCCACGATATACTTGATACCATCAAACACAAAGCTTAGATGACCGCCATATTCCTCATGAACCATATCATGAGGAATAATAACAGCAGAATCATCTTTCAATGTTACTCTTAAACACTGTCTTTCATCATCTGGGAGAAACTTCTTCTGAGGAATACCAGATTCCGAATCAAAGAATGTGTTTTCCTCACCATCTAAAATAATTACTTTCGTCATATAAATACCTCCTATTAGACCCTAACTAAGCAATCAAATTTTACTGGAACAAATTTAATTTCTTCTGCGTTGATGTCTTCATCACCATATTCATATGATGCGTCTTTCATGACATCAACAATCTTAGAGATCAATGTTCCAGTCTTTGCTTCTGAACTAATAACATTAGGTTCATGTAATTCACATTCTGCATATACAAAGATAGTTGCATATTTATCCATCTTTGAATCGAACGGAATACAGTTGGATCCGTAAGATTTTCTATTCTGGTTAATATCCATAATCTTAGAATTTTCCAGAATATGAATATTAGCCGTTGTACCTTTAATATGATACTTATATTCTCTTCCCTCGTATGATACTTTATCAAGAACAATGTCATCATGATTAATAGACGAATGCATCATATATGCATTGATAGCATCCTTCACATATTCAAAATACTTATTCTGATTCGTATCTGTTAACGATTCCTCTTTTGGATACTGCTCAATATCAGCATGTCGGAATACAAAGTATCCAATATTGACCACTTTGCCTTCTCTTATCTGCTTCATATGATAATGAGTAGTCTTTCCGGTTGCATCAGTACTGAAGAAGTTGATCATACTTCCGCGTACAAAGGCATCAGAAAGTGGAACCGTTACCTCTTTCGTGTGTACAAACAGATTATATCCAACAATCTCTACATTAGAATCAACAAAACTCTTGCCACAAACTTTAGCCAGCTCAATTGTAGAGAATAAACGATCATTCTTTACACCATTAGGTAAAGTTCTTCTAACGAATCGTTTTGATACTTTTCCATTTACTACTGATACTAACTGTACTACAATACCGGTGTCTCGTCCATTTAAATCTGCATAAATTTCTTCTACCATTTTTTGTTCTCCTCTTTTGTTAATCTAGATCTCATCGTGCAAAGGTACTACTATTACTATCCTCCTTTCTATTGTATATATTGTATTTAATAGTGTAGACCTTCTTAGTTTACATGTATATAGTATATGATTGAAATGATTTTTAGTACAAAGGACGTGCCTCAACAACTATATAATCTAAAAGAAGGAGGGTCTTTACCAATGATTCTTATTAATAAGATGAAGAATTTTAAGATCTATAGAACGCAAACGTTCCTACCAACCCCGCTAGATAATAAGAAAAAGAATAGTGCTATTCTGTTATTGACTCCTAATTATGCATCATCTAGGAAACTTATGAATAGTGATCTATTTGTAAACAAGAAGCGTTATATTTCTTATTATATTGAAAGAGATATTGCTTATTATATCAATGCAGATAAGAAGTTGTCTACTATTGATGACGAGAAAGTTGTCGAAGAAAGAGCTGAATTATCAGCTTTTATGGAAACGAAAAGAAGCGAACTACCAGATGATGCCTTTGGTATTCCTGATAAAAGAAAGTTTCCGTTGGATACAAAGGCACATGTTCGATCTGCTATTAAATTCTTCAATTATGCTGATCCGGAAGATGAAGCTGAACTGTCCAAGAATATCATCAAGGATATGGATAAATTCAATATCACTGATGTAAAGGTATCTAAAAAGAATAGATTCAGTAAATATTATCAGGGTCCAATCGAAGAATCTGTTGAATATTTGGATGAGTCTACATCTTTAGATTACAATAATATGAGATATTGTTTTCCTGAAGCATTAGATATGGGTGACAAGTTACTCATGTTTACAGAAGCATCTTCTAATACTCAGGATATGCAATTACGTCGTATTCTTTTCAATCAGAGAATGAGAAAGAGGAAGGATGTATTGAATCTTTACGACCAGGTAAAGAAAGATAATCCTTGGATCCAGTTTACATTCCCAGATATGAAGAAGTATATCCATCGTAATCTATTTGTTGATCTGTACTTCTACAACAATATATTCTTTATGAATAATAAGTGGGTGCAGAAGAGAGGACTTGAATTATATCAGGTATTCATGGATCGATTGATCAATCATCCTAATCTGAAGTCTAATGGCTATACAAATAAGACAATCTTTATTCCTATTAAGGATTGGGATCTGCTGCATAATACAACGTTGTGGAACTATAGGATGAATATTAATCCTATGAGTATTATCTATGAGATGATGCGTCAGAATAAACTGGCAACTCTTAGAAAAACTTTCCAGGGTGTTAATGTTGTATTTGTTGGAGAGCATGAGTTCTTTAAAGTAAACTTTGATGATATTGATCCTAAGCAGTGTGTTCAGCTTTCTATGAAGTTTAGAAACTTCTTAGTTAAGATTTGTAAGAATGAGCCATTTGATGCTTCTGATATTGATACAGAACCAGAGAATCGTGAAGATTCCGAGGTATTGCAGAGAAAGATTATCGATAAAGTAGAAGATTCAAAAGGTGTTGATTTATCTGCTCAGGTTGCTGCTTCAGTTACTGCAAAGAAACAAGCTAAAGAAAATCCTGTAAAGGCTGCTAAGGAGAACAATCCTAAGTCTAGACCAGCTGTTCGTAATACAGAAGCTGATAAGAAAGCCGAAGAGAAGAAGAAACGTGAAGAACAGCAGAAGCAAAATCTTAGTAAGGCTGCTATGAATAAGCCAGATGATCACTCAAAAGATGAGAATGAAGCTAAGAAAAAGAAATTAGCAGATAAAATTGTAGATGCTACAGAAGATGAAACTTCTGAAGAAGATGCAATGGATAATATGGATGCAGACAAGGAGACAAAGGAACTTCTTATGTCTGTAGACGCTGATGATGGTAGACCTAAGATCAATAAAGCTCGTTCTGCTCGTATGGATGACCTTAACAATAAGCTTATGGAAAAGCAGGTTAATGGTAAGTCTGTTAAGGAGATTCTCGAAGATAAAGAGAATGAAGAGGCTAAGAAAAATGCTAAGACTACGATCAATGTTGCTTCTCCTAACCAGGATGAGTGGTCTGGTCTTACATTTATGAATTTTGATAAGCATTATAGTATCGATAAAGATATTATCAACTGCTTCCGTAAGTTCTCCGAGGTTACTTATCCTATTGCTATTACTGATATTAAGATCGAAGATAATAGTACAACAGAAGATCATATTAATCTGTATACTGTACGAATGGAAGATTTCCGAGGTAAGAGATTTACAGTAAAGCTTGATATTCCTATTATGGAAGATAACCGTTTCTTATTACGTGGTAACTTCAAGTCTATTCAGATCCAGTCTTTCAATATGCCTATTATTAAGACTGATACTGGTGCTTGTCAGTTAATCTCCAACTATCAGAAGATCTTCTTATATCGATTTGGATCTACTCCTGGAAAATCTCTTCCTATTACTGCTAGAATCTTAAAGGTTCTTAATACGTATAAAGGAACAGAGTTAAAGGTTAAATCAGGTGATAGTAGAAAAGTTTCCAATAAATATCATCTACCAATTGATTATGTGGATATGGGATCAGCTATTGCTACAATTGAGACAAAGAATCATGTATTCTATTTCAACCAGGATGAGATCGCTAATCTCTACAAAGTTGATTATACATATGGTATTCCATATGCTCATAATAAGAAGGATAATACAATTGAATACTTCACTGGATCCAATGGTGAAATGTTTGTAGAAACCTTATTCACAAAGATCGTAGAAGATTTCCCAGGATTCTCAGATCTTTATGCAAAGGTAACAAGACCTAGCGTATCAATGTATACTCAGATTAGTATCATGAATTCTAAGATGCCTCTGATCTTAGTAATGGGTCTTTATATTGGTCTTCAGGCTACATTAAAGCGTTCTGGAATTAACTTCTCAATCGTTCAGAATCTTACGCAGGATATTCGTAAAGATTTTTATAAAGATTGGATCAAATTCTCAGATGGATACATTGTTTATGATGTATCATACGATTCCAGTCTTCTTATGAATGGATTGAAGGCATTGCCTACAGAAGCTCATAGTTTATCTGAGATTGATAATAAGTATCTTTATATTGAATTCTTGGATAACTTTGGTGGTCGAGTTAAAGCTGATGGTCTCGAAAACTTCCGTGATCTCTTTGTAGATCCTATGACAAAAGAGACTTTGGAATACTATCATCTTCCAACAGATTTCATTGATATGCTGATTTGTGGTAATAGTTTGATGGGTGATAATAAGTTTATTAAGCATACAGATGTATCTTCTAGAAGATTACGTCGTTATCAGCTAATTGCTGTTTATACTTATAAAGTATTATCAGCAGCATATAACTATTATGCATATACAGTAAAGAAGTCACGTAATGTAGAGTTCTCAGTTAAGCAGTCTGCTGTTATTGAAGAATTCTTAAAAGATTCTATTACATCTGATGATTCTGTTATTGATGCATTGCGAGATGTAGAGACAACCAATGCTGTTACAAATAAGGGTCCATCTGGTATGAACTCTAGTAGAGCATATTCTATTGATAAACGTACATATGATGATTCAATGGTTAATGTTTTGGGTATGTCTACAGGATTCGCTGGTAACGTAGGTATTGTGCGTCAGGCTACTATCAATAGTAACGTCGATGAGAACGGCTATGTTATCCCTAGTGATGGTGATACAACCAAAATGAATGATGCTAATACTCTTACTGCAACAGAAGCATTGATTCCTATGAGTAGTACACATGATGATCCTATGAGAACAGCAATGTCATTCATTCAGACATCAAAGCACTCTGTTCGTACTCAGGATTCTGATCCATTATTGGTAACTTCTGGATTTGATGAAGTTATGCCTTATATGACAACAAACAGATTTGCTTATAAAGCAAAAGGTAATGGTAAGATCCTTGAAGCTACAGACAAGTACATTCTTGTGGAGTATGCTAATGGTAAGAAGGATTACATTAGTCTTGAGGATAGTACTGAAAAGAACTCTGATGGCGGATATTATGAATCATTAAAGTTATCTGCTGCAGAAGGTATCAAAGAGGGTATGACCTTCAAAGAGGGTCAAATTCTAGCATATGATAAATTATCATTCTCTAACAGTGTTGGAGAATCTGATAATATTGCTTACAATGTTGGTAAGTTGGCAAAGATTGCTATTATCAATTCAGATGAAGGATTTGAGGATTCTGGTATCATATCTGCATCTATGGCTAAGAAATTAGCTACTAAGATTCAGTTGAAGTTTGAATGTGTTATTGACAATGATTCTCGTATCGTTAGCATAGCTAAATTAGGAGATCATATTGAAGCATCACAGAATCTAATAGTATGGGAAGATGCATTTGATGATGAGGAATCTAATGCAGTTGTTGCTAGTCTTATTGGTGATGATTCTACAGATCTTGGTAAGAGAACTCTTAAGTCAGAAGTTACTGGAGAATTAAAGACTATTCGTATTTATAGAACTACCGAACTTGATGAGATGAGTCCTAGTGTAAGAGCAGTAGTTGAGGCTTACGAGGCACCGATTATCAAAAAAGAAAAGTTCATGAGAAAGAATGGTATTACTCCAGTTGGTCTTCCACCACATACTATACTTCCTCCAACTGGCAAGTTGAAGAAGTCACAGAATGCTATATATGTGGAATTCTATGTAGAATACGTAGATACTGTTGGTGTTGGTGATAAGGTAGTATATAATGCAGCAAACAAAGCTGTAGAGAAGAATATCTTCCCAGAAGGAAAAGAACCATATACAGAGTTTAGACCAGAAGAGAAGATTGATGCTATGGTATCTGAGACATCTATCGACCATCGAATGGTATCAAGTACTCTAACTTATGGTAGTTTGCAGAAGTTAATGATCGAATTAGATCGTTCTGTAAAAGATATTATGGGAATTCCTTACGATCATACTCAAGTATAACAAAAAATAAACCCGTGTAGACTTTGTAGGTCTACACGGGTCTCATTTCAGTAATTTAATATTGGTACATTTAATGATTCATTTCCCTTATTTAATTTTGGTCATTTAATTAATTCATTTTCCATTGGTAATATTGTATTGTGGTGTAACTCTCGTTGTAATACTATTCTTTATTATTGTTATAGTGCTCTTCAATGAGACCAATGATAAGTTTAGCTTCCTGACAAGCTTGGTTTCCAGCTGGATCTAGTCCGGCTTTTTCCCAAATCTTTGATTCTCTTTTAATAGTATCTTCATACTTCTTTTTGATATCTTCTAATGTGATAGCCATATGATTCTCCTTTACTTAGATACAGTTATTACAATAGATGTTGTAATACCAGATTGTTTGCAAGTACATGACATTGTAGTCTTTCCAGATTTAAGAGCTTTAATATGACCTGTCTTATAATCGATAGACACAATATCTTTATTTCTAATCTCAACAGAATATGAGGTATTAGGTGCTTTCTTGAATTTGAATCCTTTAGACCAATACTGCTCATCACCAACTGTTAGATTGAGTTTTGTAGTTACAACTTTAGCTTTCAGCATCATCTTATAATTTGTAATTTTACTACGATACTTCTTAATCTTTTTAAGAATATTATTTGATGTTAGGTGGTCCACTTTAACAAGTGTAATTCCCTTACAAATGTTTCCTTTATAAGAATATTTGTTCTTAGATATCCTTGTATATAGATCATAAGCTTTATCATCCACAATTGTAGATGATCCTTTTGCTTCTGATTCAACGTAGTACATTTCGGATGTATCTATATCCTCTATAATATATGGATTCAAAGATATAATATTTGCAGATGCAATATATGTATATCCATTTGCTTCTACTTTCCGCTGAGATACATATTGTTTTTGGAGTTTCTTAATGATTTTGGAAACCTTTGAGATTTGTTCTTGTACCTCATATTTCGACAAATATGTTGTTACAGCATTAGCTGGTATAGCAAGTAATGTTACAATAATCATTGACAGTGTTACGATCTTGAATAACTTCTTCATTTCATTAAACCTTTCATAATACATTTTATTATTCTCTTTAACCATAAGTATAGTATATGATTATTTCATATTTTGACAAAAAAAAATAAACCAGTTACTAAAATATTAGTAACCGGTTTATATAATTAGAGATTAAACCTCCAAATAATTATTCAGAGGTAGAATCTCCATCTGAAGAAGATGAACTATCTTCAGAACTGCTGGAATCATCTGATGGTGCTGCTGATCCAGCATGATCACAGATCACATAGTAACCTGCTCCAAGACCACCACCAACTGCAATTCCTGCTAATGCAGATGCGGTTGCTGCAATACGCTGCTTCTTAATATACTTCTTCTGCATACCAGCAAGGATCTCATTAGCCTTATCCTTCTCAAGCTCACCAGCCTTATACTTATCTTCGATCTCCTTGGTAGCCTTTGCTGTCTTTGCAGCGATCTTACGCTGGGACACTACCTTTGAGATACCACTAACTGCTACACTTGCACTTGCTGTTAAAAATGAGATTGCGATGTTTTCCATAATATGTTTCCTCCTAATTTTTGAATTGAAAATGTTTAAAGTTAAAAGGACAGCTCATTGTAATGAGCTGTCCAAAAATTGTTGATAGTTACTGTAATGGATTACCATTTTCATCCACTACTGTGAACTTAGCTGGCTCCGGATTCTCATTATTGATAGGTGCTGAATCCTGTGCAGGAGCTTCTTCCTTTACAGGCTCTGAGCTCTCCTGAGCTGACTCTTCCTCATCAAAAAGATCATCATCTTCAGCATCGAAATCATCCTCATCAGCATTCTTACGAAGCTTGTGGATGGCAACTCCGATACCTGCAACCAATGCTGCTGCTCCACCAATGATCACTGCATCCTTAATTGAAAAGTCATCACCGTTAATTAATAATCCCATATTTGTGTTCATGTTTATACCTCCTCCTTGGTAAATAATGCTGCGATAATTGCTGTTACTGTAAATGCTCCGATAATCTCATAAATATGAGCTTTCGACATGTTCATATGTGATCACCTCTTATAAATACATCCAAAGACTAGAGCTGTCTCCAGCTTTACCATCATCCTTTTTGTCATCAGATGATTCTGTCTTTGATGATTTTGATGCAGTTGCCATTGTTGCAATTGCTGTATCTGCTACAGCAACTAAGCCCGAAACAACGGAATTAATTCCAATGTTTACGTAATCGGCTTTCTTCCGCTGATTCTCACGCTCTTCATCAGTTAACTTATCAGCATCTTTTGCATAATGCTTGTTGACCGCTTTTGTTGTCTGTCTCTTGATGAGACTTGTGGCAACGTTTGTTGTCACCTTTCTTGCCATAGTGATAGCAAGCTGTTTACCGCTTACTGCTGCTGTTCTGCCTACTGTTGCTAACATAAATTTCGTCCTCCATTTCTCTTATTGATTACTGCTGCTGATTCTTCTGATAGTCTCGGAAATCATCAATTGTTCCCTTGACCTTTTCCACAGCTTTGTTACTTACTGATGTTACATCCGCAGGTATCTTAGAAAATACCTGATTTGGATCCACATCCGTTTTTGCTGTTGCATAGATAATTCCTGCAACAAATCCAATACCCACATACATCAACTTGTCCATACTATTATCCTCCTTTTTATTATTGTATGACAATATTGTTCTTCTTTACAAGTATATAGTATATAATTATTTTTATACACTTATACAAATAATAGAGTCTGCTCATTTCTGAGCAGACCCCCTGTTTTTATTACTTCTTTCCTTCGAAGAATGCTCCAACATATGCTTCGTATTCTCCGTCAGATGATGCAACCTTTACATCGTTCTCACCAGTTACCTTTGTATATGGAACCTCTGGCAAGATCTCATCATGATGTCCCTGAACATGTTCAAGAGCATAGTATCTTGCAGGTACCTTATCATACTTTACACGATACATTTCTTCGAAGAGATGTGACAGGAAGATCTTCTCTGTCCATCTCATAGCACGCATTGTAATATGTGCTTTCGGCAGCTTACCCTGGTTATACTGCTTGTAAGCTTCTGTAGTCTTACTGAAGTTCTTGCAAGCAAGCTGCTTAGCTGCCTCTGCTGCATAATCACCATTCTCATTCTTAATGGTCTCGTATACTCTTCTCTGATTAAAGAGCTGACCATATAATGAGTTTGGCTTATTGCAGCACCACTGCCAAGAAGATCCACACTTGTACAGAAGTGTTTTAAGCTTCTTGTTGTACGGAATCTTAGAGCAAGCTTTGATAAGATCTGTCTTACTCCACTTCTCCTTCTCCTGGTTATACGCATTATCACGAAGATAATCATATGACCATTTAGACTTAGCAGCAATCTCTACCACCATATCATCAGTGATAGTCTTTGCTGTTCCGACAACCTCGTTAACCAGGTTCTTAGACTTTTCCGCACCAAGCCATGGGCGGTTATTATCGTTCAAACCAGCATAGCTAATGAAGTTGCTAGCATAGTTCTTACCAGTTACATCAAGATATGCAAGAAGACCAGCACTCAGGATAGGTCCCATTCCTACGATAGAAAGGAGCCAACGTCCTACTGGATCTGACTGACATACCAGCTCCAGGCACTTCTTGATACCATTCTCAATGATACCAATGTTCTTCAGATTCCATTCCAGAATCATGACATTGATAGATGATCCCTCATCAGCATCATGTTCAATGGAGCGGATCTGCTCACGCAGAGCTTTACGAATGTCCTGCATCTGATAGAAGAGATCAACCAGTGTTTTAATCTCCTGACGTCCTACATTACCAACTTCAAGAATGCTTGTCTTGATCTCTTTGGATAAAGACAATGCCTTCATGAGTTCGACATCCTCATCGACATTAAATCCATCGATGATTTCATCACTCTGTGCACCAGCGATTCCTGCTTCTACTAATACCTTCTCATCGTTCTTCTTTGTCATAATAATTTCCTCCAATTTCTTTCTATTAATATAAATTGACATTGTATATACATAAAGAAGTCCAGAGTATATACAATACTCTGGACCCCTCTTTGTATCTTAGAAAATATCCTGCTCACATCTGAGCATTTCTGCTCTAGCTGAGCAATACTTTGCAAGCTTGTCAAGGAATTCAATATCGTTGATTTCCTTAACTAAATCCAGAACCTGCTTGCTCTGGTTCTTCTTGTTTACATTACCATCGCCATATCGACCATTTACAATAATATCATCGTGCATCGGAATCTTGTCAATATCAAAATCTTCATCATTGATATTTCCAAGAATCTTCGGACCTTCTCCGACGATCTCAACTTCAAATGCTTTATTGAAGTCTGGATCATCTTCTTCATCCGGATACTCGAAAGCTTCCTGTACATTATGAATACAATTCTCATAATGCACAACTCTGCTGATGTTTTCTTTATCATCAGATGTTGTAAGTGAATCCACTGTTGTTTCTGGAACAGGTTCAGGTTCTTCAAGTGAAGCTACAAGCATATCTGCAACTTCCTTTGCTTCATCCTCATCGGACTTCTTGTCGACTAAGTCTTTCAACTTAATCTTCTCGGCCTTCTTCCTCATATTGATAGACTGAATTGCTTTCTGCATATGAAGACTATCTTTGAAGATAGGCTTGCAAACGTCCTTACTAGCATTGTAAGGATGATATGTTACTGTAAGATTGAGCTTATTCATACCAGCTTCAATCTTGTTAGCGACATATGCCGTTACTGGCATCTGTCCTGTAATGACCATGGTCATTACTTCAACAGGAATCTTAACATTTTCAGCAAGCTTGCGTACGTATAACTTACCGAGCTTATTAAGATCACCCTCATACCGGATCATTCCAGTAGCGTTAAAGTTTGCCCGGAAATCTGGTTCCGTAGCATACTTGTCTTCATCGATTGGAAGAATACCAGTTAAGTATCCTGCGTTACAATGAAGCAGACAAGCTAAATTGATCAGCTCATCTTCCGTCGCGTATTTTACAAGACCATTGAGAAGGTTGTTTAAACGCATCTTGTTATCTGGAGCATAGAACTGTGATAACATTGCTCTTGATCCCCAGCCGACTTCCTTAATTCTGAAGTCAATCTGATCTTTTGACAGATTGTTATCTGTCCAACCGATTAATCCGTTCTCCGGATTAGTCTTCCAAAAACTACCCCATGAATCGCCCATTTTTAATTTCCTCCAATTCTTTAAATAAATTTAATTTTGTCATTTTGATAAGTATTAGGCTATCAACTCTATCTTATCAAGTATATAGTATATAATCATAAAATTTAAGAAATACAAAAAATAAACAGAGACCCTGATCAGGGTCTCTGTGTTTTATTACGTTGTATCTCGTCATAACAACTAATATCTGTACGGATAATCTTACCAGTGCTGAGATCTATACGAGAATGAACTCCTCTTGGTGGGAATTCATCTGTTGTATTACGTCTCATTTTTTCATGTGCTTCATTAAGCAATATATTAAATGTTGCTCTATCTACTAATTCTAGATTATATAATGCATTGTTTCTCCAATTGCCATCTTTATGCCATACTTGATATTTAGATTTGCTACCACCACTGAATGAATATCGAAAGTTTACATTGCATTCATTTGCAATAATAAGCTGATCAACTCTAACAGGATTATCCCCTTGAACAAATGGTGGTAAGTATACTTTAGCAGACATCATATCTCCGTATTTAGCATATTTTGTAGATAGTATCACCGGTTTATATGTTTCTATATTAAAGATTGTACCAGTCTCGTCGTATCCTAGATGTCGCAGCTGATTATACCATAATTTTTCATCATAATATCCAGGATTAAACAAGGTAACCATGATCTCTTCATTATAGCTTAAAATCTTTACCGACTGGTTCATATCCTGCCTCCTTATACATATCCCTCTGTTTCTTAACATGAGCTTTATTCTTAGCTCTGGCAATCTTTAAACGATGCTGATATCGTTCTGTAATCAGCTTTGAATTATCTACATTCTTTCCGACATGCAGATTATAAATATCATTCGTCCGATCTTCATTATTAAGATATATTACATTCATCGATTGATCATCATATGGTATCTGACAAATATTGCCATATTGATCTCGATTAAAACAAAATCCCATTAATCTAGTAAGCTTAAAACGAATCAACGTTGTATTTCTATTTGGATTGGATTTATAATATCTTTCTAGATCTACATAATCGTCACCCTTATTATTGTGAATGATAACATATTGTGATAGTTTATTATCCCACACTCTACCAGTTGTAGATATATCATATCGCATTGGTTCTATAGAATCTGATACAGCACTAGTAATTGGTATCCAAATCTCTTCACTAACAACAGGATTCTTCTCATATCTGGAAAAATATTGATAGATTAACTCACTATCAATATTAGGAAGTATCTCATTATTGTTCTTTTTACTCATATTATCTCCTTTTGTAAAAAGTTACATTATGTTTAATATGTCAAAAATTACCTCAAAATGTTGTAAAATAAAATATTACAAACATTTTTGTAAAGAGTAATATAGGGGAAGAAAGCTCTCGCTGCCTATTGGCTTTGAAGGCATCTCGGCTATTTAGCTCCGCACATTTTCCTTAGTTATCGTTTATTTACATAAACGATGTATCTAAACGAAAATCTGCTCATTTTCTTCGAAAATTATTATATAAAATCCCAAAAATAGAGAATATGACATACATCTTATCGATGTATGTCATAAAAAGTCGTATATAATATCTCAAGTAAAGAATATAAATTCTCTTTATCAGATTGAAACTGTATAATATTATCAATATTGATATAGTATATATTATCATTTCTTTTCTGAAAAGATATCCAATCTGAAGATATAGTATATGGATCAGTTGTATTAAAATAGAAATGTATATCTTCTACAGTATTAGAAGAATCTAATAATTGATTCAGATTATCTATCAGTAATTGTATATCCAATTCAGTAGTAGTAATTTCTTTCAATAGTATATCCAGATTATTATAGATAGATATCTTACAGATATATTCATATTCATTATTGAAGAGAGATAAAGAATTCTTTCTAGAAAAATGAATCTTATAATTATGATCTACAGTATGATATATTCCAATATAGGAATTATCTGTAATATTATTTTGATTAATTATATTGATTAATATATTATTTTTAATACTCACTATATAATATCTCCTTATAAGTATACGTAAAAATTGTTTTCTAATGTTTATATATGTACGTACTCGAATAATTAAAGTTTCGTTCTAACGAACGAAACGATATTTATATTCTCGTACTAAGTACGAAGGTTTCGAAAATGCTACGCGAGATAATGTTGTTTTATTTTTGTGATTAATGTAATGGATGTTTTTCTGTTAGTAATCGACGATGTGTGCGTAGCTTTCATATAATTGGAAACTAGTATTCCGCTCCTTTTCGAATAACTGGAAATGAATTCCGCTGTAATCTAGAGGGCTGAAAATGACCTCTAGTATGTGTTTTCGTAAGATATAACTGTTCTATAGATGCCTAATATGGGATCTGTAGAGAGTACTATTTTGTTTAAACCGATTATTTTGTGTATTTTCGAATAAGTATAGGGAATACTGTAAATAAATGCCTTGTGTAATCTATATCTTAATTTATTTTTGTATATAATCTACTAATTGATCTGAATTGAAAACTCTGAGTAATTCTCTTTAATATACCCTTGATATTGATCGGATGCGTCTATGATACCTTCTATTGATCCTGAGTATGCTGCGTATATAAATTGCTCTAGCTGATCGTAAGTAAGAAGCATCGAGAATTTTGGATTTCCTTGAGGATATATTTGATCGTATTGATATATAATGATCTGAATATATGTTTCGTCCTCTGGTGTATCTTCTGTTGGATAAGATGATCGAAAAACGAAATCTCGTTGCTGTTGTAATTGCTTATATTCTACTGGATAATATGTCTCGCTAAATAGATATGCTACGATAGAATAAGCTTTGAATTCCTGATTTGGTGGAAAATAATATACTGTGCTTATTGTTTCGCCGAGGCTCATAAGAAATTCATCGATTCCGAAAACTAGATCTATGAAATGTTGTACTCCTCCTACGATCTGGAATTGTAAATTTCCTAATGGATCTATTACGTCTATATAGCACATAGCTTGCTCTGGATTAAAGATCGATTGCTGTGAATGAAAATGAAATCTAAACCTGCTTGTCGGATCTACGAATATATCTTGTGGTGTATCTAGTTTTAAATATTCACTCATATTTTTACCTCTTTCTAATTAATATGTAACTACTCTACTATAATTATAGTATATAATTATTTAGCGATTTAACCCCTGATTAATAAAGAAAGGAGAATCATATGGTAGATCCCGACGCAATACAGGTGCTAGATCATAATCTAGCAGATACGATTAAGATTGGAAATGTACCACCATATGAAGGTGAGATTTATAATCTTCTGGATGATAAGGAATATAGGACATATATAAAAGATATTGAACGAAATGTACGACAAAGTAGTGAGTATCGTAACTTTGTAAAATATCTGCGTGAGAATATGAATATGAATAAGGATGCTTTTCAAACAGGAGTATCAAATGAAGAGCAGAATGGTATTGTTATAGAATTACACCACTATCCATTTTCATTAGCAGATATTGTTGAAATAGTAATAAAGAAGCGTGAATATTATCACGAATCAATGAGTGTTCAAATGGTATCAAAAGAAGTAATGAGTCTACATTACAAATTTATGGTATCATTGGTACCATTATCTGAGACAAACCATAAGTTGTTCCATAATCATCGATTATTTATTAACGTTAATAATGTCTTGGGAAGATATAAACTCTTCGTAGATTATTATCGACCATTCATTACACCAGAGATGATGGATACATTAAATCGTATTGAAAAATATAGCAATCAGAATGATATGACTCTGATGAATACTACGATTATCGAACCACATAAAGTTAGGTTTGAGATTAAAGATCCATCATATCAGTTACCAGATCTTGGTAATGTTGCAGATAAGATGCAATCACAGATTGAACAGATAAAAAATAATATGTTGTCTCTACCTGGTGAAGTTGAAAATGAATCAGATCAGCACAAGATTATAAAACCATTTTATATTGATCCTAGTATCATAAAACATTAAGGAGGTAACTATGAGTGCAAGAGAAACAGCAGTAAACGCATTAAAGGATTATGCTACTGACACAAATTCCGAGATTCGTATCAAGACAATCGAAGATGGATCTAAGGATACTGTGCAGTTCAGTGAGAGTGAGTCAGATTACTTACCATTCTTTACATTAACAGATACAGATATCACTGTTGAGAGTGAATCTGGAATACAGACTATCGGTTTTGATATGATGGCTTATGTACATCAAGCTGTATATGAGCTTGCTATAGAAGCTGATATGTAAAAAAATAAATACTTATGAGAGTTTTATTTTAGAAAGATCATGGAGTAGTCGTAATTGACTACTCCACTTTCTTAAGATTCATTTCCCTCGTTTAATTTTAGTTATTGCATTGATTCATTTGACCGTTGTAATTTTGTATCTGATTGTGAATTCGTTTTTATTCATTAATATTAGTCAGATATCATAACTCGCTTTATATTTAATTCATTATTGATAACGATCGAGTATTGATTTTAAGAATGCTTTATACTCATCGTTATACTTCTTCTGCTTCTCCATATACTTTCTAACACCATCAAGATCAAAAGCAAGTGCATGGATCTTTGCCTGAACCAAATTCTCACAATTAATACCATTCTTGTTGCAAAAATCTATTGCATCATCAATAGATTTAACAACTTCGTGTATGCATTTTACATATTCATGCATAGCACCTTCATATTCCTCCTGTGCGTTTAAGTATTCAATTAACTCATCCATAGTAATACCTCCAAATTAATCTGCTAATAATCTACCAACTACATTTTTGAAGAATTCAGTATATCGGTCATCATCCCAATATACTGGTTCCATTGTCATATCTCGATATACAACATCGCGAGAATCTAAATTGATCTCTGCGATGACTGTATCCTTAATAGATGAATTAGGTACAAGCATAAACTGAATAGTGCTAGCGTACCCATCTTCATCTTCCTGTACATCAATTGCTGTACAGAAATAGAAAACATCGATGAAATATAAATCTTTGATGTTTTCCATTGATGGTCGAATATGCATATTCTCAGATATCATATTCGCAACTCTTGCCTCTTTAGGTAATGGTTGATCAGCAACAAAGTCAATGATGTTTTGTAACTGCTGATCATCTTCCCTTGTCATCAATCCACACATAACTTACTCTTCTTCCCACAACTCTTCATCATCATCATCTTCATCAAAGATATCAGGTTCATTTGTCTTCTTATAAGCCCAGATCTTTAATGCTGATAAAACTCCTGCTACGAATGCGACTGCTGCTACAATTTTTAATACTTTCTTCATGTTTCTACCTCCATAGATATAAGATTACCTTTGTATCAAGGATATAGTATATAACCATTTTTTATTACTAGTACAAAGTGTAGTAAAAAATAAAAAAACAAATGATGTAACCATTATAATGATTACGAATTATATATTATATCATAGATATAATATATAATTAATATATTTGACTTTTTCAATTTGAATGTCACTAGGTATTTCTACCTAGTGACTATCCTAAGATTAATGTCTCAACTGCATGGAGATCCCTGTAACATTACCATTTGTGTCATATGAATATACAACAATATACTGTTCATTCTTCTCTTTATCATTGATGATACAGCTATTTAGCTTTGAGTTTATATCTGAAGTATTAGCAACAAATTCTAATGGATTTGATTTCTTGTCCTTCATTTGTAATCCTCGTTTTACCAATCTTGTAATACCATCAATAGTATATATTACCGAGATTGCTGCTAAAACGATGATAATACAGAACAGCATATTTTTGATAAAGTTCTTAGGATCCCATTGTAATTTTAAATTTCTATATCGACTCATAATCTCTTCTCCTTCTTATTAAAAAAGGATGGAGTGAGATTTGACAACCTCACTCCAAGTATCAAGATCGAACACCATTACAATGATTTATTATTAAGTTGAATTATTTTAATACCTTCTGTACAATCTTGTATCTTAATGAACCCTCAAACTTAATATTCATACATTTTCTGATGCTGTACAACCAGGACATACAAGCACGTACTCCAAATACATAGTAACGTAAACCAGTATTAATGTATCTGCAGTATTCACCAACATTATTCTTGTCAATATACTTAGCACGATCATATTCCTTCATAAGATCAAGCATCTTAACTGAACTCTCTTGCAGCCACTCCTTGACAAACTTTCCAACCTGAACATCATACTGGCGAAGCTTCTGCTCCATAGCTTTCTTATTATCTAAGCCTACTGTAGAATACTTATTATTGAAAGTCTTAGAAGCCTTCTTAAACTTCGTATACTGCTTAGCCATCTCGTTCCACTCTCTTTCTCCAAAAGCGGCAGATGTAGCTGTTACCATCTTATTATAAGCCTTCTTAGACTCCTCAAGAATCTTAATGATTGGGGAACTCTCATTCTTAATCTTCTTTAATGTAGGAACGATTGTATCGAGCCACTTACCAATCAAGGCTGTATTATCAATACACTTCTTAAGGTTAGCTTCCATGTCAGATAAAAGCTTCTTATACTCTTCATTCTTTTCATCCTTACCAGCATACTCAAGAAGTGCATCCATCTGTAAATGCTCATACATTACACGAGCCTCTTCAGCATCATCTAATAAATTACATTCAGCAATAGTTCCAAGTGTGGACATGAAATTGTTGAGATCAAGTTCATCACAATTTGCTGCCTCTAACTGATACACAAGATTCTTTAAACCATCAAGTGTAATACCATTCTCCATCATACTAAAGAGAACGCCATTAGCGACGTCTCTTTCTTCAAGATGTGCATTCTCTTCTAATAACACATTTTCATTTAATATCATTTTGAACTTCCTTTCTTTGTCTTATTCCTCATTGCCTTGGATCTCTTTTTCTGATCATCTAATAAGCGATCATAAGCAGCCTCAATATCTTTTTCCAGCTGTTCTGTTGTAGCATTTGGATCATTTTTGAGTTTGCTCTTATTATAAGCCGCCTGAGCTTTCTCACGATCTGAGGCAGTAGCCTGAGCCTTTACCAAATTAGCTAACTGTCTCTTCATCTCATCAATCTGAGCCTGCATAACAGCCTTCATCTTAGGATCAATATCTTTCTTCTTCAGTTCAGCTTCTAATAGATGGATCTCACTATTAATACGCTGAATAAGATGTGGATGCACATCAAAGTCTGTGATATCTCTTAAAGCCTCTATATAAGAATCATTAGCTCTACGAGCTGCCTCTCCAAGAGAATCTACTTTCTTTGAAGCTTTAGATTGATTATTGGTCATCTTCATCAATGCAGATCCCTGCTCTGGACCATAGCCATATACACCAGCAAACTTATCTGCAAAAACTTCATTTTGACGACCGACCTTCTTTTTGGTTTCTTCACCACCTAAACCATTCTGTATAAGATAGCGTTTGTAACTCTCAATCCAGCCGCCACCTGCTAATCTGTTTATGATCTCGCTTATATATGCACTAAAATCTACATACTTGGTTTTCAGTCCTGTAAAGAATGCCGCAATATTATGCTGTTTACCAGACTGTCTCTTCTTCTCAGCAGCATTACGTGCACCATTATTCAGAGTCTTATTGATAAGCTTCTTTACCTGAGCAGCATATATCCATCCAAGAATTGGAATCCATACAGCTATAGCTGCCGACTTCAATAATGCTGCACGATAATTATTCATCATTCTCTTATTGCTAATATTGATTACATCATATAAGCAATCAGCAAAGTTATGACCAAGCTCATGTAATAATATTGCTAAGATCTCTGCGTCTGTATACTGTGGATCATTGATAATACCAAAGTATATTGTAACCAAAATACAGAATGGATTATCCTTTTTAAAGCGGAATCCATTTGCCTGAGATGCCTCTACCCACCTTGGCATATCTTCTAATTCTGCTAAGTCAAATGTATTTGCTACAACCTGAGTGTATGCATTAACTGTTTCACTAGGATCGATATGTAGTGCATACACATCCATACCGAACTGCTTTTCAAATAATCTGTTCAACTTCAGAACTTCTGGACTGGTACTATTATCTTTAAATGGCGATAATCCACTAGCTCTAATAACACCAATCTGCTTTTCAATCTCAATTAATCCAGGCAGCTTACCAATATAAGCTTCATCTAATGATACAAGATCGATCAAATAATCTGAAGTATGATTATCATATACTCCCATAAGAATATTTGCTCCTTTCTCAAATGTACAATTTATATAGATGTTTCAAAAAGACAGTAAATAACGTATAGAGCTGGCAAACTCTATACGCATCTACTGAAACTAAAAAACATATTCTTCTTATGGAGGATAAGCAAGAAAGTTGAATTTTTATATATTAAAGAGACTCAAGCATACAGATTACGCAAAGTAAGAAGTAGCCAGTGATCTGACTGTATATTCAAAAATGATTGCAATATTGGTAAGGTAAATGTGCAATTCTAAAAAATCATCATATACACTCAAGTCTCTAAAATTTCTTGATAGAAGGGATTTGTATAATCATAGTCTCAATCATATTATATCGTTTAAAGCAAACGTAACTTAAACTTTATGTATACAAATCCCCTCATCAAATATACGCGTATAAATTCTGTTAAAATGTTGCTGTGAAGAAAGAATGTTATAGAATCGGGAAGCCGATCACCAAAGTCTATAAAATTTGACACAAGATATAGACACAAATGTAACTAAACAAATGCTGTTTTAACCTGACCTGGGATAAATAATGAGGTTACTATAAAAAAATAATTTGCTCGATTATATTTAGTGATCGATGATGATGCTTCACATAATATCTGATATGATAAAGAGTCAGTGCATATACTATGCGGTGTCCATTTATATAGGACCTATTTTGTCACAACTTATCATATACATATACTATGAACTCGATCTAATAACATATTCTTCATTATCATATTGTTAAAATAAAAAATAAAAATTAATTTTTGATATATTATAAAGCCCTAATATGGTGATACTAAAATACACAAAACTGAATTGTGTATTAAGTATCACCATACAAGCTTTCGTTCATTAGTATTAATATTTACTCCGTCATTATGACTCATTAATTATTCATAATTTAGTTACTACCTTTAATTCGTATCCGTGCTTTAATTTTGCTTCGATTCGGTAACTCATTCAAACATATAAGATTATTCTTATCGTCGATTCAAGTTATTATTTAGATAATAACTTAATTACGGAAATTGCAATCAGTGTTGCACCCAATGCAATCATCCCTGCAATTTCTGGATCAGGTACATCAATTTCGTAATGATAATGTTTTGTTGCACCTTCTTCTTTTTCTTTGTTTACTTTTTCTTCTTTAACTGCTGCCTGAGGAACTCCAAATTCCTCAAAACCATTTCTAATACTTGTGTCTATTCCCATATTCATTACCTCACTTTCTTTTAGTCGTCCAGAATAATTGCTAAACATGTACTAGCGTTCACAACAGTATAGTAGCCATCTTCTTGTACATGAATACCGTACATACGATCTCCACGCAATATAGGATCATCCACGAATGCCGGAATCGCGCTTGTCTTCCTTTCCAGATTCTTGTAAAGTGATCGGATCTCTCTTGCAGATCCAACAAATAACTCACTGTAATCATCAAATACAAACTTCTTCATGTTTCTACCCCCATTCTTATCTGCGCACAATAGCGCAACCAATTGCACAAATTGCTGAAATTGCTGCTACCTCAATTACTCCAATAGCAGCCTCTTTAGCACAATCCTTTGCGAATTCTTTGCCAAAGAATTTCCGCATCTTATTCTTGTCAGCTTGTACTCGCTCACATTTAACATCCTCACCAAAAATATTATCATTGCTGCCATATACAGGATATTCTTCAAACATAATTTCGTCCTCCATTTTTAAATTGAGCCCATACCTAGAAATAGGTATGGGCTTTATGATTTCATAGTTAAATTGTCAGTGGTACTTAGACCACCCTGCATTTACTCAGCATCAAAAATGATTCCGCCAATAACAGCAATAGTTGCAATTGTTGCTGAAGCTGCAACTATTCCAGTAAGCACGTTTCTCATGCCAGCTCTCTTAAAGTCTTCATTCATAACTTTGTATCCGTTAATGAATGAATCCAAACTATTCTCTTTTTCTTTGATATCGTCTTCGCGCATTTTCTTTGCACGTCTACCATACCCTTTTGTAAAAGAGGTAACTACACCATCATCATTGTCCAAAGCTTCAAAGTCAAAACCGTTATCAAACATCTTTTTATCCTCCATTTCTAATTACTTCCCAACAGGTAAACTATCATAGTGTCCAGCGCACTCTGTATAGAGGTCTGGACGATTCCAATATGTTGCCAGGAACCTAAGAGAATCATTAATGAAATCATCTCTTATAGATTCAATCTCATTCAGGAACTTGTCCTTGTACTCATCCGTTGGACCATATGCATGTTTGCACAGGTCCTCAACAGCTGCATCTAGCTGATCGCTCAAAAATGATCTAGCTTTAGCAGGATTGTGGAGAACATTATTCTCCCACTCAATTGGAAGATCTCTTCCGCTTCCAAAATCCCATTCCCCGTCCTCAGTTTTTGAGAACTGGAACTTACGCAGTCTGAAGACTGCTAAGAAGATGCTCTCACTACGAATGAGAGTGTCCTTACTTTTGTACTCTGTGAACTCAACGATCGGTGTTGCGTATCTTTCGTTGCTTGATTTGAAATAATTTACTGCCATTTTAGTTTCCTCCTTTAAATAAATCTAAATTGTCATTTTTTGATAAATAGGCTATCAACTCTATCTTATCAAGTATATAGTATATAAGTATAATACTACACTTGTACAAATATTAGGTATATCAATATTTGTCGTAACTTAGAGAGTCTGCTCATTTCTAAGCAGACTCGTTTGTCACACTTCTGTTGTTGTTACTCTTACAAAAGAACTTGCATTGACAATAACATCCTGCAATTTTATATTCTTCATTGCCTCTTCCAGATCCATACAATCTGGAATGTCATCAATATTGATACAGTTATGTATCGAAATACCAAAAAAAGGTAAAATCTCTGGTGTCTGCATTGAGAAGTATCTCTTGACTCTAGATGTTGTTTCTTTAACTATAATTTCATACATAATGATTTCCTCCTAATTTTTGAATAATGAAATTAACTTGTAAGTTATCACAGCTGCATACAGTCCAGTTGCTACTGTGTGTACTGGGTGTTCTTTAAAGTCCTTCTTAGCTTCTTCGACGGTGCTCTTTACTTTAACTTTTACTGATACCATAATAGATCTCCTTTTACCTTCCAATTTAAATAATGTTGGGTATATGAATATTCATATACCCAACATATTGTTGCAACTTAGAAGATTAGTCAGCTTCTACAATGTGACCATCGCGCTTGACTAACCAACCAAGACGCAGGAACCAATCACGAAGAGTTTCGTTTGGTTCACTGTAGAGTGCAAAGTCGTAACGTCCGTAGACGTACATTGTTGTTAATTCTCCAGGGGTACATTCAGGGTTAATGTAATCCATCAAAGACATCCAACGTGCACGTGTTGGGATCAAGCTCTGCACACCATCTACCGTGCGACCAAAGGTGTATCCGTGATTATCCAGGAGCTTCTGTACTCTTGATACTCTAGGTGCCTTATAAGTGTTTGGATCGTATGCCATAACATACCTCTTTCTACCTACCTCTGTAGGATTTGATAATGTTGTTCTTTACATGATTATAGTATATAAGTATAACTCTGGACTTATACAAATAATAATATATTCGAGTCATTATGTAATTCAGTAACTTAGAGAAATTGGCAATATATAATACTGTATTTATACAAAAAATAAAAAGCCCTATACTAGTAATAGTATAGGGCAAGATTATTTGGCTAATTATAAATATAATTAGCGATACTTTCTGTCAAAAATGACACAGCCAATAATACCAGCCACACCAATTACTGTTGGAACTGCAATTGAAGCTACAAACTCTTTTTCCTTTCCTACGCGCTTGGAATCTTCGTACATGGTCTTAAAACCACTAATAGTTTCCTTAATCATAAAGTTCCTCTTTCTACCTATATTTGATATAGGATTTGATGATATTGTTTCTCTTACAAATATATAGTATATAATTATTTTTATGCACTTATACAAAAATTGGTATACTCAATATTTGCCGTAACTTAGAAAATCAGAACTGATAGTATATATAACACACTGGACTTATACAAAAAATAAAAGCTCTATACCATTGCTGGTATAGAGCATATAGTTAACCTAAACATTTATCAACAAATTCAGCTAATGTTTCACCAGGTTTATGAGATTTGAAACTAGTAATCTCTATATTTGGAAACTTCTTCACATTACCAAGTTTACCATTATTGTGAGAATCTCTAATAAATTTCTTTATATCTGATACAGAATTAAATGGATGAATACCTACATATGATCCCCAAGCATTCTCAAACCAATAGAATTTATCACCTTTCTTATAGTATACAAAACTATGAGTTTCTCCACCCTGATTTGTAGCAGGATTATATTCTATTAGAAACATTGCTTTTGGATGATATGGTGATAACTCTTTCAGCTCAAACATGACCTGATCATGACAAGATCCATAACCTTTTTCTTTCACTTCATCATGTGACATCAGTTTTGTGTAATTATGATACTTAATATGAGATTTCATCCACTTTAAAAGCTCAGTATCAAGATTATCTTTAACTTTAGATTCCACGTATTCTACCAACAATACTATTCTATTCATCTATTCGCTCCATAAATAATATTTTGGATCCATCCTTGTAAACTTTATCACCAACTACTTTAAATCCAAATTTTTTATATAATTTTATAGCTACTAGATTATCAGAGTATACTCCTAATTTCCTAGCACCATATTTTTCTATACCATCTTTCATTAAAGTATTAGATAATCCATATCCTCTATATTCCTCAAAGATATGAATTGGTTGAATCTCTCCAGATTTTGTTACAAAGATATATCCTGCTAGTTTACCATCACATACAGCAATTTCTCCAATACGATGTTTACCTATATAATCTAAATTTTTAGATAATATACCATCTTGTTTCATATACTTGATAGCAGTAGTATTACTAATATCAATTATATTAAACGATTTACCAGATTTCTTTTTAAACTGCTTATCAAGAGATGACTGGTTAACAGATTCCTCTACATTTGTAGACATTAATTTTTTAAAGTAAGCTCTAAATCTATTAATACGCTTCTCATCTATATGATACCACTTCCAATTTTGAGTAATTTGCTTCATAAAAGATTTGAATCTATGCTTACTATCTTTACTATCACGTTTTGCTGCACGTATATGTGATATAATCATAGAAGTACCTTTAATATAGAAAGCATAATCTTTAAATTCTTCTGGGTTAAACCACGGTTTGCCACCATCGCCATCACAAAATAACCACACACCTTCTACATAAAATTTCTTATTCCTATGAGCAGCTGCATATTTCATAGAATAATGAACAAAATCGGGGAACAGTTTATCTTCGTATTCACTGCCATGTATATTATTATCTTTAAGATAATCATAAGTCACATAATATTTCTTTCCTGGACCGTTAAAGAAAGAGTAGATAAGATCACCATATTCTTTTAGCTGCTTCATTGTAAAATAATCAGCAACACACATCAAATCATCCAATGAATATGTATCAATTTTATCTTGATCTTTCATAGCTGCATTATATGTCAAAGTGGATTTTCCAGAACCTGAATGTCCTGTCACAAAGCATAAATTTATTTCACCAGAATCAAACTCTTTCTTATGATATAATATGTCTTTTTCGTTTATAATAATAGACTCGTTCAAAGCTTCAACTACTGCTTCTTTTATAATTTGTTTTAGATAACCTTCGTTATTCATATTAAGATTTCTCCTTTGTCGAATTTATCTTTATTGGTTTAGAATATATGTATCGATAGCATATTGATGTTCTGGGCATAAATCATTATAGATTTTATCTATATCATAAAATTTAGCAGCATTTTTCATTTTGATTTCTTTATCTTCTTCATCCACTTTCCCATTATATTTGCCATCATATTCTCCAATAAACAATTCATTATAATATCCACTCCATTGTTTATCTTTTGGAATATTATCTTTTACCCATTTGGTAACACCAAGAACTAAAAAGTTTCCAACATACCTAACATTCTTTACATTAACCATTAATTCTTCTTGAGTTTCTCTAATTGCTGCATCTTGAGGTTTTTCTTTTGGTTCCCAACTTCCTCCAGAAACCATATAATTTCTCTTAAAGATTTCATTAAATTTATCTGGAATCTTTGCCAAATAAATTTTATCATCTTTTAATATAAGCATTTCTGATCTAGCTCTAAAAGGTTCTTTGTAACCTTTTATATTTACACAGCAATTATTTATTCCATTATTTACATAATTAAATCTTCTAGTAATCTTAATTTCATCACCATTTAGAAAAGACTTTTCATAAAAAGATTTTTTACTCGTATTATTTACTGCCTCGTTCAAAGCTTCTATTACTGCTTCTTTTATAACTTGTCTCAGATACTCTTCATTATTCATGTTAATCACCCTCCAAAGGATTATTTATACCATAATTATAGAGATGTGCATTTAAAGACAAAAAATAAAGAGTGGTATTTTCTACCACTCTTTATAATTGATCATCCATCCTATGTCATCACTCAAAAGTATTAGCTTGCACTTACATGTCAGCACGTTTATGCTGCACATGATCCTTTTTGTAGTTCTTATTTTCAGGATCTCCAAAAGCAATACTACCCGACATTAATAATACTATTGCTCCAACTAATAAAAATATTACTGCAACTTCCATAATGATATCCCTCCTAAATAAAGTAGCTCATTAGGATGAGCCACTCTTTGTTAATCGGTATGCAATCCGAATACCACATTAGCAGTATCTCCATCTAAATCCATTCCTAAATCTCTTTCTATATTAAGAAATACTCGAGTACAATGTCTACATAGATCAACATAGCGAATGGTTTTAAGTGTGCTGCTAACCATAACATATTCTGATATATTGGTACCTATAATAATATGCTTCTTCCTACATATAGGGCAAGTCTTACGTCTTAATCTTATCCCTTTACTGAATTTGAATTTCAACATACTTTTTATACTTTTAAACATGAGCGTCCTCCTTTATTTCTCCGCATTTAAGTATTGACCTAAAATTTGCAATCCCGTTTCATCTGGCTTAGTAATCTCTACAATATCAAATAGATCTGTATTGATGATCATAGAATTTGGTGGCAATGATATAGCTGTTGTTTTACCCTTTACAATGATTCCATCTGTTACAGCATATACCTGACCATTTTGACTGATATTGGAGAACTTTGGAACAATCACTGAATAGATAATATGATCATCTCTATAGCAATTGATCGACATCGCTTCTGCCAAGATTTCTTCATTAGTCTTCATAATCGAGCTCCCTATTATCAATAATAACCTCAACAGCACAGTTGTAGAATACATGACGCTTACCATGATAATCAAAGTAAATCATGTTATCTTTAGCAAATACCTCTACTCTAGCATTATAGCTATATTTTACTGTACCATCTGGTCCAAAGATAAAGATCGTTGTCATAGGAACAACTTTTTCTCTTACTTTTCTTCTAGCTTCTTCTTTTTGTTTCTCTGTTTTAATGACCCCGGACTTACTATCACTCCTAATCTAGATCTAGTTATGGTACGGTAGAATATATCTATTACCTCTTTGTTCTCCGTCCATGACATATTCTAGAAAAACTTCTTATCATTACTTCGAGGTCTACGATAAGATTGATTACCCAACCATCCATGACGTCTATACTCTCTAGAACTAGGACACCAATCAGCACACCAAGATATCTGATGACTTTTATCATGTTTGACTTTATTCATCTTCTTCCTTTTCTCTAGTTCTCTAGCTTTCTTCTCAGCTGCTTCTATCTTCTTACGAATGTCTAGAATAAACTCTCTAAACTGTTCGTACTTGTCAAACTTAACAGGTTTAGAAGAACGTACATCCCAGCAATAAGAATTCTCTGCTAACTCATAGGAATTTGTTGTGCAGATGATGTATAAACTATCATATTTATCCATACGATGCATCAAATCAAATAGATTCTTTATATCAAGCATAAAGTCAATTGATAATCCAGAATCGATAGCATCAAATAATATGATTGCTGGTTCACCTTTAGATTGCTGAGCCCGTACAAAAGAACCCATTGATTCTGTTAATGATGTTATATTAAAGAAGATAGACTCACCTTCAGAGTAAGTCATCAACTTTACCATAGAGGTAAGATCTCCAAAGAATGCTGCTGAAGATACAGCATTACGACCACCCTTCTTCAGATTATCATATTCGAATATCTCAAGATTGTTTTTCTCTAATATATCACGAATACATCTTAGCATCGTAGTCTTTCCAACACCATTTGGTCCAACTAATACATTTAGACCCGGTACAAGATCAATAGACTTTTTACGATACAGTCGTCTACCAACATCCATTGGATCTGTTGAACTTAGTCGAAATGATAAAGAGTGATCCTGTAGATTCATCGAAATCTGATTATTTGGATCAAATATATCAGGTTCCTTATCACCCGTCTTGACAAATAAGTTGTCCCATCCCCGCTCCATATCGATTTGTCGCTCGAAGAAGTTCTTTGCCTCTTCAGTATCATCAATAGAATCTACATTGAACTTTGTAATATCATATTCGTTATAATTCTCTCTCATTATTATCACCTTTCAAAAAAAAACATTTTAACTAGGTTTAGCCGGTCCATTATTAACATTTAAAGTTGGTTGAAACATAATTTTCTCTTTTCTAAGAAAAGCAGTTGGAGTGAGAAATCACTCCAACTTTTATTGATTACCAAGTAGTTGCTATATCATACCCTAATGGGTTCGATCGTACAAATCCTCCAGTATCACACACGATTCCCATTCCTAATGTAGTCTGTACAATACGCCCTCGTTTATGGGTTTGATCAATCTTTGCTGCAACCATAATATAGTTACCTAACATTTTACACCCATCTGAACGTACCCAGTATTCACCAGTATATCCTAAACCTCTCATGATTCGTATTACACCAGACATATTCATATTATAAAATGTCTCTGTTCCACCACCAGGAGATGGTACTCGACCATTCGATCGTGTTAATTTCTCTCCACTCCAATTACTAGGAATGGATTGATGATCTGTAGAATCATTATTTGTTGTTTCAATCTTGATTGGTTTATCACTGATATATTTTGTCATAATATAACCAATCTTACCATTGTATTTTACTTTGGTCCAATCATCTTTTGATTTTACATAATGAATTGTACTATTTTGATATATCGTTTGAATCTTATCAGAATCTTTTGTTGCTTCTGCTCTGTGTACAACAGCAGTAGAGGCATAGCCAGTCTGATCAAAGTTCTCTTCTTTTACTTCGATCGTACCATCAGTAGTTACTTCATTTTCACTAGCACCAACCTCTACAAGATCATTATTAATGACAGATGTTTTCGAATCATTTAAAATCTTGTAAATTGATCTCGTTGCCCCAGCTAGTGTACTATTAGCATCATCTGAATCATAGTCATTTCGTGATACTGAATACATAATTTTATTGGCACCAGCTGTTAAATTCTCTCCTGCTACTGCAGGTACTACGTTTAAGTTTAACAGAATAGTTAAGCATATAAGTAGCATTGGTATATTAAGTTTCTTCAAAATAAAACTCCTTTACTTTGCTATTGTCAGGGTCACTATCTTTTTCACTTAAATCTTGGTAACCGCGTAATCGTTAGCAATATCTATTGCTCATCTTTTGTGTACATATTACTTGTATTATCACCTCCTAACAAGTTTATTATATGTTGGTCCACGATTAAAAGTTATCACTGTTTTTCACCTCCTGTCAAATATATAGTATATGATCGAATTCAAAATTAAAATGACATAAGGCTATTAACCTTATGTCATTAATAAAGGTGGTATCGTATTAAACAAGATCTTCATAATTAACATAGTAATTTTTCAGAGCATTATATCCTCTATCTGTTAATGCACCTTCAGCATAATACTTCTCTGCTAACTCATGAATTGTCTGTTCCTTCTCTACTTTATACTGAGCAAATGATTCTGCTGTGGTATACCTACTCTTTTCTGCCCTGCATATTAAATTTAGATTAAGCTCATGAGGAACCAATTCACAAGTTTGTGGAGAATATATTTTCGGCACCTTCATTACTTTGCACAGACAATCTTTTTCAACATCGTACCTATATTTAGGATTGAGTTTCTCTAAATTGGTCATATACCAATATGCAAATGTGTTATAATTTTTCCACTCTTCACAAATTGTAGTTCCATTGTATACAGAGAAATTTTGGAATTTTTTATATTTCGCTGATGCATCAGGATTTGTTCTCATAAGGATATTATACCATATTGTGTATAACCATTTATACTCATTACTATTATAAATTGTAGAACCACCAGTATATCCACCGAGAGTATTTTTAGCATAAGGGTTTTTTACTTCACCTTTTTCTAAATTTCTAGCAGCAACCGTGATAATATTATCAGTATTTAAGAATCTAATAGCAACATGTTTTGCATCAGTATATGATATTATTTCAGCTAAAGAATTATCGTGAGTTCTATACACATTTCCGATGTATTGCTTTTTCATACTTTCTAAATCTCTACCACCAAAACAATACGGTCTAATACTTCCATTATCCTTGTTTGTTTTAAATGGGAAAGATACCGTACCAGATATAATATTTTTATAACTAGTGATCTTAAATAATTGAAAAGGTGCATCATCAAATCGTATATATACCTCACTGCTAGATACATACTTTTCAATAGTGAACCATTCACCAGTTGATGTTTGATATCTCGTACCCTCATACATTTCTGCATATTTCTTTGAATCTTTTGCCATAATACTACTCCTTTTTATATAATAATTATTTTTATTATATAAAAGTTAGTAGTATTATAAAAAATAATATCGTGAATACAAATATTAAATTATCTAGTATGATTCTTAACGAAGATAGCTGCTGGGTTTAACTCCACTGTCTTGACTGTGCTATCGTGGAAGCTCTTCATGCTTCTAAGCTTTATACTACTTGGTACCTGAGCACATGCTAATCCTATTGCTTTAGATCCTCGTCTGTAGAAGAAGTTTCCTCCACATTTGTTGCATAGTCCTTTCTTTGATTTGCAGAATGCTGAGAATCTAAACTTTACTCGTTTACCGATGTATTTATCTTTGTTCTCTGTTGTTAATTCTTCTAAAGAGCCATCGGATTTGATCATATAAGAATACATAAACATTGATACATTCTTCTTAGTAAGATCAATTGTAATATATCCTTTAGAACCACAGTCAGATCCTGGTTCATCCAACATAACAGAATTTAATGCAGAATCTAACAACTTCTCCCAGTATCCGCCTAACTCTGTTTTCTTAGCACGAGAATATGGACCACCGGTTAATGAGTTTGCTAATAATGAATATTCATCTGCAGATATACCATCGAGGAAAGAAGATGTAGCAATAGAGAACTCATGTTTTGCATTAGGGTCTGGATCACGAACAGCACCCTTCATAATATAGAGATTCTTAAAGTTATTCTTTAAGTCTCCACCTGCTCCTGATAACAATGGATCTAATGCTGGATCATCTTTGAGATACTCTAAAGCGAAATCTAGCAATTTCTTCTCAATCATCTCTGCAACAACTGCATTACCATTATCTAATTCTTCTTTATATTCTTTGATCAACTTAGCTTTCATCTTATTGATCTCTTTTGTACATCCCAAGATCTTTTCGGAATGGTTTGGAGATAATATAGCCTCGAATGGCATCATGAATCCACAGTAGTCTAAGAATTTCTTATAACGAACGGAATCAATCTTGTTCTCTAATAGAGCATATACTAATTCCTGGTTAATATCATTATATACATCAGTGGTTACATTCTCATTCATGTAACCTCCGATAACCCATGAGAAGTTAAAATCTCTCAAGAAGAATACATTGAAGATCCATAATCCTAATGTTGTATTAATAGGCGTCACATTCTCCATTACTGGATGATCTGGCTTACTCTCATCAACAAATCTAAACTTACCCACTGGTACAGTGAATGTATCATAATGATGACACAAGGATTTACCATTGAAAGATCCAAAAACCTCCATGATAAATTCATAGTTGATATCAGACTGCTTAATTACCAGTAATTGGTTGATGAGATTTTGTACATTTAATGTTTTGATATCAAACTCCTCGACATCGTACTTAGGATTATATGTCCAATTCTTTGCAACTCTTGCTACCATAATAAGTCCTCCTTATAATAAAGATGAGGATGGGACAATACCATCCTCATCTATTACGATTTAGTAGTATACACTATATACAAACTCGATAGCAGTATCGAGATCTGATAACTCCTTGAATGGGAAGTTCAGTAAGCTATATGGTGTGATCTGCTGATACCATACATAGTCATCAATTGTATCATCGTACCAAGCATAGCATAATGATAATGAACTGATACGAGCCTTATCCCAACCTAATTCAGAATCAAAATAGTCTCTGAAATCCTTCTGGTTGATTCTAAGACGAGTCTGTACATAACACTCTGCGATCTGATCTGTTTCGTACTGATACATCTCATCTGTAATCATTGTACCATCAGCATATCGAAGATGCAATTGAGGCTCTGTATCAAACTTCTTAAAGTAATAACCAATCTTACCCTTATCTACCCACTCTTTACGTCCAAAGTAGTATCTACGAAGATCCTCTGAAAGATCCTTATCATAATCTACATAACGGAATGGCATGATATGCTCAGGCTTTAATTCTGTTGTTGTATCTGTAACTGGTTTAATACGATCAACGTAAGATGCAACATATACATCCTTTGTTGTTGTACCACAACCAGCATCAGATACACAGAATAGACATATGATTGGTAGATTCTTAGGCTCTACCGTATTATAATCTTCTGTATGATCTAGATTCATATCTGTATTATAATTAGGCAATACGAATGATGGGCTAACACCCCAAGCATTACAAGCATTGAGAGTTGATCCAGTAAGAACTGTTTTGTTATGCAAAACATTCTCAACCTCACCAGTATTTGCATTAATGATTTCAATTTTGGTACCCTTAACACCACTAAACATCTTCTCATTAATAGCATTCTTCATATCACTAGACAATTTGTCATAGCTTAATGCCTTATCGTTTAAATAAACAGTATTTAGCATTATATCCTCCTTACTTTATATACTTTGCTCTAAGATTGGTAGCTGCTTGATCCATATATGCTCGAACATTTCTCTTCATAGTGGAGTTAGTAACAGCAGCATAGTTATCATTAATCGATTGAAGCATCGGATTTAAGATATTATCCGTGAGCTGAACGATTACTTCTTGGTCAAATGTTGTTTCCTTCACCTGATTAACTTTGGATCTAGCCTCCTCAATTGCAGCTTCAGACTCTCTATTGAACTCTTCTTCTGCATTATCTATAGAAGTATGATCAATATAGTTGTCAAGATTACAGTAAATACCATCATCTTTTAACTCAATACCATTATTTGATCTCTCTGATAATCTAAGATCAGCTTTCAGAGCTCTATTTACAATCTCTAATCTTACTGTCTTTGTAATAAAGAGACGATCAGATGCATAACCACCATCGATTACATAATTAAATCCTTGAGTACCAAACCAATCTCTACGTTGATCATATGGATTATAAGCAAAACCACCATCGATATCTAGCACTTCTGGTTTTTCCAATTTATTAGCATCAATAAAGAATGTTGCTTTTTTAGATGTATCGTTATCCTCATTACCAAAATCCATATTATTTTGATATTGTGGATCATTATCAGTTGGATCATCTGTAACGACACCAAAGTTATATTTACTAATATCACCATGGTAAGGCTCAGCTGCACCAGCACCATTCAAGTCAAAGACTCTAAACTTTCCACCATGTGCATTACCACCATTGATATCAAAGAATGGACCAATTGTATCTGAGAATCCACCATCAATATCAACATATCCTTCTTTCTCACCATCAGCAGCATTCATACCATCAAGGTCATAATCAAATGCTAGATCAGGAATATAATACTGATCAATGTCAACAATTTCTCTTTGGGAGATAGAGTATGCTGAATCGGTTACATCTTCTTCCATCTTGATAGAGAACGCATCGATGCATTGAGCTCGGTCATATTCATCTTGTAACTCACGTATCTCTGTAAAAACATCAATTGACTTGGATTTACCATCCTCAAAACTATTCTTATTATTGACATTATAAGTTACCACTGGATCCAAGAAATATACCTTGTATGATTTGAAGAAATTCAACATCAAGTAGATATAATGTAATAATGATTCAAAAGATGCAACAGATGTAAATCCAAAGAGTGACTCTAATCCATCACCTTGGAAATAGTATTCCAGTGTATCTACAATGTCATTCTCAATATTACGGATAGCATCTTTACGGCTATCGTTATTAGAGTCAGACATAATTGTAGTATAAGAGTTATACAAGATGTAGTTACGATCCTTCAATACATCTTTCAGATTCTTAGCAGTTGAGCCATCAGATAATGTATAGAAACCATCATCAAATGTTTTAGTGAATAACTGACGGTATACATACATTAATGTAGCATACTCGCTCTCGTTATCACAGTTATCTACAAGAGCTTTTAGATTCTCATAGATCTTTGTATTATTTCTATAAGTCTCAATGATATCTGTTGTAGATTCAAACTTCCTATCTACTCTGATATAGTCATCGAGCTTTAACCGTTTAATCCAATCATCTGCCAGCTTTTGATAATCTTCACCAACAATACTATCCATTGGACCATACTTTGGTGTATTGCTACCAAATCTAAATTTAGAATGTCTTCTACGAAGAACATTTTTCAATTCATCGATATTGACATCTGGATTGAAACCTAATACAACTCGTTTCTTATCCACATATATCTCTGGTAAATATTCTTTCTTCCAGTCATAGAATAACTCACCAACTCTAGCATCATCTGCAAGATAAGCATCACCACCATCAGCATTAATCTGCCAAACGGTACCATTATCTCTTGTAGTAATATTACCATTGACTTCTATATCATAATCATCATCTTCGGTACCACTCTCACCACCATTAAGATCCATAAAATATGGTGTCTTTTCTGGTGATAATTCCTTGAATTCTGGTATACGAACATTCATGGAGCTACCAGATGTATCTGGAGCATAGTATTCCTGAGACAAGATGCAGAGCAATAAGAATAAATCACTTACTTTAAATGGTACATATGCATTCAAAGACGGTACAGAGATTCTGATATCATCCATATCAGCTTTTGAATCCAATATAAGACCAAGTAAGTAACTCATCTGATAGTTATACTTGCTCATATCTACTTCATATTCAATGTCCATAAACTTGGTACCTTGAATTGTGAAGTCTTGATTTATGATTTGTGATTTGATATAGGAATGTGTATCTTCACCATCCCAATATTTATCCTCATACGTGATGTCATCATAAGGTTTAATATTGATTTGGTTATTGATAAACTGATCAAATGATTTATCATATTCGGAGATAATGAACTTTAATTCATACTTCTCATCATCTGTCTCACCTTCTACCGGAACTCCATCTTTATCCATAAGGCGATGCTTATACAGATAGTATTTATGAATCTTTGCATCTTCCAAACTAAATACTTCTAGAATATCTTTGAAGTTTTTATTAGAAGACTTATACTTGATCAGCTTATTTATATTCTTTACAATACGAATCTGATACTTCAGTGGTATCTCTTTATAGAAATCAACACCATAAGACTCTAAGAAGTATTGCACAGAACGAAGATCGAAGATATCTCGACGAATATACCACTCAGGAACATCAACGACCATATCATTGAATGTCTGAGCTAATAGCATAATGATACACATCTGTTCATAGTAGTCACTATTATATGCATATGCATCCTGGTACACCGTATTTAGATAGATATCCTGATTGATCTTATAGATATCTTCAAAACGATCTTTTACCATATAATAAACAGACGGAATATATAAGATATCCCACTGCTTAGCAGTACGTACAGTATATAGATCTAACTTCTTTGGTCCCAAGAAGTTAATGTACGAATACTTTGATCCCTGGTATTCTTCACGAATCTCGTTCATCTTACCAGTAGAATACAACACATCCAATACATACTTATCTAATTCATGTAATGGTACTGTAAAATCTACTTCTCGATCAAATCCAGAAGGAAGATATGTATCATCAATATAAATATAATACTGCGTTCCTGTATTGTATGGTGGCAAACCAGTTAACATTCTGTAGTAATCATTCTTCTCTTCAAAATGCTCTGGTACATATTCTGCAACGAATTCCATTAAATCGTTACGATCGGATTTTGGGATGTTTTCTTTATTTACTATATAAGAATCAATAGCTGCTTCTGTATATCCATATGCAGCTAATACTTCTCTTGTAAATGGGAAAACATCAAAAGAGATAGATCCATTATCATGCAGAATCTTGTAGATTTCTGCATTGTTTAATGTCTCTTCTGTCTCGTACCTATTTGCTAACGTTTGGTTCTTAACAACGATTCCATCCATAATCAGCTTACAATTATGCACAATCTCATCCATCAATGGATGGTCCGTGTAGACTTTACCGTTAACCTTATAAGCCATCTACAATTCACCTCCTAACTACGATAGTCATATTAACTATATGTGCAGAAATTGACGAAATTAACTTTTTATTAATGAAATAACTAGAAATGGGTGATATTATGAACGAACTAAGTACCAATTTAGATGATAACCAATATCCTGACATCATAGTATATGATGAGAATAATCCGACATTATCATCACCATATGCAGAGACAGATTTGTTATTCTACCTCACGCCAGAATCTTTAGTTGATATTGACACATATAATCGTTTCTTGAAAAATGCTGAGAGAAGATTTAGAGCTAGCAAAGAATACAAAGCTTATAAATCATATTTGATTGAATATCTCGGTATAGATCGTTGCCAATATTTTGGTAATATTACAGTAGATGACGCTGATGTTGAATTACATCATAATGTATTGGGATTATTTGATATCTGTATTCTAATATCTGGTCATGTATTAAAGACAATTGGTAAACTGACAACATTTGATCTTGTAGAGCTGTTAATACAAGAACATCAACAGAATCGTGTTGGTGTAACATTCTTATCAAAAACAGCACATCAAATATTTACAGCCGGTGGTGCATCATCATATATTCCTCCAGAGATGACCATTGGAAAATGGTGGGAGTTGTTATATATCTATCGATACGGTATTACCTTTGATATAGCAAATAAAGTATTAAACTATATCAAGAAATATCAGCAGGGACTACAAACAACTATCAATATTCAGATGGCTGACCAGATTATGAATTTTGCATATTATAATGAGAATTGTGGTATGGCTCCTAGTGAATTAGGTGCATTACCATATGAACAAGAGTTTCAACAGTCTGAGGAAGGAGCGTTTTCTGATTATGGTTACTAATATTTATACACTATCAATCATTGTTGCAATCTGTGTAACTATAGGACTTGTTACACGATCAATATTAACAGAGTATTTGGTTGAAAAAAATAAACTATTGGAGAAATCTAATAAGTTAAAGTCTGAAGAATTGCTAGCTTCTATCGATATAGAAGCATTAGAAGAATCGATTGAGAAATACTTCCGCAAATATATTGATCGATACATCATCTATAACTTTAGAGTATCAAAAGTACTACACATCAACAGTAAAGATCAAGATAAGATGCGCCGGGATCTTACAAAACTTATCACATTAGAAGTATCTGAATATTGGATTTTTAGATTCAAACTTGTAAGACAGATCCAGAATACAGATGACCTTATTGCATTTATACATGATCGTGTGACAGAATACTCTATCGTTGCTGTAGATACATACAATTCTCAATTAATGAGTTAAAACAAAAAAAATAAAAATTCCCACATGCTTTGATTAGCATGTGGGATATTATTTGACTCGGTTAACGACCACTCACTATACACTCAACCATATCATTCATACGATCAATAACTTCGTCTGGTGGTGTATCATCCCAATCGCGAAGCTGCGCACTGTGCATTGTCTTGTTCCAATGAGATCTGTATGGTATAGCAGTTAGATTCCTATTTTGGTAATGACTCATATTAAAGTGTGGACTAAACTCATATCCACCATTACGAATAACTAAAGATCCATCATATATTGATGATAATGGACCATCATATGATGCATTCTTAAGATCATTCTTAAGTTCAGAAAAGGTGTAGTCTACATTATTTGAACGAAATCGCATACAATTATAATATCGTGCAGCATAGATAATATTATTATCCCTTCTAAAGTCTAACACAAACTACCTCCAATCTTTGACAAGATATACATGATAATCAATATGGTAAATATGATTGGCAATACTATCCATCTAGTAGATCGGCTCGTGTTCTTGTAGTTTCCTTTAAAGTAGTTATATACTTCTACGAAATATTCATCTGGTAAGTTGTAGCCTTGTAGTAGTACGTATATATCTTCGATCCCTATAATACCAGAAGGCTCCAAACCATTAGCAATCTGCATCTTGATAACGCTCTTTTTACATTTCCCATAACCATTATCTTCCAACATCTTGTCTACTAATTCTCTAATTTGACGTCTACGAAATGGATTAAATCGTGAATCTAGATCATAGACATCAAACAATATAATTTCACCCATGTAAAAATCTCCGATCTAATGATATAATCCTAATAATATTGTCCATATATTTCTCAAGACATTAAGATTATAGTTTATATCAATCATATCTACAGTAGTTCCTTCCGGTAGAACAGTAACACCTAAAGACATATGCCACAGATCATCAACATCTTTTAGACTATACATAGAAGAACTAGAAAACTCTCGATAAAATCCAATAGGCAGATCTAAATTGATATAATCTTTATAGAATTGATTATAGTACTGGATAGCTGCACCAATACCAGAACGCTCCACGGATCTTACTAAATTTGCCAAGAATCCCAACATATACATTTGATGGAACTGTAATAGATCGTCAGATATACCTTTTACATCAATACTGATCTGATCATTCTGCAGAAATGATACAAATATAGAAACTTCGTCACTGATATACATTGCTACATTTGATATACTCTTTATTCTGAATTCAAATTGGTTATCAAAAAATGAAGTATGCTTTAGATCGTATGGTGTATTGATATAGACAGCATCATTCGCAATACGAATGATTTGACTAGGCTCTATATGATTCTGACGAATCAATTCCATCTTACATTTCATAATACCATCCTGTATGGCATCATAATATGATCTAGAAGTTCGAGTCAGCTTACCAATATAAATCTCTCGATCTCTCTTAGGCAAATTATTGAGATAATTGTACATTGTATCGTCAATCTTGCCTGTTAGTTTTAATGCATTAATGTTTGCTGCCTTACCATCATACTCTACGATCCTACCAGAAGTATATCTGATAGGCGTAAAGTATTCGATTCGGTCTAATATTCCTTTAAAGTTCTCCATCATTTGAATAACTCCAAAATCCACTACTTGTACCAAATCGCTCTCTCATGATAATATCAAGATTGAAGAATCGATTCTTATCTTGATCCAAATTAATCAATCCATATCCAGGATCGAAATCAGATGTTCTGGAAGATAAGAATAGATAATCTTCTTGTGAAGTTACCTGAAATCCTTCATATCCATATCTCTGCTGAATCAGTTTCAGAATCGATTCAATCAGATTCTCATTCCAATTTTCATCACCAGATATAAGATATACATCTTTTCCCATATATAATGGATATATGATCATGAAGAACTGATAGAACGGGATATCATTCTGAAGTATATAATTTGCATAAGCAATATCGAAATCACGATCAGTAAGATATCCAATATTGTTTGGTGGTTGTAGAGTTGCTAAACGAAAATATTTCTCATTCATAGAGGAGATATTGTAAACAATATCTCCAACTACATTACTAGAGTTACCATAAAATAACATAACAATCTCCCTTATACGATAGAAGATATCGGCATAATAACTTTAGGATTCAAATGTAAATCCTTCCTGTACCGATCTAACTCATGGAACTTTTCCTGAAGTGTATTACCAACAGGATTCATTTCTTCTATGAGATCTTTTATTACTTGTGGATTTGTTAACTCAGCATCTGGTGGATACTGTAAGCAGAATTCATATCCATCGATGATCTTTGCAGAATAGATCAGATTCAACCATATAGGAATACATTTATTATCATAATAGCAATTAGCTAATGCTGGATCTTGCTCACCGATAATACCGATGTGTATACCATAAATGATGTACATCTGTTCTACGAACTTCTTTGTTGTATTCGTATATCCTATCTCATCAAAAAAGATAAGAAGATTAGCACCTTTGTACAACGCAGCTATGATAGCAGCAATGAAGAACTGCTGATATGGTTCCAACAAATGATTGTGGTAACTCATATCGTACAATTGTTCATTGCCGTCTGCTTCTGCTATCTTAGCTTCTACAGGAGGTAATAAACATGTTCCTCCTAAGATATTTTTGTTCTCCTGCAAGATACCATCTTCATCCATATTAATAATCTTTGTTGTGCGTAAATCTGCTTGATATATTATATTTGGATTATTCGTTAAATAGATTGTACCTCGTAACATAACTTACTCCTTCTTAAAGAATACTGGAGAATCTGCAACTCGATGCAATTCACCATATATACTTCTACAATAATCAAGGGCTAGTTCGAAATTCTCTTCAGCTGGTAGATCATTATCATCATAAATCGTGATAGATTTGATAGGTGATTCATCAGGATCACTAGATTGAGAATCTTCTACCAATACAGTCCACCGGGAATCATTCGCTAGAAAGCATAAATCAAATCTATTGTTTATATCTTGATAACGTTCACGAATGATTGGATTAACAACACCGCCAGCATCAAGGATTCTAAGATTATACACCTCTTGCTCATTTTTATTTCGCGGAATGTAATTTAGCATTCCACGTTCTTCTAGACTTTTATGAACAATCAACTCTATTTCTTCTGATGTCATTAGCAATATCCTTTCTTAATAATATAAGGTTAGTATAGTTATTTATACTAACCTTATACCATACCATATTACTTTCCGTTTACCGAATACTCATTTTAATATCTCCTTGTCTTTTCCTTACTATTTCTTGTTTTGTTACTTTTGCTGCGAGTTCTTTTGCTTTATACATTGCACCACATCTCTTACAATAGAGATGATTAAACCCTGCATCATAATCAATCTCACCCTCACATTTACCAGAAGGTTGTGTAGGATCTGGTTTATTACAATACAGCTTGTTACCATAATTCATAAAGAAGTTTGATCCAATATCTGCTAACACATATTCTCCGACGAGAAATTCATCGATTAATGTAAACACATCATCTGCTACAGAATAGAATTCTTCTGATCTCATTAGCAATATCCTTTCTTAATAATATAAGGTTAGTATAGTTATTTATACTAACCTTATACCATACTATATTACTTTCCGTTTACCGAATACTCAGCAGCATCTGCTGGTAATGCTCCCGGAGCAATTGGCTTTTCTTCAACTTCATGATGAGATGTAAGCTGCTTCATATATGTAGATGGTACAACATCCACATCATCTACATCATTGTCATCAAGAGCCTTGATAACCAAGAGAGATCCATTCTTATCAGCAACAATATTACCATCTTCATCTCTTACAACATATACACGCTTGTCAGAGTTTGACAATGGATCAATTGTCTTCAGGATCTCTTTATAAGCCATATACTGTGTAACATATGGCGCCTTATCAGAACCATTCTCTGCTAATGTTGCCACTGATTCCGGAATATCTATTGTGAAATCAAATGTCACAATTGGATCCTCAGAATCTGAAATATTAGCAAACATACCAGCTGTAACTTCGAGTGAATTTGGCTTCTCAGGATCATTAATACTAGCACCAATTGCTGTAATAGTATAATTCTTCTCGATGAATTCCTTAACTGCACAGTCTGTTAAGAATTCGATCTTATCAGCTTCATCCTCAATACTATCAATATTATCATTAATAACATCGATTCCATGGGTAACTCGTAACTCAGGAGTATTATAGAATCCAAGATCCTTCTTAATAATCAAATCATCGAGCTTACCAGCGATTATCTCGCGATCACCTTCATCTGTTACATTATCAACAAGATTCTTGATATTATCAATGAGCATCAAGATTCTATCAGTATCTGTTAATTCAGCTTTCGCAGCATCATTCATGAGACTTTCATCAAAGCTGATTGGTGAAGTAACCTTTTTTGGGCTCTCTGCAACAGGTTCTGTTACTGAGACGCTGTCTTCAACATTTTCACCATCATCACTAATAGGATCGCTATCAGCAACTTTCATAACTGCTTCTCTAATATCATCATTGATGCTCCTAGCAACAGGTGTTTCAATTCTATTAGTAACCTTCATTTCTACCTCTGCAATCTTATCATCTTCAACCGGCTCAATACCATTCACTGCTCTCTTAATAACTGGCTCTGGTGCTTTTACACTATTAACATTTGTCTTAACGATTGGTCTAGCTGGAGTGTTAGCAACACCTGTGAATGTATCCTTCTCCATATTTAAGTTCTTTGAGCCACCCTTTACACGAATTTTCATTTTAATATCTCCTTGTCTTTTCCTTACGATTTCTTGTTTTGTTACTTTTGCTGCGAGTTCTTTTGCTTTATACATTGCACCACATCTTTTGCAATACAGATGATTGAAGCCCGCATCGTAATCAATCTCACCCTCACATTTACCAGAAGGTTGAGTAGGATCTGGTTTATTACAATACAGCTTGTTACCATCTAATGGATAGCAATATGTATAATCTAAAAGAACAACACCAAAGTTCTTACGAATTCCATAATTCATAAAGAAGTTTGATCCAATATCTGCTAACACATATTCTCCGACGAGAAATTCATCAATTAATGTAAACACATCATCTGCTACAGAATAGAATTCTTCTCTAGAAGTTATAGGATTCACTCTCTCCGCTAAAGCTATTACACCACTTGGATCAATCTCAAATGTCTTTGGTACAAATGGTTTTAATAGTTGTTGATTGCGAAACTCTGCTGGGTTATCTCCCATACCAACAGAATCATATGCAATCTTTGCTAAGAACGACTGGTCTTCTAAAAAGCGATAAACTGTACGATTTGTACCAGCACCAAACTTTACAAAACCTCTTCGCTTCATAATTTCATCAATGTACTTATATTTCTGCTCAGGCTTTGCAGACAACTTTACAGATGTTGCGATATAATGCAAGTCTCCAATATCTGTAGATGATAGTAGTAATTTCAGTGGAGGTGCTGCTAATTGATCGAAGTTAAACTCTTCAATAGAAGTAGTCCTAGACTTAACTCTGTCTAGTATAAAAGAACGATTTCTATCAATGTCCATATTGATTACCCCCGTATATAGAACCAGGTATTGAATCTATAAATTGGGAGAATCGTTCCCGTTTACTATCATACTCTGCCTCATTAGTATTATGCACACTATATGTGTCCCCCGCATGTTTACCAAAGTTGCAAGTTATATTGAGCGTACCATCATCCGATAGTGTCGCTCCTTTTAATGTACTGAAACTATTCAGTGCATTCTGTTTAATCTGTTTAAAATCTAGATCTGGCAATGCCTTGCCATGTAATATTGAAGGGTCGATACCCTTCTCTCTCGCATATCTTTCTTCTGCCTTCTTCCTAACGAAATATTTATACGAATTGCTATCATGATCATACAAATTACCACCATCTCTACGACGGTGCATTTCCTCTTCCATCTCGTCATAAGCAATCAGAAGTCCTAAGTTTTCAAAGCAAGTATCAGCATCTGCATTAGGATCGATGAATCTATCAACAATTGCTTTTCTATCATAATACTGTTTTCGATAGAAATCAGAATTGTCAAATGGTACAAGACGATCTAAACGTTGTTGTTCTGCAATATCTGGTAGCAATGCTTTCATTGATTCTGGAACTGGTACCACTTTACCATGATATCGTTCTTCGATCTCTGCATCTGTAATATTGCCCCCTGCAAATTTGTGAGCTAGTTTTGATATACGCGTATCAAATTCAATACGTGCTTCTCTAGCTTGATCTTGAATCTTAGAAATTTCTGTTTGGAATTGAGAATCTACGTGGTTATATGAATATGGATTATAGTAGGGGGTTCCGTAATAATTAAAACCATTATTCATATAAGGATACTGATAACCACCACCATTCATCATACGGTCAACATTCTGCTTAGCTGTTTGCTCTTCTTGAGATTTCCAAATATCAATCTCAAGTTGATCAATACGCTCTTCAATATCTAATGGTGGTAGATACTGACCATTTCGATTGAGTGCTGGTATGACAACTGTTGATGGTAATGCTTGTTGCTGTTGCAACATTTGTTGATAAGGTGTCTGTTGTTGGTTATAATATGGATTAGAACCCAAGCCAATGACTGGTGGATTCATAAACCCTTGACCTGGATTCGGGTTTGTATTATAACCATATCCTCCTGGGAATTGCTGCATTATTGGCTGTTGGTAACATGGTTGCTGATTCATCATTACCTGGGAGCGATAATTTGGATCATAGTCCCACTTACCAAACGATGCCATTTGAGCTGCATCATCAGGAGGAGAATTGTTGGGAGAACCAGTAACAGGTTCTCCCGTGTAGAAATCCACTTGTTGAAGTGCCATCTAATTAACTCTCCTTCTTTGATAATCTGTGTGTTGTCTGCTACTACTATCAAAGATATAGTATATGATTATTTTAGAATTTACGATTAGCTTTATCACTAAGAGTATCATTGTTCTTGAAATCAAAAATATCACCAAATACAGTATGATGTGTCATCTGCAAATTGTCAATAATTATGGTCTCAATATTTGATAATAGTATTGGCTGCATATTGGCTATAATTGGTTTAAAGTATAACCGAAGTTTTCCATCTAAATCATAAATAATCTCATTTACGGATTTAGGTGAATTTTCAGACAATTGCATAGCCATATCAAGCAAACCATCTGATGTGATACTAGATGCTGCCCGATCAACAGCATACGAAATAGAGCACAAGCAAAACACTGTAATTTGTTCAGAAACATATTTGCAAAATTTACAATATTCCTGAACTGATTCTTTGAATTTTTCTTCATCTAACTGAATCATTATAGGTGTTGGTGGATAAGATGCACTGCGAATAATTTGTTGTAATCCTCCTAAATCAAAACACTCATAGAATGTTTTACATATATCACCAATTAATGCTGCTGCAGCATTCACATGGAATGTATTTGCAAGATCATTATAATCGATCATTGAGAAGAATGTGTTCCATGTGATATTCTGAATAACTTGTGCAGTGCTCATTATTGACATATCTTTATTATTTGCATCTAATGCTGCAATATGGGTATGTCTTAATTCACTAACATTTGGAGCATCCTCTACAATGTGATTGTTAAATGACTGCATAATCTCCATAGGAAGAACAGATAACTGCTCACTCGTATGACGCTTATTATCGAAGAATGTTACTGGTTGAATGATCTTTTCATCTGGAAACATCGTATTATTTGTGCTCTGAATTTCATTCATGTTTGAAATCCTCCTTGAGTAATTTTAATTTTGAGAAGAAGTCTTTTACCTTCTCCTTAAAAGTCTTAGGTGTATCTATATCTTGATCTTCTGATGCCAGTCTTTCTTTTTCCAGATCTGCTTTGATATTTTTCTTAAAATGATTTGGATCTTCTATCATATAATTGACCTCACCTCCTTTCTCACAAGATGCTTATTACACCTCAATTTCTGTGCATTCCTTAAATTTATCCTTGTCAAAATTTGGCAAGTTGAATATTTCCTGCTTGTCTTCTTCTGACAATTTGTCCCACCATTTCTGTTTTTCTTCTACTGTGACCTCGAATACTTTATAAAATCCACCAGCTGTTTCGTATTCAGGATGCCTTTGTTTTTCTTCTTCAGTCATTTTGTTTGCTGGGACAAAATCAAGATATGCACAAGGACAATCAAACATTATTCCATATGCTTTTGATTCCTTCCAATCATCAATAGTCCAATCACTTTCTTTGTCGAACATTTTGATCTTTGTGTTTTTATTTGTATTAAAAACACCGAAGTTTCCAGTGCCGGAATTCCAATAACCGGAATTGAAATCGCCCGAGTTATAATCAAGACTGTTTCCATTGCCAGAATTGTAATTACCAGAGTTACAATTACCAGCATTGAAATTGCCAATGTTGCACATACCAGTATTTCCAGCACCATGATTACTATGTCCAGTATTGAAATTACCGAAGTTATCAGTACCGGAATTACCATGACCGCAATTCCTATAACCAGTATTATCTGGTTCACTATTACCTTTCTTCTTCCAATCTTCCAATACCTCTTCTACAATCCTGATCTTATTTGTACTGTACTGGATATTATTATTTACCACCATATCGGCCACATTCCCAAGTACTTCAACTTTACAAATTCGTACAACCTCACTCATTACATTCCAGCAGTAACAATCTGAAATCGATTTATAAAATATAAACCCTTGCTTGAATGGAGTTGGCCCACCTTCTATTTCGTACGTCTTGCCTACTTCATACTGCTTACCACAATATGTCAACTCTTTGTAAAATGCCATATACCCTATCATTGTTTATACCTCTTTTCTTTACTCGTTTTTATCATCTTCTGTGAAATAATCTGCTTTAATCTGCTTCAATAAGTCTGCATCTTTACCAGCAGAAAGCTGATGTTTGATCGTGTTGCCTGCATAGCTTACATTGTTAAGATCTAACATCTTAGCTGCTGTCGCAGCAACCTGCTTAAAAGCATAAGATAAATCCACAATACATGAACTAGCCATATCACGTAATACTCCAGTCATATACGTATACCGGTTTAAAGGATTCTCTAATACTGCATTAATCATATCCTCTTCCAATGGATAAGATAACATAAGATGACGAACCTCTGTGTTAAAATCACTATCACCATACATCTGTGCATATCCATCTGGTCGATTTGGAAAATTTACATATAAGAGAATTCTATTCTCAAAGATATCCGTAACACTGGTATCAATGACTCTTTCAAGTAACAAATCGAATCGAACTATCTCTGGTAAGACTTCCGGCTTATTAGGATCTGTATTAATCTCAGCCGTAAGGTCAGGGTATGCCGCTCTAAATATTATCTCATCAAAGTACTTGTTAACAGCATTGCGAAGATAAGTTAAGTCCTGAGCTGTTAATCCTGTAGGAACCTCAAAAGCATCCTGCATGAACTGAATCATCTTATAGTTTACCAGATCAGTCACATTAAGTGCTACATATTCTCGAATCTGAAATAACTTATTACGTTTAGAATCATACTCAACACCTTGACGAAACGAATTCAGAGAAGCGGATCCAAGTCCTCTTGATATTATTTCGTCATAGATAGTGGATCTCTCCTCGTGTCCTAATACATCAAGATCGTACCCAGTTGTAAATAATTCATTGTGTTCACGTGTCTTAACAGGTTTGCCATCAGCATTGACATTGTACGTGATTGGAGCAATCTGCTCTAAGTAATTAATATTGTTCATAAATAACCTCCTTAAGTATTAACCATTGTATCAAGTATATAGTATATGATTAATTTGAAAATTAATCAATGCTACTAGTTGCAAAAAATGATATTGGATCTTGATAATTCTGTGTATTGAAATCAACAGCTGCTAGTAATGCCCTAGATCGATAGTCTACCAAGTTATTGTAAGTACAAAGATAAGCAATCAGATTAATATCAACTTTAACACCTCTAGGTATATTGTTCAGCTTGCAAAATGTTATTGTTGCCTTCTGTATACTATTAGGTGAGTTGTCCGTATGACCCTTTATATGATAGATATTAATATTATATCCAGATTTGATCATATGGTCCAATAGATGAAAAGCTTCAATAAATACTTCCTGATTAGCAGCGGGTTTATTTGTTGTCTTAGTATATAACATCTGCTCTTCTGCCACATATTTCCAACTGTGGATATACGTTGTTAAACCCGATATAGATATATCAGAGTCACTAAATATATTAATGACTCTGAAATTATTCTTATAACGATTTGCTAAACGTAAAGCGGATCTTAAACCTTTTATCTCACAATTGTTATTTGTAGCACCTTTTGCAAATTTATATACAGATTCTATTACACGATCTTCAGTAACAGCAATTGCTCCATAACATCCACCAATACTCTGATGCTTCTCATTTAACATCGAAGCATCAGAAAATATGTTTAATGTATATGGGTTATAGAACTGCTCATATTCGTACATTATTTACTCCTTAACAAAACTTATCACCTGGCATGATAACTGCTCCTGGTTCTAATGCAATAGTCTGACCATTTCCATTTTTCTTTGAGAGATCAACTTTGACATCAATAGATTCCTTATCCGTAGTTACCATCTGCTTCTGCTGCTTCTCTAACATTTTGAGCATATTATCATACTTGACATTCAACTCATTCTGCATACGATTCTTTGCATCGAATGTTATATTGGTAACTGCTCTTGCGGGAACAACTCTTGTCTTCTCCTGAGATACCTCATATTCTTCCAGATAATTGCTGTATAATACATGATCATCATCATATTCCGGATTGATCAGATCTTCTAATCGTACTTCATCATCTGTTAATCGTACAACTGGTACTGTCTTAGAATTAGGAAGCAGTATATACAGACTATATGTCTTATCAGGATGTAAATCCCATTGTCCATATTTAATATTACCGGAGAACTCTGACTTCACTCGTTCAATAGTATCAGACACTGATGTAGAAAATACACTATTCAGTGAAAGCTTCAGATTTTGTGCGCCACTAGATTTTCCAAAAGTGATTGGTATAAAAATCTTCATTGATAATTTATGGTTACATGTATAATATGTAGGTGGAACTATCATATTATTATTCACATCTGTAGCATCTATAGCAACAATCTTAGAGTTATATGTAACGTCTAAATCGTTGTGTCTATAACCAGCATTATTCTCTTCTGTATTAGGTGCTTTTGCACTAACAATGATAGAGTTCAAATCATCAGATAACTTGAGATAATATGTTGTAGCAGATACCAGATTATCGTTGATAATATTATACTTACGCATCTTAATACGCATATCTGGATCATAAACTGAGAATAAGTACTGTGAAATATTAGAAAAATATTCTGGAATATCGTCTCTTTTAACCGTAGTAATAACCTGTGTTCCTGTCATAGAATTAACCTCCTAGCTGAATTGTTAATAGTTTTGAGCACCAAAGATGACATCTTTAACTCAGGATTAAGCTCTTCATCTTCTGCTATCTTTGCCTCAATATCATCCCGTAATTTCTCAATGTCTGCTTTGATATCGGGCTCATATGTGAATAATAATTCTTTATAATTACTATCTGCAGATTCATCTAATATAGAATCAATAATTGAATCTATCCTGTCAAACCATTTTGATAAAATTATATCTTTGATATCATCGATATTGTTGCTATAGGCCCTAAATGTTTTCTGTGTATTGAGAAAGATAGTTACTTTATCAATCAATACATAATATTCTGGATCAGTAAACTCTACATACTTTCCCATATTCTGTTCCAAATCATCCATGAACTCTTTACATCTATCAATAATATTCTGGAGACTCTTTACAGTTTCTTTACAACCATCATAATCTTCTTTATCCGCCAGATTTGATATAACCTCTTCTGTTGAAAGATTTGCAAAATCTGTGCATAGCTGATTTATTTTGGGACGTAGAGATATGTACTTGTCGATTGATTTGCGCATAGCTTCCCAGCAAGATATATAAGCAATACGTGTGCTTAATAATATGCTTCCAGTGTTTATCATAATATGTCTAAGCTGATCATCGATAGACAGCTTATCAATCTCTTCTTGATTAAGCATGTGGGACTCCTCTGTAAATTTAAAAGCCATATTAATCAACCTCCATTTCCTTATATTTGCCAAATATATTTCGTTCTGCATTCTCCATCTCTAATCCACAACTAGGGCAATATTTATGAGCGTGCTTCGGATCTATAACAAGATCATGTCCATCAAATTTTCCCCTAAATTCTGTTTTATATTCACATTCAGAGCATTTACAAATCACAGTGTCAGATACACCAAAACCTCTATCACCTATTTTTATCCACTTACCTTTCTTGCGTGTGGGTATTGCAGGTGGTAAAGACATTATACTGGTTGTAATTTCTTTCCATGCTTGTGGAGATAATTCACAATCTGTATTTTCAATAGCATTGATGCAATCTTGCACACTCACTGCTTTTTCACAGTGTTTAATCGGGGTTCCTTTCTCATACTTGTTGATAGTTCGGATAAACAAGTCAATCATACCATCAACCACGCAAGGGTCTCCTGCTAATGCTTGTTTATCAGCTTGCCAATACCATTCTTTTATCTCGGATTTTATCTTAACGAGAACAGAATCCTGTTTGAATAATTTGAGTGCCTCTTCAATAAATTCATATGTGTTACTATTTTTCGAATCATTGTTCACTTCAAGGAACATTTCTCCATAATTTATTAATCCTTCTCTTGTCATTATTCTACCTCACTCTGCATCAGAATCTCTCTTATCTTATATATCTGATTATCAATATCAACCAATTTATCATATAATTCTTTTGGCTCAATATCTTTCATAATATTATGCAAGTTTGCTCTTATATCAATCACTTGCAAATTGATTTGTTTCTCTTTATCTGTCATTCTTCCCCCGTCCTCCTTAAGCATAGGACTATCCGCAGTTTGACTAAGTTCTACATCGTATTTCTCACATATAGAAAGAAATAAATCTTTATCAAACATCATTGTCTTCCTCCACTACCATCAAATAAACAATCTGTGCTCCATTATTAGCACATATTTGTTCTCTGATAGCTGCAATAGCTGTTGACACAGCTTGATAATATGGTTCTTCTTTTTCATCCTCCATCAGTATACCTCCTTTTGCTTCCCTATCTACTCCATATAGGAAATGGTGGATATTTGTCTATCCGACCACAATAGTAATCAATTTTTAATTTATCATATACTCTCCATAAGTATTCAATATAATCCATTTTTATTTTCTCCTTTCACCAATTGGACAATAAAAGTTTCCTTTAAATACTTCTTTGGTATTTAACGGACATTTGCTTTCAGCACCAATACCTCTGCGATATACTCCATCACTGTCCTTCCAATGTTTGCAATACTTACAAGTAACGATATCTACTAGAGGGCATTCATTATGTTTACTTTCGAGATCATTTTTATCTATATACTTCATTATTCGACTACAAAAGAATCTTGTACCATCGGCTTTTAAGAAAGGGCAACTGATACAGTCGCCCGGCATTTTCATCCCTTCGATTCCTACCATTCTTTATTCCTCGCTTTCTTCACGAGCCTGCTCTTCATTATTAGCAGATATCTGTTCTCTGATAGCTGCAATACCTACTGACAAGGCTCGATAATATGGTTCTTCTTTTTCATCAAAACAACTATATTGAGATCTTAATTCACTCAATAACTCAATATTTTTCAATCTCTCATCTCCCATTATTCCATTCCTTTCTTATATGGCGCGTTCCACCAACTTTCTCTAAACGCAATATAACCTAACTGTGCACTCGATATGATAAACACATTCCCTAATTCATCTTTTCCACATTCTACATTAGGAAATATAACTTTAATCATATCGCCGTTGGTTGCTCCCTCCGGAATCAGAATTACACCTGCTGATGGCTCTGTTTGCAGTGCCTTGATTGCCATGCCAAGTGCTTCTCGCTCCTTGGCAGTTGTTCTATCAAATGTTCCAAATACCAAACCTTTAAGTGTATCTATCATTTCTTCATAACTCATTTTAATTGTATCCATATCCCTAGTCATTCAATCACCCCCTTATATGGTGCGTTCCACCATTTCGCCAATTTCTCACAACGAGATATATACACCACGCTAATTAAAGTGTAACAAATATCTTTGCCAAAGATTTTTTTCAACCACATCTTCATTGGTCATTCTATCTGAAATAGGAATCACGCTTTCATCAATTATATTCAATTCTTTCATTGTTTACTCATCCTCATCATCTTGCAAACCATTAAAATTTCCATATAACTGTAACCACAATTCCTCTAATTGTGGTTGATGTTCAGCCTCATAGATTTCGACTTCCTGTTCACTCATTCTTATCTTACCTCCTACACATTAATGGAACTTCAGTTTCCGTTTTGTCCATCGAAAGTACTCGTTATAAGCATCATACCTACTCTGGATTGTATCGATATTCTTTCCATTCTTCTTGCACCAATCAACAAAACAGTTCCAGTATTGGCAGTTGCCGAATTCAGGGCAACCTGCTCTATAGATGCAGTTAGGAACTAAGACAGCAGCCTCCAGAGGATTAGTCTCAGAGAGTTTAATTTTAAAATCTTCTCCCAACCGCCTTGCTTTACCTGCAGCTTGCAAACATAGTCTTTTTCTGAAAGTATCAATCAGGTTCTGCATATTAGCATAACCATCAAATGTTACCTTAGCATCTTGAGGAGCCTTATTCCGATCATACTTATCTTGACGATCGTTTCTCTGGCTAGAGATGAACTTCTCGAACTTATGCCTGCTCCATTCAGTAGATACCCAGTATCTAATGTTCTGCCATGACCAATCGAATTCAATAAGCCGGATCGGAGAATGCTCTGCAATGAGCATTGCCTTAATAAATTTCTTAGTTGGTTCTTTCTCTGTAAATTCTTTCCCTACTGTTGTCCGACAATGATTTTTTACTGTCTTCCAATCATCAATAATTCTGTTAAATTTTGTTTTCATATTTCCTCCTTTTATTATATACTTTATATGACTCATTCAATTCCTTATTAAGCTGCTTCAATCTCATAGGATTTTTCTCATGCTTAATATCTTTTTTAATCTCTTCCGGAGATCTTGGTAACTCTAAGTCTGGAAGATCCACATCTAACAATTCGAGTTGTTTTTCAATTGTTGCAGCCACATCATCGATAACATTACATACCTTTTCCATACATTCCTGTGCATTTGTGTTCAGTATTACGGCTGCATCATATAACGTTTTTTGTGCACGCTCATCTATTCCTATAATTTTAATTGGTTTCATAGTTATTCACCATCCCATCCACTATCATCTTGTGAGATATTAAAACTTCCATATAGATAGCTGGTGTCCATATATAACCCACGCTCTAAATTTTAATAATTCTTCTTCAGAAAATAATTCTCTATGTAGTACATCTTCTAAACTAACGTATTGCTTATCAACAGTAATATTATTCTCCTCTAAGAACTTCTTAGAAGAATAATATGCTTTTGGTATATCTGATCGCATTGCAAAAATATTATTATTAATCCTCAACATATCAAAATCAATAGATGTATCAATCGTATCATTGATCATATGTTTGAATATCAGTGGATATTCACTATCTTTCAAATCAAGAGATTTTAATGCTCTTGCTGCCAGCTTATATCTCTCCAAACTAACTAAATTTCCATTGTGTGCATCTTTGTAGATCATGTCATCTCGCAATAGACAGTTGATCCACACCAATTCATGACAATAATAAATATAAAAATCCACTTCCAATTCAAATAGATTGAAGACTGCATATATTATGTCATCTCTAATATCCTTTCTTGGCAGTGTTCTATAGTTACAAAATTCAACTTTTGGTGAATTCATATAATCATGAATCATAACATCATTTATACTTACCATATAATATACCTCCTAATTTCAATTAATATAAAAAGAAGAGGGACGAATAATCCCTCCTCTCTTATTAATTGATATCAACCAATAAAATATTTAAGCAATAACACCAATCTGTTATCCAATGGTAATAAGTGGGCGAACGCCGCCGGTGCTGGCGTTGACGTTGGTGTAGTCGAGAGACCCATCAGTATTGACACCGCTGAAACCGTAGTAGCTGCCGCTGCTAACGTATCCGTAGACGTCTCGCAGCCAATACCAATTATCAATGCCTTTATCAACTTCGCCATACTTAAAGCCAGGTAACTGTTCAGTATCATCTCCGGTATCATATTCATTACTATTTGAACTATCTACTGTACCAAATACCTGCATCTGACATAACAGGTTAGCCTTCACGCTATAGTACCCATTATCAGATGATATGTAAGCATTAGGTGATGTATTATCAGATGTAGCATTAGATAACTTAACTCTACGTTCTAATAGATGATCACCTAACACCTTCTCAAGATGAGTAACAATGTTAGGTATTGTTTTAGCATACATCATATCACTATTAGCATAACCATGACAATCAACATTGCTACTATGAATCTTACTGACATCAATAATTGCCTTTGGTACTAATGTAATATGGTGTTTAATTAATGGTGTGTCACCTTTGCCCAGCTCGGTATCTACCCCAACAACCTGCCATATATCATTATATGCACCATCCCTAATGAGAATCTCTTCTCCCAGATAACAACTAAATGTACCATCTGTACCAATACGTTCACTTACAAACTTATCAGCATCTTCTAATGATGCTATTGTCGGCCTTGCAATATTTGTTCCTTCACTATTAATAATGAAAGCTGGTAACATATTACGTCCACCAGTAGACACATTATTATTGTTTAACATAATCTCATCCTCTCTTTTCTAGTAATAACAATTATCTATCTTTCATATTACACATTAGTCTGCATGAAGTACTGCTTCTGCTTCTCTTTAATACGTTTAATTTTATCCAGATTCTTCTTAGTGTAGTTGTTACGACCAAGAGATAATAGTGTCTGTGCACAGATAATTGTATCTCTTGAAACAACTAGATCACTATTGAGTTTACCATCAATACGAGAGATATACATAGCATTCCTTGGATTAAAGATTCTATTTGTTCTCTCTAAGAATGTCTGGTTAATAATATGGAAGATATTTAATACATCTCCGTCAAAGTCTGCACCCATTGACTTAATTGCCTGTAATGGTACAGACATTGTTAGTGTGTCTGTATAACCTACACACCACATCTGCAAAATTGATCCATAATTGCGATTTACTTTAGTATTTCACTAAAGACTAGACTATATCTTCATTAGCTTACTTAATGTCTACCATTTCGGATTAAAGGGACTTACCTTCCCAAATGCCCTACCTGTAACCATAGGTTATATATGATTACAGGCCCTAACCTCAGGCATATGAATACATATTAGATAGAATCTAAGAATGCATTATGATGGCTTCTTGTATCATGGGTCTTATAATTACAAATATTTCCAATAGTTCCTATGGAGACATTTGGGAAATAATTTGATTGAATTTCTCTATAAGACTTACCATCTGCGTTGAGCTTTCTTATAATATCTGCATCACGATCAGATAACTTCAACGTGTTATCGATATTATAATTAAATGCATTCTTTTTTCTATCTGGATAATAGTTTGGATCTACATGAGATTTATTTCTACATATATTTTGAATAGTATTTACGGTAACATTAGGAAATTGTGCATTGATAACTGCATATGTATGACCATCCAGATACATCTGACGAATTGTATGAACATCTTGCTCAGATAATACATATGACTGGAATGTATTAGTTACTTCTCTACAAGCAATTGAGTTTTCACTATATGTTGACCATTCCAAATTATTCACGACAGTTCCATCTGATAGATGAACATTATATCTATTATCCTTCCTATTGCTATTAATATGATTTACAACCAAATCATCAGCATGTTCATTTGGCTCAAATGTTTGCATAACCATTCTATGTGTAGAATATTTTCTCTGATTCTTCTTTCCAAACTCCGATCTAAGATTATAATAGCCGTAGCCATTTGGTCTATAAGATTCTTTCATAATTTGTTCGCTGTAATAATTATAAATTCTGCCATAATTACTAATAGCATAATAATTATACACACCAGGAGCAACCTCTTGGGTTAATGTTTGAAATATCTCACCATCTAATTTGTCCTCTGGTTCTATAAAATATGGTTTAATTATTTTTGGATCAAATAATCTTGTTCCTTTTGGACAACCTAGTCCAGAACCAGTAAAACCATTCTTAGTGGTATACCGACCATTTACATAGCTACCGCTGTCAAACTTTGGATTCTTAGTATTCATATTTATATCTCCTTATAAAAATATTGATAGTTACAATAGGAGATATTTACCTTTCGGATAGTCGTTGAACGTTCTCCTGATATATTATATAATATATCGTACGGAGCTTCGCTGCTGATCGCGGATTGTACGCCAAACCTTAGGACTTACTATCGTCCATAGTTCGATCCAAGAAATTTTTTCTGTGTTTCCATCTGGCATTCACGCTCGTCGTTTCCAACCACGTTGTAGCTTCCTTGGCTTTACCTCATCGTCCCAGACAATTAAATAGATTTCATCTCACAAAGCATATTATTGATGTAAGCATCCTTGCGAGATCAACCAGTATTTTTATTACACTATCGTTAAGCAAATTCTTCTATTATAATTATGTACAGTGTTACGTATCATTGTACAAAATTAATATTCGACTATGTAAAACCCTTTAATTTAAAGGGAATTATAGAGTTCGCTTACGAATAGCGTATAATTACGCTTTTATACGTCTTGGGTTACGATTGTGGGGTTCCGGTTAATTATTACTGGTAATCCTTCTGGGTTTGCGTGGATGATGCTGTCAATGATCTCTGCTATACGTTCATCTTTCTTGGCAATAGCTCTTGACCATTTATCATATGCATCAGAAGGATTGATATTATAAGATCTGATTAAGATATTGATAATCTGCTGCTGCAAGCATTTAACCAGTTCTACATATGGCAGTTTAACTTGGTCTACTCTTAATGTAGCATCCTGACGAATAACTGCTCGACATGAGAAGTTAAATCGTCCGCCGACAAGCATTCGTAACTGACCCTTCTTACCTGTTAAGATATTCATAATCTCGCTGGATAATTCCATGAATTTCATCTGTACTTTATACAGCTCGGAATTCTTAACGATCATATTCTGGTTCATTTTTCTCTTATCATTATTGATAGAATGAACGTGGTGATTGATCATGTTATAGATACCGTTTGTTGGCTCGAAGTACATAAATGAATCACGGATATCTGCAGGTCTTAAGTGTGTTGTGAATACTGGGATAGAATGACAGAAGACAATATCTCTATGTCTCTTGATCTCATTTACATAATCAACTTTCTTTGGATTCAGATTAAAATAATAATCCAAAATCTCATCGAAACGATTATAAAACTCTGTCATACCGATACCATAAAATGGCTCTTTATCTGGCTTGAAAGCACAAGGTGCTTCAAATCCATCCTGGGTAACTTCTGGAGAATAGTGAATAATATTCTCTAACTTTGATCCCTTAATATGTTTTCTCTCGGTATTATACTGAGAAGATCCCATAATATAATCTAGGGTCTCATAAAACTTTGGATGAATAATATGATATTGATCTTTCAGAATAATCCATCCAAACATATTGAAGTTATCGTCAACAAACTTAACCTTCTGACCACAACGTGGGCAAGTTAAATTACGATTGATACGTGACTTCAAATATCCACACTCACATGAGTATCGATCAGCAAACTCATTGACATCTCCCAGCTTCTGACCGAATTTGCTAGAATAAATTCCATCCGGGTTTTTGATATCTTTCTTGTTTGTAGACTTTGGAGAAGAGATTAAGAAACCATTACCAGTTGCTAAATCAGTTTCTGCCTCCTTGTCAAGATCAATGATCTCAATACCTGAATAGAACTCATATTTGTCTGAGTGTGGATAGGTTAATGTAATCTGTATCTGATTATTTTTTGTATTCTTATCCAAGATAGTTTTCCTTCTTTCCTGAAATAATATCATAGTTTCTGGAATAAACGATCGATCTTTGGATATGTAGTATCATGATCTTTTGAAGTATATTACCTATAAGCCTCCTTATACTCCTTATTAAACAAATCTTCTAAGTTGTTGGAGACTTGATCACATTTTGGAATTGACATATTGAACAATGCGTCAAGATCCTTAACTTCCTCTGGAGTAAATGGTGCGTTGAGCTTTGGTCCATCAGGAATTTCAATATTCTGCGTACGAACTTCATATATTGTGGAATCAGCGTGACGCTGATCACTAAGAGTTTCCAACGCAGTCTTATTAGGCTTATCAACTAGATTATTCATTCTGTCAATTTCCTCTTTGTAAGACTTGTGCAACGCATCTCTCATACTATCGATAATAATATCTTCAAATTCATGTCCGATATCTTTACGATCGATATCTTTAATAGCAGTAAACAGCGCGTCAATACGATCATCATCATCAGAATTCTTAATGCGATCGATTGTTTTGATCGTATCGAATAGCTTTTGAGCTTTATCGAAATTTAACATATAGTACCTCCATGTAAGCAATAACCATTTTATCCGCCGTAACTTAGACGAATATGTTTACTTTACTCCTGTAATAACAGCAGTGATCTCTCCACTTCTTTCTGAAATGGCTTTCTGAATTGCAGATACAATTACACCACGAGTATTTGTATCCATCTTATTAAAATGAATAGTAACTGTGTCATTTGTAATTGATTTCTTGATCTGGTTTAACTCTTTTAAAGAGTCCTGATAAATTGATACAGATTCCATGATATGAATTTCCTCCTTTCCACATATCAAATCTATAGTATATGATCATAACACAATTTACTTCGTACGGTATATCGTGTTATATAAAAGTAGTAATACTGGTAGTTTTTGACAGAGTAAAGTACAAAATGATTATATACTATATAAATGATATGAAGAGTTAAGCATAATTATTAAACAATCGAATCATCATACGCAATCAAACTTAAGAGGCAGCAAATGAGTTTACAGTATATAACAACATTATCTCTTCAAACTGAATCAAAATGAAAAAAAAATAATATTATACTTGGAGAATGAATTATCGTAAGGAGCAATATTAATGGAGTGAAATGAGTTTATGAATATATAATAAAAATTAAAAAGAACAACCGAATTATATCGTGCAATCTATATTAATGTAAGAGAATGAGCCAAAAGAAGGGAACAAAATTGGAAATGTCAATCGAATCATTAACTGAAATAACATTATCTGAACAGAATGAGCCAAGAAAGGAAAACAAAATTATGTTTATTAATCGAATCAAAATGAGAATTAATATTATACTTCATGAATGAATTATGATAAGAAACAATATTAGTGGAGCGAAATGAGTTTATGATAGGAAACAAAATTACTACTTCCAACTGAATCAAAATGCGAGTCAACATTATATTCCTTAAATGAATTATCATATGAAACAATATTAATAGCGCGAAATGAGTTACATTGTTACACAAAACACGAAAAAGAAACAAATCACGGTAAATGAACAAACTTAAAATCATCAAATGAGTTATCGAGACTAACAAAATTATTGAACAAAACCGAGTTGACAATATGCAATAACATTATACTTCATGAATGAATTATGGATTGAGATAACACTATCAGACGAAAATGAGTTATACCACTGGATAAAATTAGACGTGTGGATCGAATTATAAGTCCCATCAAAATTATGAAAAGGAAATGAATCATGTTGTATGATCAAACTTAATAACATCAAATGAGTTATAGAAATAAACAAAATTATTAAACAAAATCGAATCACCACATATGACAACATTATAAGGTTCGAATGAATTATGGATTGAAACAATATTATCAGACGAAAATGAGTTACATCTACATACAAAATTATAGGAGGATAATCGAATTACATTGTATGATCAAACTTAATCACGGCAAATGAATTATTGATAGCGATAATATTAATGGAACAAAATGAGTTATAAAATCCGATAAACTTACATTACCGAACACGAATCAGCATACAGATCAAAATTATAAAAGAAAAATGAGTTTTAAGGAAGAAACTAAAATTATAGCTACCAAACGAATCGTAGGAGGTATCAAAACCAATGATTGTATAATGAATTAAGACTAGTTAATAACATTATCAGACGAGAATGAGTTATATAGAGTTGCAAAATTACACCAAGAAAATGAATCATCATACGTGATTAAACTTAGGTCCAAAAAAATGAGTTAATGGAAAAGAAAAAATTATAGATTGTAAACGAATCATAGGAGGTAAACAAAATTAAAAGCTAAAGAATTAATCATCAAACCTACCAAACTTAAATGATACAAATGAGTTATCTGATAGAAGCAAAATTAAAGCACGGATACGAATCATAGACATAGACTAAATTAGAGAAAAATGAATGAGTCATAATGGTCGAGTAAATATTAATGATAATAAGCGAATCATAATATGTAAACCAAATTATTTGAACAGAATGAGTTATATACATCAACAATATTACTTAATGATAACGAATTACTCCTATCTTTCAAAATTAATAGATAGCAATGAGTCAGAGTTTCCGACAAACTTACAATAGGAATACGAATCAGAGAAGTAACTAAAATTAAATCGCGCAAATGAATTAACACAATTACCAAAATTATGGATAAGTAAATGTATTTTTAAATGACTAGATGGAAAGGCAATTTATATGAGTATGAAAAAATCTATGTTAATATGTAAAAAGTATGCTTTGTTAGGAGCATCAAAAGAGATAAGAGAGCAAGCAAAAATCGATATAGAACGATTATCTGAAGATAAGGATCGACTGGTTATGACGATTTTTGATCATAATTTCTATATGATCAGTGTGGAATTAGAATCTGGTCCTATATGGATTGGAGTGCCAATTGGACTATTCCGAGATTCTATTTATGCTTATATCTTACCAAATAATAGGGAACAATGTTTAGCAATGATTGATAAGGAGCATTATTTTGCAATCAATGTTTTAAACTATTCTACAAAATCTAACTTTGCTACAAGTAAATGTGATCAGGGATTTGCAGTTACAATGTATAAGATTTTCAATAGTACCGAAGATCTTAATACGATTGTAAAGTTCTTAGAGACTAATCGTGATATCTTTGTAAAAGCAAATAAGATGAGAAATGTCAAAGAAGCCAGAAAGATGATTCGTGATTTTGAAAATCGAGAATTCAGACGTAAGATGAGTTTTCTAGGTGTAATGCTATAGAATAGATATTGAGTTACTTAATCAAACAAAATTACATATGAAAATCGAATTCTGGATATGCATCAAAATTACATTTGATATATGAGTTAGCGGAAATAGCAACATTAGAAGTGGCAAACGAATTAGAATGCGAAATAACATTATCTTAGTAAAATGAATTAGAGTATGAAACAACATTAACATTACAAAATGAGTTTAAAAATGTATAATCAAATTACAGAACGAAATCGAATTCTAGATATGCATCAAAATCACATCTGATATATGAGTCAAGAAGGTAAGACAACATTACAATTGATGAACGAATCATGACTGGGCATGAAAAACATTATCATACGTAAATGAATTACTTGAGCGGATAAACATTATATACACAAAATGAATCATCATACGCAATCAAACTTAAGAGGCAGCAAATGAGTTTAAAAAGTGCAATCAAAATTACGACATATAATCGAATTAAATATAGAGATAAAATTATAATTGAAAAATGAGTTATAATAAGCGACCGAATATTATCGTTAGAGAACGAATCAGGAACACCTACTAAATTACAACAGGCTAATGAATTATACTGGGCATGAAAAACATTATCATACGTAAATGAATCATCATGAAGAAATAAATTATAGAAGTCGAATGAGTTATGAGATAGAAGCAAAATTAAAGCACGGATACGAATCATATCGTCAACCAAAATTAATGATGTTTAATGAGTTTACAATATATGACAATATTACAGTTTCTAATCGAATTAAAGGTAGTGACTAAATTATGAATAACTAATGAGTTTACAGTATCTGATAATATTACAATGCTAAATCGAATCACGTATATAAACTAAATTATGAATGGTTAATGAGTCGACAAATATAACAATATTAGCAGAGGATAACGAATCATTGCAGCTAACTAAAATTAAATAATAAAAATGAATCTTAAAGAACAACCAATATTAATTCCTCAAAATGAACCAACAAGGAGAACAATAGTATATCTGTTCGAGTGAGTCAATGGCAAAAACAATATTAGTACCAATGAACGAATCAATGAGAACAATAACATTACAAACAATTAATGAATTTTGAGAAGAATACAAAATACTCGATGTAAATGTACTATGTAAACAACATAATAATCAGATAAATTTGCATTGAGGAGGAATTGATATGTCTAAGCATTATCACAATAATAACAAAGAAGAAAACAAAGATGTGGAAGTTTCTACTATTCAGGAAGAAGTTGCAGAAGAAACTCCTGTTGTTGAAGAGAAGGTCAAGGCAAAAGAAGCCAAGGTAGAATCATCTGTATCGGAGTCTACACTTATTACAGAGCTCAAAGATCTTGAATCGAAGCTCAATAGAACACGTAATAATGTAGAGCGTGCTGTTATTACAGACAAGATTATGAATTTACGCAAGCAGATTCATCTATCTAAGTACGAAGAAGCTGAGAAGCTGGTTAAGAAGACAGAAGCTGATTTACGTAAGAATCATAAGATTAATCGTGGTGAAGTTATGGGTGAGATTAATCTCTTCATTCGGTAAAATGAAAAGAATAATCCCTAGGCGTAATTGCCTAGGGACCTTTTTATTTTTTTGTATTAATATTGAGATGTAACCTGATCATTAATTGTAATGATTGGGAATTCTTCATGAAGATTAATATTCTTAGCAATACCATTAGCAAGGTCAAGTGTTGTATCCTGCATAATATCTTCACCATATGAAGGAACATTTGCGATCGCTTCACCAGTTGCCATATTCATATACTGGAAGTATTTATTACCAGTTGATGCATCATATACAACTACCTGCTTAACGTTAGGATCACGCTCGTAACGCATCAAGTTCTGTTCCGGTGTTAAGTTAGCCATATATCCCATATAACCAACATCTGCGATAGGACCACCCTGCTCTACCTGAGCAGCATTTAATGTAGCTCTTACAATACCAGAACCATAAACAGTTTCATCAACCTGTGGGATCTGAGGAATATTAGGTGCACCCTGAGGATTCTGTAAGAATGCTTGATACAGATTAGCAACATATGCATCATCGTTCTGATCAGCCTGAGAAGCACGAATATCTTTGAGCTTCTTGTAATCAAGATCGTTAGACTTTGTAATAGAGTTATTGATTTCTTTGATAGCAGAAATTCTGTTACCAATAAGGCTACCAACATTCTCAGAGATACCAACAAGAACATTGTACTTATTCTTCATAGTACGACTATTCTTGATAGAGTTAAACTCTGACATCAATTCTCCATTAAGAGCATCGATCTGACCAATAGTCTCACGTAACATACCTTCAGTCTCACGATATGTATATGCTGTTGGTGTACTTTCTACTTCACCTGATAATTTCTCTGGAGCAGCAGAAGTATCAGCACGATCACGGAAGATAGGAGCAAGATAATTCTCATCCTTAGTTTCTTCGCTTGCTTTCTTTTTTGGTCTACCACGACGTTTTTTCTTTTCTTCAATCTCTGCATCGGAGCTATTATCAACAGGTACTGCCATCTTACGAGCATTGTAAGAATTATCTACATTCTTACCCTCATCCACAACAGTGAAAAGATGCTGCTCACCGCCAGTAAATACCGGCATATTAACAGGCTCTGGTTGACGCACTGGTTTGTAGACCTGCTGTGGTTGCTGATTACCACTAAAATTTGGTGCCTGGAATCCTCCAGGAGACATAGGCATACTGTAATTATACGGTGGCTGATCAATGAAATCCATATACTTACCTCCTTAAATATATTAAAGTTATTTTTAGATATATACTATATCTATGAATTAATGGGATGTGTATCTATTTAAAAGCTAGTATAAGAAAAACATCTCATATAATGAAGAGAGGAGCTTTACGATGATCAAAGAATTAGAAGTAACGTACCCAGAAGGGTCAGATCTAACAATTTTTAATGCCTATTATCAACGAGCACAATTTGAAGAAGGTAAAAAAGTAGCAGATGATTTTATCGATCTAATATACAGAGATAATAAGACTGGTAAGAAGCAACACAAGATCATAACTAATCCGTCTTATACATATTATATTATGAAGAATCCAGAAGAGATTCCAGATTATAATAAGTTATTTATAGAGAGAGATAAAGTGGAACCAGTTGAAGTTCCATTCAGGAAATTAACAGCAGATATTGCCAAGAGAACAGGCAATGAAGCATACTACAAGAATGCAATTGCTACAAGAGATTTTGATGCACAGAATAAGCTCCATACATTACCACAAGTATTCTTTAGTGATTCTAGTATCCAAGATCATTATCGATTCAAGTTTGCTCAAACATATTCAAACAATGTACCGAAGTTATATAAGGGATTCTTCGATATTGAGGTTGATGGTAAATGGGCAAAAGGTGATTTCGTAGAGCCTGGTGAATGCGAAATCAACTGTGTATCTTATCTAGATACAAGAGAGGATAAAGTATACACATTCATCTTAAGAAATGATAATAATCCACTGATCGATAAATTCGAGCAAGAGATTCGTAGTGGTAGTTTCGGATTTCAGGAGATTCATAATTTTATACGGGATGCTGTTGGTGGACAGGATCAGATGGATAAGTATCATTTGAATGATACGCGATTTGATTTACGATTCTACGATTATGAGATTGAATTGATCAAAGATTTATTCAATACAATCCATCGATGTAGTCCAGATTTCGTATTAGGATATAATAGTAGCAACTTCGATCTTCCATACATTATGCAGCGTATTATAAATCTTGGATACGATCCAGCTGATGTTATGTGTGATCCTAGATGGGAGTGGACTGAGAGATATATCAAACATTATGTGGATCAGCGAAATATCAACGAGCTGCCAGAACGTGGAGACTATACATATATTGCTGGATATCCAATATTCATCGATCAGATGATTCAGTATGCTTCTAGACGTAAAGCTAAGTATGGATCTATTAACTCATTTAAATTAGACGATATTGGTTTAAAAGAAGCCAAGGTACAGAAGTTAGACTACCACCATATTACAAACTCTGTAACAGAGCTACCTTGGATTGACTTTAAGACATTCGTCATCTATAACATCATGGATGTTATTGTACAGGATTGTATTGAGTTGCAGACTCAGGATATAGAATATATCTTTACAAAATGTATTGCAAATAATACATCTTATGAGAAAGGTCATCGTCAGACAGTATATCTTATCAATCGAATGGCAAATGATTGGTACAAGATGGGATATATTCGTGGTAATAATGTCAATAAATGGAATAAGAAACCACCAAAATATATTGGTGCGTTAGTTGGTAAACCATTAAACACATCGGATTATGCTAAGATAAAGGTAGATGGCAGAGCCTTATGGATCTGCGATAATCTACAGGATTACGATTAACTATAGTCGCATCATATGAGAAATCATGTGTTGAATAACTCTTCGAAATTGCTGGGAAAGGCTAAGGCTCTCTTGCCTATATGGAGACGAAAGTCGGAAACAAGTAGAGAGATGATATAAGGTGAAATAAAAGCCATTGAGTCTGATTAACCCAATGGTCCTAAGTATTGTTAACAATGTTTGATCAGCAGCTAACCTAGAATACATATTCTAGGGGGTTCAACGACTATCCTCGGAAGAGGAGTAGAAGACCATGTGGCTTCCAAGTGAAGAGTACCGGTAACAGGTAGTGATATAGTCTCGACATCTTAGTAACACTAAGAGCAGTTCCAATGTGAACGGCGCAAGCGTAACGAACTTGTGTGAAGACCCGTATAAATCACTTTATCCTAGCATCATGCTTGAATTTAATATTGCTCCAAATACACAGTATGGAAGACTTGAAGTTTGGAATGTATGGAAAGCAAATGTTGTCAATGGTAAATTATTAGAAACTGGTGAAATTGTAAATGGATCATTCTGGATTAAAGATCCAAACGGTGCACAGTATACCGGAGATAAAGAATTAAAAGATAACCCAGAAGCATATTCTGTTGGCTTATATGCTGATCAAGATTACACTGAGTATATTGGATCAATTGTATATAATTCTGAAGTTATTCAAACTACAGATCTTCAGAAGATATATGATCATGAGAATACATATTTTGTCGATAAGTATTCTAGATCTGGTGAATTCTTTGAGAATCTTACAACTGATAATATCATATCTTTTGCTCATAGATGGTTCCATCTTGCCAATGTACAAGAGATGATTGAAGATATTGATGAGTATTATAGTATGAGAGGACTCGGTCAGTTTAGTAATCTTTATGCTGCTGGATTCCAAGGAAATAATGGAAGAATCAGTCCAATTATTCCAACATCTAGTGGTATCGAATCTCCAGTAAGATTTACAATTCCAGGAGTTCATGTTAAACCAGTAACATTCTTATCAAATAATCGACCAAAGGAGTAATAATGTACGAAAGAGTTGTCGATGATAGAATTCTCCAAGTGAAAACACTTGGAGAAGCTCTTATCAATAAAGTATTATTAGATCAAGTTAAAGTTATCTGCTACCAGAAACTTGTAGTATATAACGTTATGGGTGCTGCATTATATGTTGTACCTCTCAAAGATACAGAAGATGTACCATATCCAATTATCGGATTTAATTATAATACGATTGACGAAAATGGTACATCTTATATTCCATTATTTCCAGCGGAGTTCCAGCAGGAAATCAATCAATACAGTTGGTATGCTGGATTAATGACTGGTGATCGATTGATAGCAAACGATGATAATGTTCGAGCTAGTGAAGAGTTTGAACAATTGATTGCTATGAAAGCTGCAGATGGTATGAAGTTCTACCATATGCCTAGTATCAATACTATGGAACATCCTGTATTAGTACCTATTATGACAGGATTTCCTAATATTAGTAAACCAGACAAAGCTGGAATATCTGTATTTCGGATCGATGATACATTCCAATTAGTAGATTTGAGAATCTTTAAGAAAAAGATTAATCGTGAATATCAAATTCTATATCGTATCGTTGATTTATATAAAGATCCTGACTTATTACCTTATTTGTAACAGATGAATTCCACTTAGGTATAATACAATCTAAGGAGGAATTCACGATGATTAGCAGATTAAAGTGCAAACCAATACAGCAATTATTGCATCATACCAATCAGGTATATCCACATAGTGAGTATATTGGATATGATAGATATCCAGAACAATCAGAGTTAGTAGGAACTACTGTTACTTTGAGATATAATGACCACAATAAGATTGATCAATCGTTTGAACCAATGAAGTTAGTATCTTGGGGAAGACCATATGATGATGTCATTGATCAACCTAGAACAGATGATAATCCTGATTTCTATGATGCAGATATTGCTATAACAAAAGATTTTATAATATTGAGATATGATATTGTAGAACCATATGTATTTATAGCAGTACGTACAGATTATGCACTGATATTAGTTGGTAGTACACTAGATGACCAATATACTAAGATAAACATTCCATATACCGAACAGAATGTTCCATATATTGGTCTTGAGTGTACTGTTAAGTTTTCGTTATTGGAAGATCAAGATCGCAAAGGATATATTGTTAGAGCAGATGAGGGGGAACCATTCTACTCTGTAATATGTATAAACGTTGATGGTAAAAATCGATATATCTTGGGAGATGAGTGTATGGGCTTAATTCCGATGAATAAAGACGGTGGAATTGATTTACCCAAGATCATCATGAAACCTGATGAAAGATACTATATCGATCTTATTAAGCCAATTATTACAGGAGAAAATCATGATAATTAATCCAGTAGAAATACCTAGCCAGGAGCAGATATCAACGAAGAAGAAATATTTCGTTGATGATATCGCTCCAATCGCTATACAAAAGATCAATATCTATAACTATTCTGTTTTATTTTTTGCTGAAGAAGCATGTTCGGAACTTACAAAATACTTCCAAATCCAGCTTATTGTTGAAGATGCTGACTCTAGAAGATTCTTAGAGTCATTAGATATATTTACAGGAAACTACATGCCATTAGCAGAGATATCAACTAAAGAATTATATCAGTCTAGAATTAGAGAAGCAAACAACTCAAAGATCTATTCTACTGATTTTCAGATTGAAAAGTCGAAAGATATCAAGAGGTATTATCATAGTACAGCTATTTATAAGAGTGGTAATTCTTATGAGTTCTTGGATTTATATATGCCTACGAATATCTATTATCCATTCTTGATCTATCTGAATGATTTCTTAAAGTTGAAAGATAGTGTTGATGTTATACGGAATCCATTATATACCAAAATGAAGGTAGTAGATATATCAAAGGTGACATTGGATGGTACATATAAAGATGGGGATTATCATTCTCACTATTCACTTGTTGGTGGTCACTACACATATGGTATTAATGTAACAACCAGTGGATATGTCGGAAAAGAGATGAGGAAACCTCTTGAGAAGGTTACCTTTGATACATTATATGGTGATTCATATGAATTAGAATATTATACAGAACGTAGAAAAGATTATTGTATATTATTCTCTGATGTAAAGAATGGTAAATGGTATGATACGTACATCTTCCGCATTAACAAAGAGCTATTAACAGAAGATACTGAAATATTTATAAGGGAGGGAGTGAATGCATGATCATAGTACCGTTAAATAAAAAGGATTACCGAATTGATCCAAACAAAAAAGTGAGGGACTGTATAATCTATGGTATTGTCCCACTATCAATTCATATTACTCGTGATCAATCTAATGGTAATTCCGAATATGCTATTATTAAATTCTTATGCAGGGAGAAGACTGGTAGAATGTTTACTCTTAGTGCAATATTTAATAATATTGAAGATGGTGATATACCAATTATACATGATAGTGGATTATATTTAGATGAGAATATTAGAAATGCTCATCACGCATACTTGTACTCACTAATCCAATCATCTACACCAAATTATGTTACCAGCTTTTCATTTGTTAAAGAAGAGAATGGAATGTATTTTGAAGCTATTAAGACTGGTAAGAATAATCATAAGGATGAGATCGCTAATCTACATATCACATATGATCATTTTGCTATGATTGATCATATTATATCTTATTACGAAATACCATCTTATTATGATGATATTACAGAAACAGAATTCTTATTTTCTCATAACCTGATGGTAAAAGAGAGTGATTCTATTAGCAATGCAATCATTGTAGGTAGTGTGAAAGATTCTAATACGAGATTCTTTGAGGTTTTTAAAATTGACAGAATCGAAGCACTTGATATTATATATGATTCTGATAATGCATTATCTCGATTCGATAAGATCAAGAAGAAGTTTTCTAAGAAGAGTTATCAGAGAGATATGATGTTCCACATTAAAGTGGTTACTCATGATACACAAGGTGTCGTCCGCGCAATCATTATCAATGTAGGAATCGATGATATCAAGAATGGTGATTCATTTGTCGATTATACTTCTATTGATGACGATAACAAGATACATGATCATGAGCTAAACTACAAGAATAAATTGCAGAATAATATGTCAGTATATTCAAATGATTCTGAAAATTATATTTCTGGAAGATGGGTTTATGGTATTAATTCTCAGCATAATCATGCAATCTTCTTCATACCACATGATGTATATAGATCATTCATTAAAGAAACATTTGAAGTGTAGACGGATGCGATGGGAGGTAGACTTTTGGTCTACCTCCTACCTTTGACAAAGAAGAGAGCAAACCTAAGGAGAAGATCTTAAATTTACCCATTATATAATAGTTTAGTAAATTATTACCAATATAATAGTACCTGATGTATCTACAGTCACCAAAAATGGACGAACTTCTATATAATACTAATATCAGAATAGGAGGTAAACATCCATGGACGGAGTATTTATTGTATTTGGGCAAGATAGTTTAGGCAACCGCTACTATATTTCTAATACGGATCCTCTCATTTGGACACCAAACTTACATTGCGCTCAGCAATTTCACTCTATTCTAACAATGTGTAACGAGATTACACATAACTATGATAATTATCATAGCATCAAGAGAATGATCAATAGTGGTACAATAAGTAGTTTATGGTTTGCTCAATATGAAGATGATTACGAAATATCTATTAAGAAAGTCATGTAGAAAAGAAAGAAAATGAATCCCTAGTGTATTTCTACACTAGGGATCTTTTTGGTGAAAGTCTTGTAGTAATTAAGCCATATCCTCAGCCTTGTACTGATAGTTAGATGACTTAATGATTACTTTATTTGCTCTACAAACCATTGTAAGGCAAAGCTTATCCTGACGTGCTGGATCGTTGCTCTTATAAGAAACAACAGTAGCAAAATAACATGGATACTCAGCAGTGATCTTAGCAACGGCTTCTACACGATCAAAGTCTGGATTATCAGAAGGATCTTTAGCAAGCTTATTCATTAATCCAGTAACAGTATCATCGATAGCATCAGTTGATACAAAGAGTAACTCTGTGAATTCTTTTGTATCATCAAACCAGCTTAATCTTGATCCCCAGAAGTATTCTGATAATCCGATGATATCAGCCTCTTCTACACGACGACTAGAAAGAGAAATTGGTACCAGTGTGAGCCCAGACTCCTTTACACTCTCATTGAGTGTATCATAGTCTATAGCAAAACGAATTCTGCTAGTAGCATGAGCTGCATTGCTGATAGCTGTCTTGATCTCTTTGTAATTAACGTCATAAACATTTCCCATCTTAGTAATCTCCTTTTCAGAATTATATTATTGCAAGCACTATTACTTGTATTCTATTGTTAGACTTGTATTATTTTTTAATATGGTATAACTATATAGTAATCGGATTGGCACCTCGTATACAATATATCCGATTGTGTTTTTTGGCAATTTTCCTACTACGTAACACCCCAATGGCTATTATACCATTGGGGTGTTTGTTTATAACCAAAATATAATTATACACTATATAATTGGAGAGAATACATATACAGTACTACTCGTCTTGGGAGAGGGGATGATCATTATGATGATCAGAGTAGGAAGTATATCTCTGATCGAGATAGCTAGAAATAATGTGAGGGAACAACAGTATTATGAGGGAGGTAAGAAGATCGACAAATCAGAAGATTGTACATTTCAAAAGCTACTAGATACTGAGATGACAAAACTGAATAAGAAGTAAAATTGGTGGACTGTTTGTAGCAGTCCACCTTTTTATTTTTTGTTATAATAATAGAGATTCCCAAGCATTCTCTACATTAATAGCAGCTTCTGGCTCATCATTACGTAATCTTGGTTCTGGATCTTCCTCAGTCATATTTGGATCATCTGCAACTTCAGTATTGATACCACTCATCAGAGAGTTCTGACCAGGTTTATTCTTATTCAATATTAGTTTGTGCTTACGGTTGAATCCTTCCTCTAATGACTCTTCTACTGATTCTTTGATAATAGAACGTAACATTTCCTCGGTATACATATACTACTCCTCCTATTGTCTATCTGCTACAATGGTAATTACAAATACAAAGTATTTTAAGATAGCTTTGAAGTAACTCATTGCTGTAGCTTTTCTTGTCTTACGTTTTCTATACTGCGGCGAGTTCTCATCTAACCAACTAATGATAATCTTCTTCTGCTCAATGATAATTGGATTATGAGAATTAGGCTTTGGTTTTAAACTATATGTAATAAATTTAGGCGAATTGATATTACCACCCTTATTATTACTGAGATAATCACAGATAATAATATTGACAACTCTACGAATATCATCCAAATTATCTGGATCTCCTAAGATTGATTCAATAATATCACGAATCTCTGGAGAACGTACCAGATTATCTTGACAACGGTCGCAGATATCTACACTAACAGATTTACTAGTTAACCAATCCATAGTTCCTTCTGTAATACGAGCAGCATATGCAGAATCATTATCTGTTAGATGGAAATCATCTTCATCTAAGCTATCTGTTTCGTAATTAAGATATAGACGATTCTCATATGCTTCCATATATAATACTTTAATATTATATAAGAAAGATCGGATACGCTCCTTAATCTGCTGAATATGTTTACCACATTCATCATCGCTATTCGGTTTCTTTAATCGATCTTCATATGTATCTAACCATGTCATAGACAACTTACGGACAGCACCAAAAACAGATCCTTCTTTCTTAAGATCGTATTTATCTGTCAGCATGTTATTAACAACGTAGTCCATAACTGCTTTATACTTTCTTGGTGCAACTTTAGGCCATAAGAATGCATGAGTTGATGCATAAATTTTCCCTGTAAAGCATAAATAGATTGTGGTAATCTCTGCCTTTTTACGATCATTATGCTTTAAGAAGTATCGGATACACATTAACAGTGTTTCGATATATGCTTCCTTTGCACATGTTGGATTATACTTAATATCGTAGAAGAAACAGTTTCTCATAATCTGTTTTACTTCGCCTTCTTTTATATTAATAGATTTAAAGAATTCATCTACATCGGACTGACCATAGAAGATTCGATCATATGGAGCGATCGCATAAATTTCATCATGTCGACGCTCTATAAAACGTCCAATATATCGCACCAAGTTATTTGCATTAGTCTTGAGAGATTTCTCAACCAAGGGATATAATGATTCTTCAAACACTTTAGAATCATCGGAATTTTTCATCGTAGCCATTGTAAGACCTCCTTTTATACCAATGTTTGATTTGGTTATATATTATATTTATGATCTTGATAGATAGTATAATCTCTACAAGATCCACTTTTGGATACTATAGAGATATTTTGCGATGTAGTAAACTACTACCAGACCAACAATCTTATAATTGAATTATCACGTTAGGAGGAAATCATTGAGTTTATCAGAAAGAGAAACATTTCTAAAGATTTTAAAAGACAATGATTCAGATGAATTAAAGAATTGGATCTTAACTAATGGGAAGAAACCAAAGGTTATTTGTCCAATTGAATTTATTACTAGAGATAATCTAGAGAACAAAGGAGAAGATAGTCATGAGTAATTCTGTAGCATTAAAAGATATAATGGAAGAGATCAAAGAGAAAACATCAACCTCTAACCTAATAGCTATCAATCGTAGTGATGAAGTTAAGGTTATGCAGGCTATGATTAATGATCCAGATTTTACTGTTGGAATTTATGATAAAAACCTTGGATATATTGGTCAGAGATCTCCTCATGATGAAGCAATGAAGTTTGTTAGAAATATCATTGTCGGAACAACCGGATTAGATCATAAAGATGCTGCTAATTTAGCAAAACGATATTCTTTCACTAAGAGAGATGCTAACTTCTTAATTACAAATGCAAAAGACTTCATTAATGTCTATACAGATACTGGACGAAAGATTAATATTGTCCAGAACGATGTAACAGAAGCTGGGTTATACAAGAAAGTAATCCCAGCAACAAAGAAGAATATCCCAGATAATGAAACTGGAAAAATGAAAGAGATCACGACAGTTGAGTATACGAAGCTGATTGCAGCTAGTAAGTCTCCTAAATATAATAAATAATAATTAGGTGAGCTAGAGATAGCTCACCAATATTTTATTTTTTTTTTATTAATTTTCAAAATTTGTTTTTTTTTTGCACGTATTTATAATGATACTATTTCTAATTACAAAATCATAGGAGGAATAATGTAATATGAATAATGAAGAATATCTTAGACAGATAGTAAGAGAAGCAGTAGAAGATGTACTCTATGAGTTTAAGAGTGACATCGCTGCCAGCTATGCTGTTAGAGATGCTATGGATCGTAATAGTGGGAAGCATCGTGCTAGTAAATATATGACAAAAGAGGATATCCGTGACCAAAGAAGAGCTACTTTAGATAATGCTGCTAGAGGTGGATTACGATCACCAGGAAATCGCACACCAAGATCTGTACATAATATGAAGCAGAAGAATAGCGTTGATAAAATTAATGCAAATGCTGTTAAGAATTTCAGCAGACTTCGTAGAACAGATAACAACTATGATGATTTGATATAATTATAGCTGCCCTAGAGGGTAACACCTCTAGGGCTTTATTTTTTGTCAGGGTCAACTTAATATTAATAATAGAAGGAGGATAAAGACTATGCAAGTTCCTAGTTTTTCTAGAATAGATGGTAAGTCTCTTGTATATGATAAGAACGATGGTTCTATATTTGAATACTATGTACCAGAAGACTTCTTTTCTAATACAAAAGTTTTCATAGCTGCCATTGATGGTCAGTATGTTACATTTATTGGCATCTGTAATTATCAGATCATAAATAAGTCTGGTAAAGTGACAGAGTTTGGTACATTTGATTGTCCAACAATGGTTATGTGTAAACCATATGAGATCGAAAAAGTAAAGCATATTACATTAGGAGATGCTAAGGAAGCTGCTGATTATCGAGTGTTACGATTTGGATATAATGATGAGATTATATCAGAACTACGAGTACCACAGATGATAGATAACGTAGAAATATTCTTCAAGTTAGCAGTATTAACAGCGAAGATACCCAATACAATTTCTTATGATAAGATTTGGGAGATCTTTATTGAGAATGGTAGACTGAATGGATTTAGTTATAACCTAAATGCTCAGCTATTTGGTATTATTGTGCGAGCAATCTGTAGAGATAAAAATAATATCAAAGTGCCGTTCAGTTATACTGATATGAAGGATATGCACGATTATCGATTGATATCTATCTTAAAAGTACCAAACTATATATCACCATATGCTGCAGCAACATCACAGCAGAACTTTGATGAGCATTTACGTTCAGCAATCTTAATGAGAGATGTACCAGATGAAGAATTACCAAATTCTCCAATTGAAAAAATTGTTACGCAGTAATTTATATTGGGGTAAGAGTGTAAACTCTTACTCCTTATAATTGTTGAATTTAACATAAGTATAAATCTAGTGTTTTAAATTTATTTGGTATAAAGCATTAAAAATCTAAATGAAGGAGGAATATCAAATGGCAGCACCAGGTACTTATGTGAATTGGCATGATCTGTCAGAGATTAACAACAATGTGGTTGCTGATGTCGTTGATGACTCACCACTTTTTTGTCAGGTCTTCTCTGCTGATAAGGGTACAGAAGAGCTAACAATTATCTCTGGATCTGACAATTTTGATGCTATGTATGGTAGCATGAGTTTTGCTCGTCATGGTCAGTCTGCAATCCAGGCTAAGGCTATTATCGATGCTGGTGGTAGATTATTCTGTAAGAGAATTGTTGCAGAAGATTCTACTCTTGCAAACCTTATTGTTACTGCAACTGTTACTGGTTCTGAAGGATCAGCAAAAATTAAATACGAGACACAGAGTGTTTCAGGATGTAAATCTTATAAAGAGGTAGAGCAGAAAGCTTCTGCATTACTGGATGACAATGCAGGTGTATATCCACTCATGTTCTTTACAGATAATGGTCGAGGTGTATCTTCTAAGAGTGTACGTATCACTCCAGATTATCAGACATCTAAGACAATTGGTAAGACATTCTATACTCTTGTAATCTATGAGGGTAATGATGTTATTGAGCGTAATGCTATCAGCTTAGATCCTACTGTTATTTACCAGGGCAATGCTTACAGACTGGATGAATCTGTTGGTGTTCAGGTAAAGGGACTTGTAGATGATGCTGTATACGAGTTATTCGTAAATAAGATTGCAAAAGCTCTTAATAAGTCTGGAGATGAGATCCGTAACAACGATCTGTTATATGGTTATACATATAAGGGATCAGAGTATGCTGGATTAACTATTGATTCTACAAGTGTTGATCTTGATGCAACAACAGGTGTAGCCCTTGCTGAAGGATCAAATGGTGCGTTCGGAGATGCTCCAGTAGATACACCAGCTTGGGAAGCTCAGCTCAATAAGGTATTCACTGGTGAGTTCGATAATCGTATCTTTGATGTTGATCAGTACAAGTTTGCAGCTATTGTAGATGCAGATTATCCTAGATCTACAAAGAAGGCTATCTTTGATCTCGTAGAATTCCGTCAGGATTTCGTATACTTCAGAGATTATGGCACAAAGGATCTTAACTCTTTCTTAGAGATTAAGGCTGCACATGACGGCTTTATTGATGAAAGATCTCGCTTTGTTGCTGATTATTTCACAACATATCAGATCAAGGAGCCGACAACACGTAAGAATATTACGGTTACAATGCTGTATGATCTTGCTATCGATCTCGTTGACCATGTTGCTGGAGGAGCATTCAACCCAGTAGCTGGTAGCATCAATGGATTTATCCTTCCTAATGCTATCGAGGGTACAATCAACTTCACTCCAATCAATACACCTTCTATTAATCAGAAGGAAGCAGTAGATGAGCTGCGCGTGAACTATGCTATCTTTGAGGGAAGAGATTGTGTTGTACAGTCTTCTTACACATCTCAGGATAGATATACACAGCTTAGCTATGTAAACAACGTTCTTGCTATTCAGACAGTAATGCGTGATGTACGTAATACATGTCCTAAGCAGCGTTATGCACTTTCTACAACTGGTGATCTTCAGGCTTATGCTGATGCAGTTAGTGAAGTGCTCAGTGACTATACAACTAACTTCGATCTGCTTGAATTCGAGTACACATCAGACCCACTTAAGGAATCTCAGAAGATTTTCTACGCTTCTATCAGATTTGCATTCCTTAACTGGGCTCAGACAGAAGTATTTGATATCTACGCAGTGAACAATGACTAAGAAAGGAGGTAAGTAACAATGGCTAATAAAGACAGTGGTTCAATCTCTACTGGTAAGGGTATCTTTAATGCTTATACGATTAAGCCAAAGTCTCTCACACAGTACACGGCTTTCCGTGGTGTTACCGACTTCACTCAGATTGGTCAGTTCCAGCAGTACGAGAAAGGTTTCCAGTTTTTACAGGTAATCAATCGTCCTAAGTTCTTATCAATGCTTGCAAAGAAGGCAACAACAGATACCATCAAGAACATGAATATCTCATTCGAGCATATGCTTGAGTATGAGTTCCGTGGATTAGATGGTCTGCCAGATATTCAGGCTGATACTCTTGAGCTTACAGATGGTATCAATACACAGCGTATGGTATCAAAGGTAACTCAGGAGACATCTGCTACAATCTCTATGCAGTATTTTGAGAGATCTGGTGGATTAATCGAGAAGTATTCTGAGTACTACCTTACAGGTCTTCACGATCTTAAGACTCAGGCTAAGACTTACCATGGATTGATTCAGAGCGGTGATTTGTCACCTTCATATGCAAACGAAGTATGGACAATGATGTACTATGTTACAGATTCTACAATGCTTCGCCTTGAGCGTGCAGTACTGTTAGCAAACTGTCAGCTTACTAAAGCAGACTTCTCTCAGTACAACGGCAACCGTGATGCAATTGGTCAGAACGTTGAATACACTCTTGAGTTCAACTGTATGCCAATTACTGGTTACTATGTAGATCGTGCAGCTAACTATCTTCTTGGACATGATATCACAGGATACCATTATCTTAATAGCAGCAAGAATAGTGCAGCTAATAAGATTGCTAAGATGAGCAAGACTGCTGACAATCTTACATTCTCTGCAAGCTCTGTTGATTATAAGTACAAGGTACTTAAATCTGAGCATAGTAACACTGGTGCAACTGATCTTAAGACAGCTTACACCAATGCTTCTGATATGTAAGGTAAACATTTAGGTATTCCCTAAATACTTTATACTAAATAAGTTATGGGAGTGGGGTGTTAAACTCCACTCCTATACTTTTTTAATAATTTGATACGGTGAAAACAATCTGATAATTGGTAATTTAGAAAGGTTGTTTAATATGAGACATATTTTTTGTATTGTTGGTGAATCCGGTAGTGGGAAATCCACGTTATATAATAAGATTTTAGAAGATAAGACTTTCTGTAAAGATACAAAATTAAAACCATTATGCTATGGTACTACTAGAGCACCACGTAATGGCGAAAAACATGGTGTAGAATATTACTTCTACACAAAAGATGATTTTAGCAAAATACCATCTGAAGATTTTATCGAGAATCGATATTATCATACTATCAACAATGGGAATGTGAATTACTTTACATTAAAATCACATATTCAGTATGGTATAAGTGATGATAACTATATTGCCACGGCATCTCCTGCACAGTATCGTTCTTATTTAGAATGGTCAAAGAATGAACAGGATATCTCTGTAGAATTACTGAGAATTGAAGTTCCGGTTATTGAGCGACTTCATCGTATTATGAGTCGTATGGGAAGTAGCAGAGATGAAGATATCTATGAGATGTGTAGAAGAATAACTGATGAGAAAGAAGAGTTTGATACAAACTTAGGAGATCTTGAAAAAGATCTAAATCATATGGTATTTTTGAAGAATTATCATAATGATGATTTAGAGCGAGTTATTAGTAGTGCCTGTGGGTTCATTAGTACAATTACGTATAAATAGATCTAAAGAAAAATATGTACTACATAGATCCCTATAATGGGGTCTATAGATTCGTACTTTAATATAAAACGACTATATGAATTGAGAAAGGAGACAATTATGGCTGATACTACGAATAATAGTAATAGCGATGATAACGAGTATAAGACTCCTCGTAGTATAACTCAGAAGCTAGATTTATTAGATAGCAAAATGGATAGCTTGTATAAAGATATCTATTTATCCAGAACAGATGATACACATAATTTAGATGATATCATCGATAATATGGATACAGCGATCGATAAATTACAATTCAACGATACAAACTCTTCTGGTGTTGTAGAATTGCTGCGAAGATTAGAGGGAGGATCTAAATCAAATACAGAAAAACTAATGTCTTCTGTTCAGGATTTGTTCCAGAACGATAATCTTCTAACAAATTTATTTGCTACGGAAGAGATTCATAAATTTATACAGGCAGAGAATTACAATTATGATATGATCTGCAAGTATATGCCAAAACTATTAGATGCCTTGGAGATCAAAAGAGATAATGTATTATCATCTGATAATTTCTCTAAGAATTTTATCAATCCAAAGTATACAAAGACATCAAAGAAAGAGGTTGCCAAATTTACAGCAAACTCAAAACGATTAGAAAGAATCTATGATTTTCAGGATTTTATTGATCGTGCATATATGAAGACTTCTAAGTATGGTGAAGCATTTGTATACTGTGTTCCATATAATACTGCTTTCGATCAGTTATTAAAGAGACGCAGAATGTATGGTCACCAGGGCGGACAGATGTTACCACAGAATCGTTTATATGAGAATGCATATATTGATGCACCTTCTAGAACAATTCTTGAAGAGTCTTATGCAGTTACATCTGATTTCAAATCATATGTAAAGCAGGTATCTGAAGAAGCTGACATTAGTGAGAAGTCATTGATGGAAGGTATGCCAGATTTAGGAGAAGTAACAATTACATTTAATGATTCTGGTATGATCAATTCATATATAGAAGAATCATATATTGCTACAGAATCCGAAAAGATTAAAGCTTTTAAATCATTATCATCTTTACATGAATCTAACAAGATGAGTGGTGAGGTTGTATCAGAAGCTGGAAGTAGCAATCAGAACCAGATGGTATCTATTTTTAAAGGACACCCACAGAAGGGTAGACTTAGAAATACGGCATCTGCAGAAGGTTTAATTGTATCTTCTATTGACGATGATTCTGCAGAGAAAGTAACTAATATTAATGGTGCTGTATTGGAGATTCTTCCTAGGGAAAATGTAATTCCAATCTATTTTGATAAGAGATGCGTTGGATATTACTATCTTGATATTATGGAAGATCCTGGTAAGTGTGGATTCTGTGGAGGAAATCATACAACTCCTGGTATCACAAACGCTGCTATGTTCCAGCAGGATATGTCTGGAGAACAGCAGGAATTAGTAACACGTTATATTGCTGCTAAGATTTCTGCTCAGATTGATTCTCATTTCATTAATGCAAATAAGGATTTAAAAGATGAGATTTATGCTGTATTGAATTACAATGATAAATTCAATGTAACAAAAGCTAACAATATTGCTGTTACCTTTATCCCAGCGGATGATATTGTTCATTGTTACTTTGAACTGGATGAGCATACTCATCGAGGTATATCAGATCTTAGAAAATCATTAGTACCAGCTATGTTATACATCTTATTATACTTAACAGATGTTATTGGAAAGATCACAAGATCAAATGATAAGAGAGTATACTATGTAAAGCAAAATGTAGAGCAGAATACAGCTCGTACTATGATGAATGTAGTTGCTCAGATTAAGAAGGGTAACTTCGGTATGCGACAGATTGAATCAATGAATAATATTCTAAATGTCGTTGGTAAGTATAATGATTATGTAATTCCTTTGGGTCCTTCTGGTGATCCACCAATTCAGTTTGAGGTTATGCAAGGACAAGAAGTGAATACTCCTACAGATCTTATGGAGAAGATGGAAGAAGCAGCAGTTAATGCTACTGGTACTCCATTTGAATTTGTAAATTCTACCATGCAGCAAGATTTTGCTACTAGATTTACAATGAGCAATTCTCGTTATCTGAAAGGTATTACAACCAGACAGAGAAAAGTTGAGAAGTTTGTCTCTAAGATCTATACTAAGACATATAACTATGAATTTGACGAAGATAATGCAGAAATTGAGATCATCTTACCACCACCATATTATTTAGCATTACAGAATAATGCTCAGATGTTTGATAATGTTAATAATATGGCTGATAAGATTATTGATTCTGAATTATCTAGTGAGCCAGATGAAGTTAAGTCTGAGTTTAGAAAAATCTATGTACGAAATATTCTTGGTACATATATTGACTTTGATGATGTTGACCGTCTTACACAGATGGCAAGAATCAACGTTGAAGTTAATAAACCACCAGCAACTGCTGATGGTGGTGCTGACGCAGATCCAGCTTCTATGATGGATGATGATTTCTAATACAGTGACCCTAGGTAGTAATACCTAGGGTTATTTCATTTGAGAACTCTTAGATAAATGCAACTTATTGATTATCATATATAAACTGAGGAGGTTTTAATATGGCTTTAACAGGAGAAGGAGCAGCTAAGTTTGCAAAAACAATGCTTGGTACTCCATATATCTATGGTGCAAAGAACCAGATTGTGACTCAGTCAATGGTAAACAGTTGGACAAGAATGTATCCATCTGTATTTACACCAGCATATTTAAAGAAGATTAAGACTAAGAAGCTCGTTGGAAAGAGATGCTGTGACTGTAGTGGATTACTGTATGCTTATTCTGGTAAGTTATATGGTACTGCACAGATGTACTCAATTGCTACAAAAAGAATGTCAATCAAAGATTGGAAGAAATTCCCTATTGGTACATCTGTTTGGAAGGAAGGACATACCGGAATCTATATTGGTAACGGTTATGTTATCGAGTGCAAGGGTATCGACTATGGTTGTGTAAAGACCAAGATTACTGATACCGCTTGGACACATGGATTATTGATGCCATATATTGAGTATGGTGAAGCAGCAGATAATGTTACCTACAAGGTTAAAGGATCTAACCCATATACAAAAGCTAAGCCAAATCTTAAGAAGGGTTCTAAGGGAGTAACTGTTAAGTGGTTACAGTGGGAATTAGTAGAATCTGGATATCCATTAGATATTGATGGATCATTTGGTATATCTACATATAATGCATTGGTTAAGTTCCAGAAGTCTTGTAAGATTAAGGCTGATGGTATTGCTGGTAAAGATACTATTGCTAAATTAGTAGCAGATGGTCCTTCTGCACCTAAGAAGAAGGAAGATGAGAAAAAGGTGGAGCCAAAGAAGGATGATACTCCAACTGGTACATATAAGATTGGATCTAAAGGATCGGATGTAAAATGGATCCAGAAGAAGTTGGCTAAAGCTGGATATGATATTAAAGCTGATGGTGTATATGGAGAAAAGACAGCAGAAGCTGTAGAGAAGTTCCAGAAGAAGCATAATCTTACAGTTGATGGCGTTGCTGGTAAGAAAACAATTACAAAACTTGCAACAATTAAGTAAATCCTACACATACTTTTTATAAATAGAGGTATCCGGAGAGTTAGGCGCTCTCTGGGTATTTCGTTTCTATTGATTCTACAAGATAATAATAGACTGCTAGGAAAGGAGGTTTATTTTATGCCTGTTCAGACACAGTTACAACGACCACAGGTTATGTATATACATAAAGAAACAACAAACCAATCGTTCTTGGATATGCATTATTATCTAAAATCTGTTGGTATTGTTAATAACGATTTCTTCTTATGTTTACTAGATGCTGGATTAGCCGGAGTAGATCCAAGAGATCCTAATCTAAGTGCACCAATGAAGGGTCGTGTTCTTTTAGAATGTAAACGAAACTATTGGTACTTCTTAAGAGAAGTTGCAAGAATCCCAATCCAGGGTGACCAGGTAAATGGTGGTATAAGATTCCAGTTACATCGAGGAAATTTAGCAATGAATTTCCTATATATGATGAATTTCAATTTCTATATTACACTCCCTCGACAGACTGGTAAGACTACTGCTGCACTATTCCGATATCTATGGTGTTATAATTTCGGTACAACAAACTCTGAGATTATGTTTATTCATAAAGATCATCCTGGATCTAAGAATAACTTGAAACATCTAAAAGAATATCGAGATGCATTACCATCATACTTACAACTATCTGCTACTACTGGTGCTGATGGTAAGAAACTCAAAGTACCAAATACTGTTGTAATGATCGAGCATCCATTCAACCATAATAGAATTGTAACCTTCCCATCTGCCCGTACAAAAGATGCGGCAAATAACTTGGGTCGAGGTTCCACAATGCCATTGCAGTATTATGATGAGTTTGCCTTCATGCCATATAATAAAGAAGTATATATGGCTGCTGCTCCTGCATTCTCTAAAGCTGCAAAGAATGCTGAAAGAAATCATGCACCATATGGAATGGTACTTACTACAACACCTGGCGACTTGTTGACAACTTCTGGTGAGTTCGCTTACATGATGTTGAAGACTGCTACACCTTGGAGTGAAGATTTCTACGATTACGATTATAATCAGTTGAAGGGATTAAAAGAAGCAAATACAAATAATGCATTCTTCTATATCACATATTCTTATCAGCAATTAGGTTTAGGACAAGATTACTTCAAAGAAATGGTACAGACCATGCAGGGTTCATGGCCCGATATCCGTCGAGAAGTTTTATTGGAGTGGGCTGAGTCTAGTACCGACTGTCCATTTACTCAGGAAGACCTTGATAAGATTAAACTTCATCTGAAAGAGCCAATACGAACAATTCGATTTGGACGGTTCCACCAGTACGAATTCCAGGTATATGAAGATATCGATTTACAATATCCACCAATTATCGGAGTCGATGTCGCTGGTGCTACATATAATGATAGTTCTGCTATTACTGTAATTGATTCGCATACAACAAGAGTTACTGCCACATTAAACTGCAACTACATTCCTACAGATGATTTAGCCGAAGTTATATATGAACTAGTATCCAAATACATGAATAACGCTGTAATTAATATTGAGCGTAATGGTGGATTTGGAAGTTCTGTTATTGCAAGACTGGTAAAGACATCGGTTAAGAAGAATCTATATTGGGAAGAAAAAGATGTTGCTATCGAAGAAGCATACAATGGTGTGCGAATGGAGAAGCGTAAACGACGAATGAAAGTTTATTGTATAAACTCCACTCGGGAAATACGTAGAAGATTAATTGAAATCTTATATGATCGTGTAGCTCTCCATAAAGATAAATTCGTGGCACCGATACTTCATTCAGAGATGTCGGCAATGGAAGTTAAGAAACCTTCCGGTAAAGTTGAGCATTCTGATAAGACTCATGATGATCAGGTATTCTCTTATCTTATGGCATTGTATGTATGGTATGATGGTAAGAATCTGACAGAGAATTGGCATATTCTTAAGAATACAATTAAGACAGATCAAGATGAAGATCTGGAAGAATTGGAATTTGAAGCTGCTCTGGAACATCGTGAGAAACTAGATCAACGAGTATTTGATGTTGAAGGCATCAATGATGATATTAATAAAGATCTTGATTGGGTTATTAAGTCCAATGGAATCAAAACATCAGAAGATGTAATGGTTGATCAATATATGGATCGGTTACAAAGACGAGATACAATCTTTGCTCTCGATAAGCATACCAGAGATCAGTTTGCTAGTGATACTGGTGTCGATCCATCAATGTATAATAACATCAATGCTGCAACATATACGAAATTACCAGACAGTTTATTTACATCTCAAGATCCAGAAGAAGGATTATTGCTAACTGAGTTGAATACTGATATGGATGTTTCTAGTTACTATGTCGAAAGCAATATGCGACGATTACAGAAGAGCTACTTAAAAGGTAATCTTGCATCAATGTGGGATGACTTAGATTAATTTCTAATACATTTAACTCTAATATAATAGAATAGAATCTTTTGTAAGATTATTATTCTCGAAACTCATTTTCATATAGTCAGTGTCTCTAGGATGAACAATCCTAGAGACATCAGTCTTGTTATTAATTACATAATATATGACAATTATGTAATTATAAAATCAATGTTGACTATTCTAACCGAATAAGGAGGAAATAAGATGTCGAGTTTTGCCAACTCTATTGATACCGATGGTGCTATCGGTATAATTTTAAGTAACTTTAGCACTGAGTATATTATGAATGTAATCGAGGATTCTCTTAAGATGAAGTTTCGTCCATTTGATAATCCAATGCCAAACTATGTGGATGTATTAGATAGAAACTTTAAGGGAATCTTAGAAGCTGGACCAGATTATAAAGATAAGATTTGCGATGTGAGAGATAAGACATATATCGAAATCATTACTATGATCTGTCAATATTACCAGATTGATTTTATTGGTAATTACGATAATCTCAATCCAATCGAGTTATATTCTGTAGCTCATACAATGTATGATATCTTTATATCTAGATTTACAGATTATATGATCGACTTCTTCATCAGATATATTATTGATAATTCTGACAATATATATGCTAAACTGGTAGCAGACGGTTTGGTGAAAGAGGATGCTGTAAATAAGGATCAGGTTATATATCGCTATATTGATCCTAAGATGATGTCGATCCATCAGAATCTGAATCGTGTTGTCTATGATATGTGTGCATATGACATATCTTTTGAGACACTTATTCAGTATTTCACAGATCGACAGACAGCAACATTTATGCTTACATTATTTGAAGATACTGGTGATATCTTTAAGAACTTCTTTGCTATATATGTAACAGATCAGTATCATACTGCTGATGTATTAACCAGTATCAAGTTAAAGTTACAGTCTATGACCAGAGAAGTTACACCAATTGATCAGATTCAGACGAGACGGTAGTGTAGGAGGATATATGGAAAATACAGATAAGATAACACCAGAGCAGGCTGATGCAATAGCTAAGGAGCTGGATGATTTTGTAAAAGGAACCAAGATCGAAGAGATTCAGAATTATCCATCAAATAATGGTGTTCTGGAGAGACCTGCTGTAGAGAAACCATTAGAAGGTGAATATAAAGAAATGCAGGTAGAGTTAGATCCTAATACTGGTGAGCAGAAAGTTATTGGAGCTGCTAAGCATACAAAGTCTTTTGAAGATATTGTAGAAGAAATTAACAGTGGAAAAACTCATGTATCTGACATGGGAAATATTACTACTCATGATGTTTCTGAATATGCTAAGGATACAGAGTTCATCTTCAAATGGTTAACCGATAGTGGTGAGCATAGTATTGATGAAGATAAGATCAAGAAGCTGCTCGATATTGCTAATCGTAAGATCGCTGGAGAGAAGTTCAATATCTACAAAGAGTTGCCAGAAGAGATGCAATCTTCTGTTGATCTATATGTATCAGAAAATGGTATGGGATTAGATGCAACACAGATGCGTACATTCCGTAATGGTATTTGTGATAACCTGATAAATGATTTTATCTTAAATATCAAGCAGGAAAAAGCAAAGCATGATTTTGCACAAGAGTTATCTGTTATATATAATTCTGATAAAGAGTTATCACCTGACGAATATCGCAAGATTGCTGAAGATACAATGGATGATAGTGATAAGAAACAGAAGATGATGGAAATTCTGGATGCTATCGACGAGGCAAAAAATCTTACAATGCTTAAAGAGTTTGCTAAGAAGACTAAGATACGATCTATTGATCTTGAGAAACCAAATCGAGTATTTGATCGATTCCTTAATAAATATCGTAATTCTAGTAATAATATTTATGATATTCATATGGGATTGACAGTATTATCTCGTCATCTTGAAGGTTACTCTAATGACATGGTAAGAGCATTCTTTATTCTGTTCTGCAAACAGGTGCAGAACTATGATATCAATATACCAACAAATCATGCATATATCTATTACGTGATATATAATGCTATCATGCTGGATCAGAGTAAAGATAGTACGTTCTTGTCTAATGTAAAAGAGGTTATCTATAATGCAGTAGAACACAATGCAATCTTACGTGGTAAACCAGAGAAGTAACAGGAGGAGTATTTATGAAGTTCGAAGATTTAGAGCTGGGAAACATGTTTTATTTACCAGAGCAAGATAGCCATGATCATTATTATCAAAAGCAAGATTATAACGATAATGTGATTAATACAATTGTACATGATTCTGAAACTGGAATTATTAGAAAATTCATTACTTTAGATAAAGACATAGAAGTAGTAGCAATAGAATACCGTGCGATATGTGATGATGATTCTAGAGCTTGCCATTCTACCAGTGATGGATCATCTAATACATTACATTATATGGATTGGGCAGAAGCATATAATGCTATGAAATCTGGTTGTAAAATTAAGCTTCCAGAATGGCTAGGATACTGGTACTGGGATTATAATAAAACAATTATGATCCATACAAGAGATGACGAGGAATTCTGTTTCTTTGATACAAAACGTAGAGACTTCACGCTTGACTTCACAACTAGAACAGACTGGATCATTGTTTAAAGGTGGTGATTATATGGTATATATAGTATCTATAATCGTTGTTTGTGCTATATGCGTATCATCACGTTATCTTGAAAACAAACGTATCAATGATTCACCTCATTACAGTTCATCAAATAAATCTTCTGATAAATCAGATATAAAGAATATCCAAAAGAAGTTGGTTAACGCTGGATATCCTATTAAGATTGATGGTGTGTATGGAGAGAAGACAGCAGAAGCTGTTGAGAAGTTTCAGAAGTCTCGTAAAATTAGTGATAATCGTATGTTGTTATGGTGTGGAACAACCGAAGAGTTGGAAGAGGCAAATCCAGTCTTAGGTGATGGTGAGATCGTATTTGACAGATCTACCAATACAGTCAAGGTTGGAGATGGCAAGAAAGCCTTTACAGAACTAGATTACATTGGTGGTACATATAAAGAAACGTCTAATATGAATATGAAATAGTAAAAAGGAGATTCTAATGAAGGATAATACTAAACACTTTCCCAAACAAGATTCAATGGTGATATATTGTCCAATCTGTGGTGCAGAAAACAAGGTATCATCATACAAACGTTATCATCGTAGCGAAATAATTCCAACGCATCTTCCTGTTTCAGATACAAGAAATTATGAAACACTATCTGCTGAGATGTTTTGCTTATCTTGTAAACGCAATATTTCAATAGAGGGAGATAATAAGTTGTATGGTTGATAAAGTATATTGCCCAATCTGTGGGAAAGAAGCAAAGGTACGTTGTCTTGAAACATCTATTCCACAAATCATAGATCCAAATGATTTTCATTATGATTTTACCATGATAGGATCTGGTAAATTTACTGAAAGGACAAAGATATCTGGAACAGTTGTTTGTATGGATCCTGATTGTAGCTGGGAGACAAATTTTAATTATACAGAAGAACGGGTAGGTACAATTTCTAGGAAACGTATTGGCTCAGATGTTGAGATTACTTACGACAAATAAAGAGGTGTGGTAAACATCAAGTTAATGATCCATAGTATTCAACAATTGACAATAATAAACCAAAAGGAGAAGTACACAAAATGGAACTGAAAAAAGAAAAGTTTACACAGAGGTATACTAAAGTAGAGTGTGAAGATTCATTTAATTACAATGCTCCACATCATTTTGTAGTGAAAGATGTGCAGAATGATAATGTATTAGCACAGATTAATTTCCAAGAAGGGCCAATTAAAGAGGTTGGTGTTAATGGAGTTTCTAATGAAGATCTGTTGCTGATGGTTGTTACACGATTAGAAGGATTTCAGAATTCTGAATATCGTTGTAATGAGAATCAGGAAGCTATTGATGCAATATATGAAGCAGTTGATGCTTTACGTAAGAGGACTGTAAATCGTGCTGCTCGTGGTGTAGAAGGAACTTCTAACGCTTGATGTATTGGCTCTATGGAGAACCTAATACTATGTGTGAGACCGAGATTGAAATAGACTCATTAGAAGATCTTATGAAGTTTATAAAAGATAATAAGTACGACATCAAGATCCACCACAATGATGATGGTACTTATAATATCACAATCTTGGACCAGGAATATTGAAAAATAGAGGAGATACCGAGCAACCGGTATCTCCTTTTATGCCGTGAACTTTATAATAAATTGAATAACCTAAAGAAAGGATGGTAATTATATATGTTAATGGATATCAAATGCTCAGCTGTAGCAAGTGTTGCAGTTAAGCTTACATTTGACGATCATACAGTAAAAGATCGCTTAATCTCTATGGATGATCTGGTAGATATTACCTATAACTCCTCTGGTATTATAAAGCATATCATTGGAAAGGTAATTTCTATTTCTGTTGCTGGTTCTGATCAGAGAGATTGGTACATCATTGTTGATGGATCAGATGATTTCCAGGCTGTTAAGTCACGCATTAGTGTATTAAGTATTCTTGATTGTGAGATTATTTTTAAGGCATCCACAACAGAGAGTGTACGTACACCGTTAGGAGATCATGGTATGCCATATATCAGGATTATGAATGGTGTTATTCAGTACTCTCAGGATGGTGGTATGACTTGGCGTGGTGTTAAGATTCATGACAAGGATGTCATCGAAGATGAAGAAGGTACTGTACCTAAGAAACCTACGAATGCTACAAATGACACCACTGCTCCAAATGAGGATGTCATTAAAGATGAGGTATATTAATTAGAAAGGAGAAATGCGCAAAATGAGTGAAACTATTGTAAAAGAAGAGCTCCCTAGAATCTACCTTGGCAGAATTCAGAAGTATTGGGATCGTATTATTCCAACTACATTCCCACATTCAAGTTCTGTATTTACAGCTGAGTTCCGTGGTAATGAGAAAGAGGCTGTTGATACAATGGAAGCAGGGTTAACAACAGAGCATAGTGTTATTACACCACTCGTTCCAAAAGGAAGTTATGTTGCAGAATATGCTGGTGTATATGATGTAGACGCTAAGCCTGGTGTTAAGACATTGCTTTCTCCACAGAAGGTTGATCCTAATGCTGAGATCATTGCCCTTCATTGGGATAAGAAGACCAATGGATGGGTTAAAGTTGAGAATGCTGAAAATATTGATGGATATGTTTGGGGTTCTTTAGAATCTTTCTCTCCTATTGCTGTATTTACTACAAAGAGAGAAATTGAGTTACGTGAATGTAAAGTTGCTGGATACTTTACTGGAAATGGTGTTATCTGTAATGGTAATGCTGTTATCGCTACTACTAAGCAAGATGGTAAGCACTATGTACGTAACGTATCTACCGGTAAGGAAGTAGAGATTCCACGTGATTCATTTATTATTGGTGGAACAGATGATGGTACATATGTAGAGTCTACATCTGTTACATTAGATGGTGCTAAGCTTGGTGCAGCTGTTATTGGTGGATCTATCAATAATTCTACTGCTGATCCAGTTAAGGTTGGTACTGTTAATGTACGTCTTGTAAATGGATCAACATCAAATGCTGCCGTTGGATTTGTAGGTGCTGTTCGCACAGATACTATTAATATTACAATGGATCATTCTTCTACAAACTACTTAAGCTGTGGTGATACAATTATTCAGAAGAATGATGCTAATGCAGAATGGGCAACAGCTACAACATTAGCTAGTAAGTCTTGGACTAAGAAGTTCAATGCTATACTGAATGGTGCTACTGTTTATCTTGCATATACAGGTGGTCAGTGTGGATACTCTTACACAGTTGAGTCTAAACTCGATGCTAATGATTCTAGATTCTACTATGTTATCGGTGGTGGATCTAATGGTCAGACAGACAAGGCTACATTAAATCTTGTCAACTGCGATGTTGATATATTCCAGTCTGTAAATCGTGGTATTGTTCACGAATTTGTTGGAAAGATCTATGGGGATAAGTCTAAGTATAAACATATCTTCATAGGTGGTGATGCAACCGATGCTACTGTTACAGGTAAGACAGAAAAGATTACTGTAGAGATAGAGAGAGGTGTTACCGGTCCAGTTGAGATTGGATTCGAAGCTGGAAAGTACATGACCAGAGAGCAGGCAGACAAGATTGTTAACTATGTAAAGGTAAGTCGTTCTTCCAATACAACAGTTGATGAGAAGACATTAACCACACTTGGAAACAAGTACATTGTGAAGTAACAATAATTTAGTTTTGGAGGTATATTTAATGGCAATTCCAAACCAAGGATATGATCCAAATGCAACAGTTAAGAAAACGCCATTACAATTTAAACGAGGTACCGCCAGAGCATTACGCAAAGCTAACCTTCTTCTTTTGAATGGTCAGCCAGCATATGAGTATGATACTCAGAAGTTGAAGGTTGGTGACGGCGTAACCAGATATAATCTATTACCATATATTGGTGATCAATCTAAGCCAAAAGATGGTAAGTCTGCTTATCAGATTTGGATGGATGAAGGTAATAAGGGAACGATTGATGATTTCTTAACCTCTCTGATTGGTCCTCAGGGTAAATCTACTTATGAGATCTGGTTATCGTTAGGTAATGAAGGTACTGTTGTAGATTTTGTAAACTCTATTCAGGGGGCAAAAGGTAAAGATGGTAGATCTGCTTATCAAGTTTGGTTAGATAACGGTAATGAGGGTACTGTTACGGATTACTTGAATTCTTTAGTTGGCAAATCTGCATATGAAATATGGTTAGATTTAGGCAACACTGGATCAGAAGCTGACTTTATTAAAGACATTACAGGTAAATCTGCTTACCAGATTTGGTTGCAACATGACCATGAGGGGACAGAAGATGAATTCTTAGCATCTTTAGTTGGTAAATCTGCATATGAAGTATGGTTAGATCAGGGAAATGAAGGAACTGAAGAAGAGTATGTTCATGCAATGCAGACAGCATCTTGGGGAACTTTTTAAGCAAACATTATTATAAATTAAGACGTACAACATATCTCCCACATATACTGTAGTACGTCTAAGTACTATCTAAATTCCAAACATTAAGGAGGACACAAAAATGGCTAATACTTATACTAGCATTCTTAAGTATGGTACTCAGGCCGCTTATGTCACACTCGAGACCAAGGATGCAAACGTTCTTTATTTTACCGACAAAGGTAAGATTTACAAGGGAACTCAGGATTTCACTGAGTCTATCGTCGTAGTTGCTACTGCTCCAGCAACTCCAGTATCTGGTAAGATCTATTATGTTACCGAGACTGGTACACTTCAGGCATGGGTTAACTCTGCTTGGCAGGTTCTTTCTCGTCCAGAGGTTACAACAATTGATGCAACTTCTGATGACAATCATCTTCCAACAGCTAAGTCTGTTTATGATTTTGTAACAGGTGCTATTGCTGATGTTGAAGCTTCTCCTGATACTGTTAAGTCTGTTGCTGCCAAGGCTGGTACAGATGCTACAATCACAGTTACTAAGAAGGATGGATCCACATCTGATGTTACTATTGGTGGTGTTGTTACAACTCCAACTTGGGATGCAGCACTGCGTAAGCTGACACTTCCTGTATCTGGAAAAGAGTCTGTTGAAGTTAATATCGGTAAGGATATGTTCCTCGATCCAGCTGCTAATAACCATTATGACGTTGAGAATCGAGAGATTGTTCTGTATCTCAATGATGGTGATGAGGGTTCTTCTAAGGCTCCAACAGAGCTTCATATTCCAGTAGGTGATCTTGTAGATGAATACACAGGTAATGAGACAGCTTCTGTTAATGTTACAGTTGGTGCAGATAACAAGATCAGTGCAGCAGTTAAGCTTGCTGTTAATGAGAAGAATGCACTTTCAATCGTTGATGATGTAGAGGGTGTTAAGGGTGGATTATTCCTCGACCTTTCTGCTTATGCTAAGAATACTGATATTACAGATCTTCAGGGTCAGATCGATGGTATCAAGACCACAGCTGATGCTGCTGATGCTCTCTCCAAGGAGAATAAGGGTAAGATTGATGTATTGAACGGTGATGTTAATACAGAAGGATCTGTTGCTAAGGCTATCGCTGATGCTGCTGCTACACAGCTTGTCAAGGATCAGGCTCAGGATGGTCGTATTGATGCTGTAGAAGCTCAGGCAACTGCAACTGATGGAAATCTTGCTGCTCTTGCTACTGCTACAACAGCTTGGGGTTCTTTCTAATATCCTATTAGAATCTAATTAAACCGTGAGACTGGGAGGGAGGAAACTCCCTCCCGGTTTTATTTTTAATGAATAAGGAGGAATTCTTTGATGGCTGATTCTGAAAAATATCTTCAGATATTTACAAGAGGCTACGATTCCTCATTATCTAATCTACCATTAGAAAATGGAAAGATCAGGATTACAAAAGATACTCATAGATTATTAGTAGATATTAGTGATCCTGGTACAGAAATGAGTGATACAACAAGTGTGTCACGTATTGAGATCTCTGATTTTATTAGGGGGCTCACCGCAGATGAAATCGAATCCATTGTAGCTCCATTACCTAAAATTTATATTGCATCAGATACGAATCATTTGTATACTTATACAAATCGATGGATTGATCTGTCAAGTGTTGGTGATTTTATTGGTGGTAATGTTTCTAATTATCATACATTGTCATTAAGAACTGGTACGACTCCTGAGTGGGGTAAAGCTAATCCTATTTTACATCTAGGAGAAATTGTATATGATTCAACCATGAATGCATTCAAGGTTGGAGATGGTACAAAAACATATAGTACACTAGATTATATAGGAGTCAGAAATGATGACTTTGGTGAAGAAGATGCATTCGATATGGGTAGTGAGGACGATGGTACATCTGCTTCTTACATTCAAGATGTAGTAGATTTAGATTATGGTAATGAAGATGTCGTTGCTAATGTTATAACAAGTTAATGATAAGGAGGAAATACAATGGCAGCAGGTTATTTAAGACCACGTCGAGGTATGCGTGCTTCCGCTATAAATAACAATGTCGTTCTTCAAGAGGGCGAGATTTTCTTTGAGACCCCTGATAGTGGTGTTGGAACTGGTTCCGGCAAAATTAAGATGGGTGATGGTGTAACAGAATATAGCGAACTTCCATATTTCGCTGGTGGTGTAACTAGTGATGTTACAAATGTTGAACATGCCGTAAAAGCTACCAAGGATGAGAATGGTAAAAATCTTACTAGTTATATTGCATCCGTTGGATTTGCTGAAGGTAAGATTGTAGTTACTAATGGTTTGAATGATAAGTCTGAGTTTGCACTTAATGAGGCAACATCAGCACTTGCTGGTGTAGCTAAGTTATATAACACATCTGGTTCAGCTACCGATGGTACTATGACTCAGGGTGCTATTACTTCAGCATTATCTACAGTGGACAACAATCATTATACAAAGTCTGAGACATATACTAAGAGTGAAATCGATAGTGCATTAGCTGTCACTAGTGATGGTGTGGTATCTTCTGTATCTATGTCTGGTGCGACACTTACTGTAACTAAGGCAGGTCAAGATACAACTTATACTGTTCCTGGTGCTACATCTGCTATTGCTGGTATCATGAAGCTTTATGGTGCTAGTGGTGAAGGTACTGATGGTACTATGACTCAGGGTGCTATTACTTCAGCATTATCTACTCTTAAGACAAATCTTGAGGCTAAGATTGGACAGATTAATAGTTTCGATATGGTCAAGGTTAATGAACTTCCAGCTGTAGCTGAAGCTAGTGATCACACAATCTATTTTGTTCCAACCGCTGATAGTACAGATGATAATATATGTGATGAGTATGTTGTTATGAGTGGTGCATGGGAGATTATTGGTACAACCAAGACTGATCTCTCCAATTATTACAATAAGACAGAGGTTGATAGTGCTATCACAACAGCTAAGAATGGTACTGTCACAGGTGTAACACAGTCTGGTAACACATTCACTGTTACAAAGGGTGATGGTACATCTACTGATTTAACAATTCAATCTGCTAGTGGTACTGCTGCTGGTGTAGCTAAGTTGTATAGTACATCTGGTTCAGCTACAGATGGTTCTATGACACAGGCTGCTATTGGTGCTGCTATTACAACAGCTAAGAATGGTACTGTCACTGGTGTATCATTTGCTGATAGCACGCTTACTGTTGCAAAGGGAGATGGTACATCTACTGAATATGAAATCAAGGTATCAGCAGAATCTACTACAACTACAACTCTAGTAGCTGCAAACTGGTCTTCTGGTGTATATTCTTTTGAGAGTACATATCCTGTTGCTAGTTATAACATCTCAATCGAACCAAACTATACATGTACAGCAGCTCAGATGAAAGCTTGGGGTGCTGCTATGCTTTGTGGTGATGCAGCAGCTAATAGTCTCCATGTTGGCGCAGGTGGAACAATTCCAACAATCGATATTCCTGTAATTATTCATTACTCTGAGAAATAATTTATGATTGAGACAATATAGAGTGTAAATCCCTAGACTATTCCGTAGTCTAGGGATCTCTATATTTGTTCTTAATTCGCAAAACATCATATTAATAATGGCTGTTTTAGCACTATATAAACTAATAAAGAGAGGATGGGTAAGTAGACATGGCGGAATTTAGGTTAAAGGTATGCTTGTCTGAGGAAATACCAGATGTTTCGGATATGGACTTGTCATATATGTATTTTGCATATGATTCTCTTGATCTATATGTGGGACAGTCACTGTATACCGATAATTTTTCTATTGCTGAATCTATGCCAGATAATCCAGTACCTGATATGATATATATCTTGTTGGATGGGACGGTTCAGTCATACGTTGATTTTGATATTAAGACATTAGGAACGATTGAAGATGCATCTGAGATTAATCTGTTGAGGAAAGCCGGAACGATGTATTTTGTAAATGCAAAGCACCGCTATCTGGATAAACAGAATCGAACATTAGTGCTACCATATCAGAATGGTAGTTACACATTATCTATATCATTACCAAATGATATTGTAATTGATAATAATACAGTTATCAAGTATGATACAGAAGAAGAAAAGTTCCGAATTGCTGGCGATAGTGAAACATATGGTAATTTTACCGATAGTTTTACAGGATATGATGGACCGAGTATAAAGACATCTGTTGATGATTTTAGAATATCTGCAGATGCCAAAATTTCTCAGGATAAAACCAATAGTATTACATTGGAAAAAGATGGTATCTATCTAAACGCATCAAAGCTAGTATCAATTAAACAGTTTAAATCGTGGGAAGCTACGATGCAAATGTTTAAAGAGTATATAAAGAATACATTAGATGATATTGATGCAGAGATTGGTAGAATTACTGGTCAACAGATTGATGATTTTGTTAAGAGAGAAGTTGATCAAGTTCTTAGAAAATCATATCAAGATGTATTAGAAGCTATCAATAATTATGAGACATTGGTTTATAGACTAGAGACCGATGAAGAGAATTTGAAGCAATATAGTGATGATAGCATTCGAGACGCAGAGAGAGATATACAATTATATTATGACAGAAAGGTTTCTGATGCTGTAGAATCTACAACTACTTATCTGATGAATCAGATTGAGAAGTTGAAAGAGTTAGAGCAAGAGCAAATTGCTGCTATCGTAACTGGTGTTATGATGAAGGTATTAGAATCCGAAGATAGAGAATTAACAGAAGATGAAGTTTCTGCTATTATTACATCAATCATAGAGCAAATAAGCAAAGGAGAGTAATACTATGGCTGACAAGTACAAGGTAAAATTAGAGAAATCTGATACAAATGAATATATTGTAGAGGTTGAGAAGATTGAAGATCCTACTCCTACACCTGAACCAGATCCGGAACCAACTCCTGATCCTGAACCTACCACAAATACAGATACACCAACTGATCCAGTTGTTGATCCTACTCCCGAAAATCATAATACAGATCCTACAGAGAATCCAACAGACAATACTACTCCGTCAGGAGATACCAATAACCAGTCTGCTGGTGGTGAATCTGGTAATACAACACCACCAACAAATAATACCACACCGTCAACAGACAATACTACTCCGTCAGGAGATACCAATAACCAGTCTGCTGGTGGTGAATCTGGTAATACAACACCACCAACAAATAATACCACACCGTCAGATACTAATAACCAATCTACAAATGAATCATCTGATAACACAACACCATCAACAGACAATACTACTCCGTCAGGAGATACCAATAACCAGTCTGCTGGTGGTGAATCTGGTAATACAACACCACCAACAAATAATAACAATTCTGGTGAATAACAACTATAGGATCATTAAAAACATCTATATAAATTAAGTGATTTTCAATCGAAAGGAGGATCAAACCTCATGTCTTTTGCTAAAATAAGACCTAGACGTAGTACTACTACGGAATGGGAAGCTACGAACCCGGTACTCCGGGTAGGAGAATTGGGCATTGAGTTTCCAGACTCTGGAATAGGTACTGGATTATGTAAATTTAAATTAGGTGACGGTAATACAAAGTGGAAGGATTTAGCATACGCATTTGATGCATCTGCTGCTAGTGGTGTATATGGTGGTACTGTATCTATCTCTCATGATATTTGGTTACGACAAGGAACAACCGAAGAGTGGGAAGAAGTAGATCCAGTCTTAGGTAATGGTGAGATCGTATTTGATAGTACTGAGTATGCATTAAAAGTCGGTGATGGTAAGAAAACATTCACTGAATTGGATTATATTAGTGGTGGAGTTAATAATCTAGGGAAAGCATCGATTCCATTTACAGATAGTTCTGAAGAAACAGATATTGAGAACAATCCTGCATATTTGGGAAATATTATTCCTGCTAATAATATGATAAATGTCTTTACTAATATGAAACAATTATTAGTTAATTTATCTGCTGAGGTTAAGTTCTTAAATCAGTACCGAGGAACCATCAATGAGATAATCATCAATAAAGCTAACAAAGAGGAGCATTATGAGATAACTTTGGAAGCTTCTAAATGGAGTTCAAATGGAACTTATGATTTGGATGATCTGTATCCATCTTCTAAATATTCTATTGAGATCGAACCAAATCACACTTGTACAGTTGAGCAATTAGAAGCATTCTCTAATGCTTGTGTATATGGTGATCGCAATATCAATGCTATACATGTTGGATCTTATGGGGAAATACCAGAGATTGATATACCCGTTATCGTCCATGTGGAAGATATTACAGAAGTTATTGATGTGAAGAAGAAGAGGAATCGCTCTAAGAGTATCAGCTATACATTATTAACATCATCATGGTCTGCTAATCGTTATGATTTCAGTACTGTATATCCAAACGATACATATATGGTAACAGTAGAACCTCTCAATATCTGTACAAAAGAGCAGTTAGATGCTTGGGAAGATGCTATGATTTTAGGTAGTGCAAGTAGCAATACTATTTATGTAGGTGCTGGCGCAACTGTTCCTACTACTGATATTCCTGTTATTCTTCATATAGAAGACTTAACAGAAACTGATGATATTACTAAGAAGCAGAATCGAGAGAAAGTTATCGAATCGACTCTGCAGTCAGATAACTGGGAGGACTCGGTTTATAAATTTGAACAACTATATCCTAGCGATAAATTCCATATTGTTGTGGAACCTGGAAACTGTTCTAAGATCGAAAGTAATGCTTGGAATAATGCAAAGATTTTGAGAGATACTAGTACAAACACCTTATACGTTGGTGCTGGTGGAATAACACCAGATGTTGATATTCCAGTTATCATTCATATTCAATCTTTATCAGAATCAACAATGAATGTTGATGGAAAGGCAAATAAAGAGTATGCATATGATTATACTATGACATCTGATGGGTGGACGGTCAAAGAAGGTCGCTATATTTATGATTTTGAGGCTATCTATTCTGCTGAAAAATATGATGTTGTTGTAGATCCAAGTTATTTATGTACAGAAGAGCAGATGAAGGCGTGGGCTAGCGCTATGCCATGTGGTGATTCTGTATCAAATACGATATATGTTGGAGCTGGAGGAAAACAGCCAACAATAGATATACCGGTAATTTTACGAGTTACTGCTAAATAAAAAATATTTGGGAGGCGGCTCATGCCGCCTCCATAATGTTTAAAAATGAACATATGCATAAATTGAGACTGTAAAAACATAAAATCCCGATTATCCATATTATTAATGAAAGGAGAATATTATGGGACTTAAGGTATTAAATAATATTAGTAAGAGTGTTTCAATCGTCGGTGGTGGTGGAGATAGATACGTGGAGGGAACCCCTTGTATCGCTGGTCACTATTATTATGATAGTGATATACACCGTTATAAGTGTATTAAAGATACAGATGGTTCTATACCATTAACAAATACAACATATTTCGAGCCATTATCTATTGATGATGAAATTGGTAATATTAATACCAATATTAATGGGTTAGAGAGCAAGAGAACATTAAAAACAACCACATTAGTTGCTAGCGGATGGAGTGGTGGAGTATATAGTTTCGAGCCACTATACCCCAGTGCACAGTATGACTTAGAACAGATACAGTCAACAGGTAACGAAAGCCAATTAAAGGCATGGGGAGAAGCAATGGTTGTAGGAAATCCTAACGGAAATACTATAACTTGTAGAGGAACAGTACCAACTGTAGATATTCCAATTATGTTTTATGTAAGAAAGAAGTAGGTGATTAAATGGCTGCAACAGTACAGACAGGCGGTGGAAGTGGTGTTGATTTATCAGGGTTGACAAGCGGAGAACGGTTGCTGATTGGATTGTTATCGCAAAAAATGCGGGTTACTGAACCACTAATTATAGGAATGGGTCAAAGTTATAATGACGGAACGATAGACCTTACAGAAGTTAAAAATATAACTTTTGAAGAAACTGAAGCAAATACACCATGTGAAATTTTGGTTCGAAGTCCGGCATTGGTAAAAAGTGTAGTTATTCAGCCCATGTCTACAGGCACATTGGACGTGTCGAGTTATGGAGAAAATACAAGAATGGAAATATCAACACCGAAAACAGGATATGATCCGCGAATAGGAAGCTTTGATTACACATCTGTAAAAGTAACCTCGTTTACTACAACAGATGGCAAAGTCCACACTGCATCTAATCTAAATTATTAAGGAGGTATAATATGGCTACAACAGTACAGAGTTTAATTGGGGGGGGGTATTGGAAAAACATTAACTGTTGATATCCGTACAGATGATGGTGGTTCATTAAGTGATCTCTCTGTAGCTGTTACTTCTGAGCAGCAAAATTATAAAGGAAAGACATACCCTAGAATAACTCAGAGTATAACTGCTCCTGGAACTGGTAATTATGATTTCAATGTATTGCCAAATGCTGAAGTTACTGTAGATCTTGGAAAGGTTACTAGATATAGTGCACCGGCTAGCAAATCATTTACAATTACTGGTAATATGAGTGTACCATTTATCTATACAAAGTTGATCGGTTGGACTGCAGCAGAACTGAATGCAATGACAGATGGTAATGGATCAACTATTGCAACATTTGCTAGCTTAGCAGATGTAAATACATTTGTTGATAATAATATACTTGGTGATGGATATTTCTCAAAAGAGAATACCGGATTACGTGTTGGTAATGTAATCAAGATTAACGATGGTACATACAATAAGGATTGGTATATTATGGGATTTGATACAGAGTTAGGTAAGGGTGACACACCTAATACTAGATCTCACATCACATTGATACCAAAGATAAATCTTACTACAAGTATGATTCACAGTAGTAATGCTGATTGTCATGGTTATGCTAATAGTAATACGATGTATGTTACCATGATACCAGCTGTTGTTACGCATCTTAATAGCGTATTAGGCGATCACTTACTGACACGTAGAGTCAAATTGACGAATGCTACATCTAGTGGTACATCACCCAGAGGATATATGGCATCTGGTAACGGCTACTACTCAGTGCGTGCTAACCTTATGTGCCAACAACAAGTATTTGGTACTGTAAATAGTAGTTATGGTAACGCATACGACACCGGAGATGACACTACACAGTTACCTGGTTTCGCTACCGGTAAAGTTGCTAGTAAAACTGATAATCGGTGGTGGCTGCGAGACGTCTACGGATACTTTAACGGCAATAGCGACAGCTACTACGGTTTCAGCCTTGTCGATGGTGGTGGGTCTCTCAACTACTCCAACGTCGACAGCAGCGGCGGCGGCGTTCGCCCGCTTATTACCGTAGGGTAAGAGAGGGTGATACTTTATAAATAATTATGGTCGTTTATGGTGAGTAGTAATATTACTACTCACCTATTTTGTTGTAAAATAATGTGTTTTATAGAGTTATTTGGTGATAATATGGATAAAATCGTATCAGATTTTTATTTATTCTAAATCATTGGTGCTATATCAACATAAGAATAAATGTGAATATCTCTTTATTGATGAATACTCGTGAACTATGTATGTGACGGATAGTTTGAAAGAAAGGTGATGTTATCTATATGGCTGATATTAATAAAACTCGTCGTAAAGGGTTTAAAAATGCTGGTAGATCTAAGAGAGATTATTCTTATATTATTCCTTCACCGGAAGATATAAGAGATTATACGATCAAAGATATTGATGATGCATCTGCACCAGAACCAGTTGTTCGTAGATTAACTGCTGAGAAACCATTACCTAAGACTTATAAGTCTATGGTGGTACATTCTAAAGATGTATTTAATCAGGGCAGTGCAGGAATGTGTGTTGCATGCTCTTTATCTATGATGAGATTCATCACAGAGACAAAGCAGTCTAAGATTACTGGTCAGTTCTCTCCAGCATATATCTATGGACATCGTAGTACAGTTACTACTAAAAATGGATATGGTATGACAATCCGTGATGCATTATCAGATTTAGTAGCTCATGGTGTTTGTAGTTTTAAGAACTTCAAGACAATTGGTGAGTATAATAAGTGTAACAAACAGTATGAAGCTCACAAGAAAGATCTTGACAAAATAGCTAAAAAGTTTAGACCATCCTCATATTATCAGTTGAATGGTATTGAAGAAATCAAGCGATGTGTATATGCAACTGGTTCTGCATTGGTAGTAGTACCATGTTATGAGAATGCTGATCCAGAGTGGCATACATATGATGATGAGTCTAAGAAGACACCAATGGCATATTTTTCTGATTATGATAAAGATCATGATTGGGGAGCTATTACTGGATATCATGCAATGACATGTATCGGATGGAATAAGGATGGATTATTCTTAATCAATTCTTATGGATCTGATTGGGGTACTAATGGTAAAGCATATTGGTCATATGAGTATCCTATTACCGAAGCATGGGGTATTGTAGATAACAATAAACCAATATTAAGCAAAGCATTTAGAAAATTATTAGACAAGAAGATTGTCTAATAATTATAAACGGAAAATAATAAAGAGATATAGTATTTGGGTGATTACGTTATTCATACTAATCATTACAAATGGAATAGTAAGTAAAGAAAATTAAATCTATGACACAAGTTGTCATAGTAGAAAGGATATTATGGCTACATCAGTAATAACTCCCATAGGGGGGGGGGTACTAACTTGACGAAACTTACAAGTGGTGAGAAAGCATTTATCGGGTTGTTATTTACGCCTATATCGATCAATGGTAATTCGCATATAGCCATTGGGGGAATACAAGGATATTCTTATACTATGTCCTTAGATTTATCAAAAATAACAAGTGTAAATATATCTGCTAGTGGTGATGCTAGGAGTGGACTAACAATGCATTGGGTAGATGCTGGCGGTAACAGTATTAAGGATATAAGTTATTATTTTGGTAATGTACAAGTACCCTCTGGTGCAAAAGGTATGTTATTTGATACTGGTTCAATTACATTTGCAAACGTTCAATTTACTTCATTCACCACAACCGACGGTAAAGTTCACACGGCAGACAATTTGAATTATTAGGAGGCGAGAATAATGGCAACATCAGTAGTAACTCCCATCGTAGGGGGGGGGGTAAATATTAAGGATTTGACAAGTGGTGAGTTACTGTTAATCAATCTTTTGAGAACAAGATATACTCGGACAGAGTATGAATCGGGGGATATTTATATATATGGATTGAATTACAATAATACCAACTATACGGGAATGAGAGTTGATTTGTCGAATGTATCAGAAATGAATTTTGAAATACACAACACAATAGACACTTTGATACGTACTTACAATTTTACAGACGTTAGCAATAATGCAATGTATCAAATACAGTTTAGTAACGGCTCATATTATGTAATTTGTACACAGTTCACCACAACAGATGGTAAAGTTCACACGGTAGACAATTTAAATTACTAAGAAAGGATAGTTTTATGGCTACAACAGTAGTAACTCCCATAGGGGGGGGGGGTAAATATTGAAGATTTGATAGAGATGGAACGGTTCTTGATCGGAATGCTTGGACGGAAATATATATATAAAGAGGGTACTAATGGTTATATTGTCAGAGAAACAATACCCGTACCATTTAGTAGTAATACTGTCCAGACAATCAATGTTTCTCTGGAATGTGATCATAAACACTTACAAAATATGCCAAAGTTAACCATTTTTGGAAGTACTGTGCAATTTCCATATAACAGTTATGGTCCTGAAACTCACAATTTAACACCAATATCTTCAGATATAGCTGTTAATATAGAGTTTCCAGTGAAATGGGTAATCAATTCTTTTACCACCACAGATGGTAAAGTTCACACAGCAGATAATTTAAATTACTAAGAAAGGAAATGTATTATGGCTACATCAGTAATAACTAACCCAATTATCGGGGGGGGGGGTAAATATAAGTTAAAAAGTGTAACACGAGTAAATATTGGTATAGGACAATCTGAAACATTTACTCCAACTAAGAACGGAAATCTTATTGTTTATAATTCCGATATACTGAGGGTGGGGTATCATTTTGATAAAATTTGGTTGGACGGAGTAGAGATTCAGCCCTCTCATTTTTACAAAACTACCTTTGAATTTGATACAAGTTCAACTTCAAACCAATGTACTAAATATGTATCTATTCCTAGCTTTGGTAGTATTAAAATAAATGCAACTAGCGACAACCAAGATAGGTCGGGTTATATTTATGAATATGAACCAATGGATTAAATCTATGACAACTTGTGTCATAGTAGAAAGGAGAATTCTATGGCTACATCAGTGATAACTCCCATCGGGGGGGGGGGGAATTATTAAGGATTTAACAAGTGGAGAATTATTGCTTTGCTCCCTTTTGAGAACAGGATATATTTATCTTATTGGGACTGATTATTCAAGTAATGCACTTGTTCACTTTGGTTATGATAATGCAGCTTTTGAATATAATGTGAAAAAAGGTATTGACATGAGTAAGATTTCACAAATTTCGTTCAAAGCTTTTGGGCAAACACATGATGGATGTGTGCGATGGATGAATGATTCTACATCAACGAGTACCAATTTTTCTGGAGATAATTCTTTTTCGATAAGTGCACCGAGTGGAGATAATTCACGTTGTGCGTTTTTAATATCCACTACCAATTCTTTATCTTGTACATTAAAAGTAACATCGTTTACTACCACAGATGGTAAAGTACACACCGCTGATAATTTGAATTACTAATATATAGCTCTTAGGATTTGTAGTCCTAAGAGCTAATTGTATTGGTTAATAATACACATCACTATGCTAGTAAGAGTAGTACTCTTACTAGCATAACATTCCAAAACACTAATGTAATTATTCTCTCCCATTGATATGTTGGTCCCTTAACTATTTACTGATTAATAACTGGTATATGTACCTTTCATAATTATATCATGGTCTATATGAACTATTGCATTACCAGTATTATTGTTACTACCACTCATAATATGAATAGAGTTATCTTGTACTGTTGCCATACCATAAGAAAAATCGTAAGGTAAATCAGAGAGTTGTATCCATGTATTATTCAATTTGAAATGATAATGAGGATATCCAGCCGAATTATAATTACCACCCATAATATGAATTTCGTCATCTACAACAACCGCTGAACCATACTTAAAATGTGTAGGTAATGTAACAGAGCCAGCCCAGGTTGAGCTATATTATACCCTTAGTAATTTAAATTATCCGCTGTGTGAACTTTACCATCTGTTGTGGTGAATGATGTAATCTGAAATTCTGTAGCATCATCATCAATCGCACCAGTCTCCATCAGTATACCTTTTGCACCAGAGGTTACTGGATTAGAGCCATTGTTAGATAAATACCCAATTTTATTGTTACCAACTATCCAATATATTGTTACTGATCCATTGGTAGAAAAATTCACACTTGTTATTTTTGATAAATCTAAGGACATATTGTAAACCCGTTCATAGCCGCTCGGGGTCCATTGTTGATATGTCGTTCCACCAATAATTGTTTTCGATTGATACCCGATCGCTATAGGCGTAAATAACAACCCGATAAATGCTTTCTCCCCACTAGTCAATGTAGATATAATATTTTTCCCGTTACTATATCCACTATTATAGCTACTACTACTAGTGTTTACTCTGCCATCAGCATAGTTGATACCATTATTATATCCAGTACTATAATTAATACTACTCTCATTTACTCTACTATCAGCATAACTAATACCACTATTATATCCACTCTGATAGTTGATACTATTAGTGTTCACTCTACCATCAGCATAGTTAATACCATCATCATATCCGATAGTATAACCGTTATTATTACTAACTCTTAAACTCATATAATATATGTCCTGATACTTGGTTTATATATAATTCTAGTTATTATTTCGGTTTTATTTTTTTTCATATATCACTAGTAGACGGAAAATCGACGAGCATGAACCTCGTCGATTTTTGTATCTTTGTTTAATACTAATATTCGCACATATAATTAAAGCAAAACACGTTATTTTATCGTGTTATAAGTATAAGTCAATAGGTGTAAAGATTAGACGCCTAAGGCTCAGGAAACCATAAACAAGAAATAGATATAATAATTTTACTACTAAAAAATATATAATAGGAGGTTATATTATATGAGTTTAAGAGTTAGTAATAATAACGGTTATACTATCGGATATGATGATGGTATTAACTATGCTGATGGTAGAGTGAACACTAATAGTATCAACTATCAGAGTGGATATAATAGTGGTATTAGTTATGCTGATAGTAGAGTAAATGAGAGTAGTATTAATTATAGTACTGGATATAATAATGGTATCAACTATGCTGATGGTAGAGTAAATGAGAGTAGTGTTAATTATACTAGTGGGTATAATATTGGATATAGTAAGGGAAAAAATGTTTTATCTACATTGACGAGTGGAGAACTATTTTTACTATATCTTATGAAGTATAATTATAATAATGGATATGGTGGTGGAATGGTTATTAACGAGGGACAATTACTTATAGCAGGAAGTCATAATCCACTATATGCAGACGATGGTGGAATGCGTGCCGATTTATCAAGAATATCAAATGTGACCTATAATAGTACATATAACGGCATACAAACTTATAATGTGAATGGCGATAATACTAATGCTAGATTTGTTGCAAATAACATTTCCCCAATAATATCATTCACTACCAAAGATGGTAAAGAACATACAGCAGACAATTTCAATTATTAAAGCAGGAGGAAATATTATGGCTCCTGGTTGGCTCTGTTACATTGCCTGCACATTTTAAGTTTGGTTCTGTGGGTTGTTGTGGATAACGAAATTCATATTATGAGTGACAATTATGGTTCGGCTGGATGGCCTCAATATCATTACAAACTGAATAATGATACATGGGTACAACTCTCCGATTTACCTTACGATTTTTCTTATGGTATGGCAACAGTGTAAGATAACTCTATTCATATTATGGATGGTGTAACAATGATACTAGTAATGCAATAATTTATATGGGTTGCGCTATAATTATGAAAGGTATATATCAACAGGAAAGAAATAATAACATTAATGTTTTGGAATATTATACTAGTAAGAGTACTACTCTTACTAGTATAATGATGTGTATTATTAACCACCAGGGGTGAATATATAATAAGAAATATTATGATATGATATTTAATAATTTAAATTAGATGGTGAGTGAACTTTACCATCGGTTGTGGTGAAAGATTTGATTGTATAACTTGACAAATTCCCATATTGGTCAACGACAGACAAATTATTATTAGTATGACCATTGCTAATGGTTGCATCTTTATCAAAATACACAGGTTCCAGCTGATTTCCTCCAAAATATACTCTATAATAATTACCTGACCATCCGATGTTATCAGTGTGAATTGTAATAGATGATATACGTGAGAAATCTATCTGATTAACACCATTATATTCTACCTTTGTATTTTTATATTCATCTTGAGTAACCGTCTTATACGCACTCGGATCATTAAAGAAAAGCATCAAAAGTAATTCTCCTTTTGTCAATGTAGATATAATATTTTTCCCGTTACTATATCCACTATTATAGCTACTACTACTAGTGTTTACTCTGCCATCAGCATAGTTGATACCATTATTATATCCAGTACTATAATTAATACTACTCTCATTTACTCTACTATCAGCATAACTAATACCACTATTATATCCACTCTGATAGTTGATAATTGTTTGTTCCGATATACCATGCACACTTTAGTAATAGTACAATCTATAGACAACCAATCCTTTTAGATAGGTAGGTGAAGGTATTGAAATCTAAGAAAATATATGTATTAGATACAAACATCCTGGTGAAAACGAACGGAGAAGCGATTATCGGATTTGAAGATAATATTGTAGTAATTTCTCATGTGGTATTAGAGGAATTGGATAATATTAAGAATAATCGATATAAGTCTAGTGAAACTCGTTATGGTGCTAGAATGGCTGATAAGTTCATTGATCGATTATGTGAAAATGGAAATCCGGAAAAAGGAATCAAGCTGGAGAACGGTGGTATATTCAAAGAAGATGTAGAAGCTGCGAATACAGATAATCTTCCAGTTGGATGGGACAAGACAAAGTATGATAATTGTATTATATCTGCTTGTCTGACAATGATCGAACAGAACCCACGTAAAAAAGTTATTATGATATCGAATGATACAAATGTACGTAATAAGTGTCGTTCTGTGGGTATTGAAGTTCAGGATTATCTAAATGATAGAATTGATACAGATATCATTTATACTGGTAGAGCAGAATATTATGCTCCATCAGATATGATTGCTGAATTCTATCAGAAAGGATGTTTAGATGGAGAGCGAATTGAGGGAGAGTTAATTGAAAATCAATATGTTGTATTATATGATGAAGCAACTGTTGGTCAACCATCTCAACGTTCTGCATTAGGTGTATATCGACATGGTGAGTTATTACTAATTGATACAAAAGTGAAGAAGGGTCATGGTATCGGTATACATCCACGTAATAATGGACAAAGATTTGCTCTAGATGCATTAATGGATGATAATAGACCTTTAGTTATATTGAAAGGTCCAGCTGGATGCGGTAAGACATATCTATCTATGGCTGTTGCTGTTAATGCTTTAGAGTGTGGTAAATATGATAAAGTAATTATCTCTAGATCTAATACGATTCCTGAGGGTGAAGAGTTAGGAGCACTCCCTGGAGATTTATACGAAAAGATGGATCCATTGGTAAAACCATTTATGGATAACTTATCGAAGTTATACAAAGGTGGTATGTCTGATGTTGAAGATCAGATGGGTCTTGGTAATATTGAGATTTGCCCAATGGCATATATACGAGGACGTTCCATTGACAATACATTAATTGTTGTTGATGAATGTCAGAATCTTACGTCATCTGCTATTAAGACATTAATTACTAGAGCTGGCGAGAATACAAAGGTTGTTATTCTAGGAGATCCAGATCAGATTGATTCTGTAAAATTAGACAGTAGAAATAATGGTCTTGTTTATTGTGCTGAGAAGATGAAGGGTCAAGAGATCTGTTCTCAAGTAACATTTATTGGTAGCGAGTGTGTTCGCAGTGAACTTAGTAAAGTTGCTGCTAGTATACTCTAAACAAAATCGTCTATAGAATTGTACAAACAGAATATTGGAGTAGAGGTTGTTAGCCTCTACTCCATATTTTACTCTTCGTCATCAGAATCATCCACATCATCTGGTAAATCAATAGGTGTATCTGATTCCCCATTATCGTCATCAATATCATCGGGCATATCTTCATCATCTCCACGAATGATTTGTTTATATGCTGTTTCTACATCTGATAAGAATGTCTCTATTGGCTTTGTTCCATTGATGTATAGTGTTACATCAATTCCCAATTGTTCAAGTAGAGCATTAATATTGATGATTGTTTGGTCTGTAGTAGATGTATAGTTCTCTAAGTAGTGTGTCGGATCCCTCTCCAGCATATCCATAGCATATACATACCGTTCATAATCAGAATCAAATTCTTCTAAAGCACCATCATCGTCATATACATCATCATCCTCAATATAATCCTCATCATCGAGAATATCCTGACTATCTTCTACAACACCAATAGAATTTGTAGATGGAGTCTTATCATTCTTCTTATTAGATGCCTCTTTTTTCTTCTTATCTTCAGCAAGTTTTTTCTTATACTTCTTCCAAGCTGCTTCTACATCTGATAAGAATTTCTTTTCATCTTTGTATTTCTTAGTAGTAATACCAAGTTTCTTCAACAATGTTACAACCATTTTGTATTTCTCATATGCAAGATGGTTTGCTCTAAGAAGAAGCCTCATATTATAATCTTTAGAAATTCTAATAATATCAGACGGATATGATCGTATAAATTTCATAGCTTCTTTATCTTGAGAAGATATAACAGCTGAACGTTTAGTACTAGTAGATGCTTTTGCACTAGACTTCTTAATAGTAGCAGTTTTAGAAGTAGCCTTAGACTTCTTAGTTGTATTCTTTGTAGTACTATTCTTCTTTGTAGATTTCGTAGTTGTACTAGAAGATTTCTTAGTACTCTTTTTCTTCTTAGCTTCTTTCATCTCTGCTTCTACATTATCTGGTACACGGCAAAGAGATATTGTACAAGCAATCGTAAACTCTCCAGCATCTAATTTGTATACTTCTTTCTTAGATAGTAATACATAATTACCATTGAACTTTTCATTACCAACAAAGTTACGAATGGTAATGGATCGATTAGGTGTAAATATTGCTGTGTCTATATTACGTTTTATTAATTGTATCAATACATTATTCGATTCAATATCATTACGTACAACTTTTGCATTATTACCACGAACGTATGTAACCTTAGTATCACTATCTTCGGACGTGTTTCCATCAATACCAGTACTCAATGTACCAGATGTATCATCATCTACAGCAACAATATTTGTTGTAACTTTTTCTGTAGAATTGTTTTCAATAATAGATACATCAGAAGAGTTGACATATACAACATAAGATCCATTGGCTTCTGTAAAACCTTCTTTATACGCATCTGTATCAGTAATATCTTTGACATCAATAATCACATTCTGTGGTGTACCCTTTGCTACCTGTACAGCTTTACCATCTTTTGATAACAGATATGATCGATCAAAATCCATAAAATAACGGAATTGTGTATCATAGAATGGATCTTTCTTAAACAATGAATTGATCATCTGGTAACGTGTTGTAACCGGAGATACATAGTAGCTACTGTAGTTTGTATTATACTTTGGAGTCTCAACAATTGTTTCTGTACCTTCCAGTGCAATTGCTAACAATGTTGATGTATCAATATTATTGTAAATACCATTGAAGTTTT